GGGCCGCGGATTACTCCGCGACCTCTTCATTAATCCATCCATGAAATCCGCACTCAGTCAGCGCTTTCTCGGCCTTCTCTTTCGTGGTGTAAAGTCCCCACAGCATCGCCTGATTTTCGCTCACCTCAGGGTTGAAATACCAGACCAGATAAACCTTCATCATCGTTTCGTCCTCCTTCATTTGATGGCTTAATTATAACATACGTTTCGGGATTTGTCAATAGGTTTTTGAAAAAAAGAAGAGGATTTTTATTCCTCTTCTTCATCGGCCATAACCTCTTTGATGCCCCAGTCCATCGCCACATGATAGACCATCTCGAAATAATTTTTGTTAGCTCTTGCTTCTTCGTATTTGGCGTTGATCTTTTCCGCATACTTGATGGCTTTTTCTTTGGTGGTGAAATACTTGGTTTCAGTGTGGTCATTCTCAAAGCGGTTCATCACAGCCACGGTGTAGATCTTCGTCATTGTAGTTTCCTTTCTGGTGTTGGGGATTTTCCTTTCCCTTTTGTGTCTCTATTATAACACGGTCTGGTGGGTTTGTCAATCCTTTTTTGAAAAAATTTTCAAGAAATTTTTTCGATAACAAGCCATGCACTATCAATTTCGTATGCGTCAGTTGCTTTTGATTTGATAGCTTTTCCCCATCCCATTCTGATGCAATGGTCGGCCGAAGAATAACTATCAAAAGTTCCTTTCCATTCACCAAACTTAGTTGAAAGATCAGGCGTGTCACAAAAAGCAATTTTGTATCCCTCTTCCTTTTTGTTTTCTTTCTTCCAAAACTTCATTGCCTTGCCCTCCCTCATTTGATAGTTTAATTATAGCACACGTTTGATTATTTGTCAAGCACTATTTTCAAATTATTTTCTTCGTGCCATTGATGGTCAAACATGTTCATTTCAACAAAACTAAAATGTTCTTCGGCCATCGAGTGCGGATATTTCTTTTTCATTTCTTCGAACCACTTTTTTAGCTCCTGCTCAGTGTAAGTGATTTCTTTCTTCATTGTTGTGGCTCCCTTCATTTGATGTTTTTATTATAGCACGGGTTTTAGGATTTGTCAATACTTTTTATTCGATTTCATCATTATCTTTTTCTTCGCGTGCAGTGTCTTCACCTGCCCACAACATCACGCGCCCATCTTCCACTTCGGCACCGCCGACAATGCAATACTCAGGATATTGGCCCCAACCTTCGTTTTGTTCATAAGTATCAGGGAAGCACACTTTCATTTCAGGATCCATCTTTGCCAGCTTCTTCATCAGTTCCTTAACAGTCATCTGCATGACCTCCTTCATTTGATGGCTCAATTATAACATACGCGCGGTTATTTGTCAATACTTTTTTTGTTCTTCTTTGTTTAATTTGTCAGCGATTTCTATGACGTTTCTTCTGTACAATCTATCATTAACAATCCATTTACATTCTTTTTTATCCCACACTCCCCAAGTGTAGAATGTATTCCAGAGATACTGCCGAGTTACGTACCGCTTTGCCATCGTTTCGCCTCCCTGTCTTTTGATGTCTCTATTATAGCACCGTTGGTTCTATTTGTCAAGGGTTATTTGTAAATTATTTTATAACCCTTGCGCGAAAAATGCACCATGTAATCTTTCACTACCTGCGTGGTCTCTCCATCTTCATCAGTATAAACGATAATAGTTGTGCCCTTGACCTTGACCTCATAGCGCTCTTCCAGAATCATCAGGTGCTGTTCTGCGGTCATCTCTCTGCTGTGCTTCATCATGGTGTCGTCCTCCCTCTCTTTGATGGCTTAATTATATCACGTTTGGCTGTTGTTGTCAAGCACTTTTTAAAACTTTTTTAGCAATAAATCAAACTCATGTTAGACCATTTAAGCACAGAGATTTGATTGTGTGCCTTGCCCACTGTGAGCGCTTCGCGCTTGGTGCTTACTCTGTGGCTCTTGTCAATGTAATACACACCATCAGAGAACCACACGCCACAGTTTCCGCCGTACTGCTTAACCGCTTTGATAGCCTGCTCTGCTGTGGTGCATTCCATGCCTTCTGTTGCTACCTGATAACCTGTTTTGTATGTGATAGCCTTACCTGCTTTGAGTGTCAGCCCATCGTTGTTGCTCAGCTTGCGGATAGTGCGGATGTTAATCATCATCGTGTCCTCCCTTGCTTTGTTGTACTTATTATAGCATACCGTGCCGAGCTTGTCAATAGTTTTAGGAAAATTTTTTGCAATTTTTTTTCTGCACTTTTTGGCGCGTGAATTGTGCTGGGTATAGTTGTGCGCGAATTCGGCGCGCAAACGTTCGTGCGCGCGCCGGCGAAAGGAAAAAGGCTGGCCTTTCGGTCAGCCCGCAGTTGTGACACCATACTCGCTGTTGTTCTCCCAGATGGCGATGACCTCGCCAGTCTGGCAGTTCGTTATCTGTGCGTAGCACCAGCTGTCGTCCTCCATGTAGATGCCCAATGCGCTCATCAGGTTCGGCAGTTTGGCAGTTTCTTTCTTCATCGCTCCATCGTCATAGGTGAGAACCAGTTCGTACATCATTGTCTTAGTCTCCTCTCTCTTGATGGTCTTATTATAACACACAACGTTCTTTTTGTCAATACTTTTTTTACGCTATTCCTAAAATTTCTGCAATGACTATCGCTGGAATGGCAAGGACAAACGCCGCAATCAACACACGCATCGGCTTGCCATTGTCATAATCTTTTGATGCAAAGTATAATCCAAAGGGTGATACCGCAAAGACTTCAAAAGCGATGATAGCGACGAAGATGATTGTCAAGATGTTAGTCATTTGTTTGTCCTCCCTGTTTCCTTTTTACATGCTCATTATAACACGGGTTTCGGGATTTGTCAATAGGTTTTTTTAATTTTTTTTATTTATTGCCAGGTTTCTGTACCTTATAAACACACTTTTCGGCTTTGCCATTGACATACTTGACAAGTTCAACAATGGTATTTGGTGCGCTTTCAGCACAATACCGACGCAGGAAGGGCTTAACAGTTGGAAGCTGTTCGGGCTTGAAGATGCGGACACAGGAGCGATGATTGTATTCGGTAGCGAACATGCGATAAACTGTCATTGTAATGTCCTCCTCTTAACTGTTTCCGGTAAGCACTTCCCTTACCTTGATTAAAGTATATCACAAATGAATATTAATGTCAATACTTTTTTAAAAATTTTTTTATTATACTTCGTTCCATCCTCCACAATAGTGCATCTTGACCACTTCATCATCATACACTAAGTCTGTGCCCATACTGTCCATGACCATGCCTACCAAGTCGCCCAGTATGTAGTCTTCTACACCTTGCACGCTCCACAGATGGCCTATTGAGTCTTCCACTGTTAGGGTATCTGTTGCGCGGTCTATCTCAACCACATAAGCCACATTGGGGTAAAGCCGATTTACCATGTCTCTTTTCTGGATTGACATGCCCACACCCAGGCTCACAATAACAGTGATGATAACTAATGTAATAATGCACGCGATGGACCACCAGTCGTTGTTCTTCATAGCGGTTAGCTCCTTTCTCTTGATGTACTTATTATAGCACACCAATTTACTATTGTCAATACTTTTTTTAAAAATTTTTCTGGGGTATCATAATTTTTTTTATATACAAAATAAATGTATAAGTATGCACTACTTATACATTTTCTCGGGGTCAAAGTTTCGGGCACCGTCGCTATTTACCAGAAAGGCGACAATAGACAATTAATTTTTTGTGGGGTAAAAATACAGGCAAACTCGGCGCGCCATGGCCGCTGGCGCGCCGGCGTGAGAATGAAATGGGGGGCGTATGTTTCAGGAATTAATTGGTTTTAAAGTGAAAAATTTTTTTTGCCTGGAACCTCTTACCACCCCATATTTTTGGGAAAACAATAGAAAAAGCATTCCTTATAATTCAATAGTATTCCTATCATCCTCATCTTCTTCATCATCATCGTCTGTGTTCCAAGTATATACAACCAAACGAGCAGGATAATCTAATAACATTTTCCACGCAGTCAATCGGCCAATGCGGTGTTCATTTTTATCCTTGTCGCACCATGTCCAGCCTATATATTTTTGATGCCATACAACATTCACTTCATTCATATCCGGTATAGGAATTGTATTATACCAAATCGGCAGTAACAGCGCGACAATTATTACAAATAACCAAACCAATGCTATCATCTCCTTTATATTATTTTAACATATTTTTTTTGTTCTGTCAATACTGGACTTGACTTTACAAAAAATTTTTGCTATAATGTAGCTATGAAAGGAGTTTGATAGGATGGCAACAAAATTAGACTATACTATTGAAGCTCCAGAAGAGCGTTTAAAATTAGTTGAATAGATACTCTCCGAAGTGGAAGACCCAACTCCGCAGTATCTTGAAGCATTGGCCGATTACCTAGTTCTCTGTATGGAAAAAGAAGAACGCAAATAGCGCCGCCTCCTCACCGAGAACCGCATGGCAACTATAACTAAACGCGAAACCTCATTTGAGGGGTTGGTCGGGCAATTTGAGAACGGCGAAGATGGTGTATATAATTTATTAGTAGAAAATAATAAAAATGTAATTTTTCAACCAAAAGTAATGATAACTCAGGAAGACGTAGATACAATACCGTTCTTGCGCGAACTTAGAGAAGGAATAAAGCGCTGGGAAGCCAAGTAGAAAGTCGCAACTGGGCGTGACGCTTACATCATTAAGCGCACATTGATCGAGATGCGGAAAGATTAGTATTTAATCAAAAACGCATACAAGACGCCCATTAAATTTACGAATGTGAATAGTGGCACTCGGTTCCCAATTACGCTGCCCTTTGATGAGTGGATTGACCCTTAGACAAAAGGGGTGCGCTGGAGCGGTATTTCTTTATGTGACTACAAAGTTATTTCCGCAATTATGTGCAACTATCACAAAATTAAAGATAAAGTTTGGGATCATATGCAAACTGACCTGTGGGCGACCATCTAGGATTTCGACCGCTATTATGCGGCGGCTCTTGATAAATTTCCTATGTATCGCCGCATCGCTGAATGTAAAATGTCTTACTTCTCCAATGAAGAAATTAAGGCGCAACTAGAAAAAGAATTCGGCACCACCCACTCAGTTGAATATATCTCGTCTTTATGGCGCAATAAAATCCCTAAACTCATCGCGCAATACGCCCAAGATGAATTTTTGATGTGGCACTATACGTTCGTGGAAAAGGGCAAGTGGAAGCGGTGTAGTCGCTGTGGGCAAATTAAGTTAGCACATCAACGTTATTTTTCGGTAAATAACACTTCAAAAGATGGATGGTATTCTATCTGCAAGGAGTGCCGCAACGCTAAGAACCGAAAGAAGGCGACTTAATTATGGCAGATTATTATTGCAAAACGTGCGGCCGCACCATGGACGGCAATTAGTTTTATCAATCATACCGTTTAGATAAATACCCGAAAGATGGTAAGCTTTTTGAGTGTAAAAAGTGTATTACACGACATGTTGATAACTGGGATCCATAGACTTACTTATGGATATTAGAAGAATGCGACGTTCCATATATCCCGCAAGAGTGGAACTCACTACTAGAAAAATATGGCAAAGACCGCAATAAAGTAACCGGTGTTACAATTTTGGGCCGTTATTTGTCCAAGATGAAACTCAAACAATTTAAGGATTATCGTTGGGCGGATACTGAGAGGATTTAGGCCGAACTGGAATAGCAAAAAATTGCGGCCATGAAAGAATAGGGCTATGATGGATTACAAATCGACGATGAACTTAAAAAAGATTTTAAGCCTGAGAAGCCTGAGTGGGCCAACCCGTAGGCGAAACAAGAAGAAGCTGCGCCAGCCCCAATTGATTTATTAACACCAGATGATTTTTAGGATGATTTAACAGAAGAAGATAAGAAATATCTATCTATTAAATGGGGTAAAACATATCGACCACATGAGTGGGTGTAGTTAGAACAATTCTACTCTGATATGATGGAAGCGTTCGACATTTAGACACCAGCGCACATCGACCAATTAAAGTTTATTTGTAAAACCTCTCTTAAAGGGCATCAGCTTTTGGACTTAGGCGATGTTGAAGGCTTCCAAAAGCTAATGCGCACCTACGACATGTTAATGAAATCCGCTAAATTTACTGCTGCGCAAAATAAAAATGAAAATGGCGAGTATGTAAATGCGGTCGGTGAGCTTGTGCGTATTTGCGAGCAGGAAGGTTTTATTCCAAAATATTATGTTGATAGTCCAAAAGACCACGTTGATGAAACATTAAAGGACATGCAAAAATATACAGATACCTTGGTGCGCGAAGAGATGCACTTAGGCGACCGTATTGAGCAGGCTATTATTGAAATTTAGAAATCTAATGCTAATGAAGCCGACTTAACGACTGATGATGATGACGATGAAGAACTTGATATTGAAGATTTGGAAGAATTAAAGGACGAAGATTTTGAAAATCACTTCGACTTCCTTGAAGAACAAGAGGAAGAGGATGCAGAGTGGATGCAATCTCTTACAGATGAATAAGAGGTGGTCTAATGGCATTAAGTGATTTACTCAATTTGCGCAATGATTTAAATAAAATAGGATTATCTGAGGAGCGCGTAAGGGCTATTATACCCATCGCGCGCCAATATGTTGCTTTTTGGCGTGAATACCCAGATTTATTTGTAGATTTTATGCTACAATTTGGTAATCCTAATAATTTTTAGTTATTTTATTACCAAAGAGTGTTCATGCGTGCGGCGATGCGTAAAAAATACGTGTATGCAGTATTCCCTCGTGCTTATTCTAAATCATTCTTAGCCGTTATGATACTTATTATTCGTTGTATCTTGTACCCAGGTGCGCATTTATTCGTTACCTCTGGCGGTAAAGAGCAGGCCAGCGGCATTATGAAAGAAAAAGTTTCTGAAATTTGTACATTAATACCAGCTTTCGCGCACGAAATTGATTTCCGCCGAGGAAAAACAATGGAAGGCAAAGACTACTGTAAATACGTTTTTTACAATGGCTCTTGGTTTGACAATATTGCGGCAAGAGATACCTCGCGTGGTAAGCGTCGTCATGCCGGTGTTGTTGAAGAGTGCGTTGGTGTTGATGGTACAATCTTAAACGAAGTTATAATTCCTACAATGAACGTTGCGCGACGTTGCGCTAGCGGCGAGGTGCGCGAAGAGGAAACTTTAAATAAATCACAATTATATATTACAACAGCAGGATGGAAGAATACATTTGCTTACGATAAGTTGATGACGCTATTGGTACAATAGATTATCGACCCAGATAAAGCATTTATTATGGGCGGAACCTGGCGCATCCCAGTTATCATGGGCTTGCTTTCTAAGTCATTTATTAAAGACTTAAAAATGGATGGTACATTTAATGAGTCATCTTTTGATAGAGAGTATGAGTCTAAATGGTCTGGCACAGTTGAAGATGCTTTCTTCAATAGCGAACAATTTGAACGTAATCGTAAATTAAATTAGCCAGAGTATGAGTATTCTGGACGTTCTCGTAGTACAGCATATTATGTACTCTCTGTTGATGTTGGCCGCAAAGGTTGTGATTCTGTTGTTTGTGTATTTAAAGTAACGCCGCAAAGTGCTGGCGCATCTATTAAAACATTAGTAAATATTTTTACAATGTCAGATGAACACTTTGAAGATTAGGCAATTTATTTAAAGAAATTATATTATAAATTTAAAGCTAAGCGTATAGTAATTGATGCTAACGGTTTGGGTATTGGTCTAGTCGATTATATGATTAAAGGTCAAGTAGATCCAGACACAAATGATACATACCCAGATTTTGGTGTTTATAATGATGAAGATAATTATTATAAAAAGTATCAAACTAATAATTGCGAGTATGATGCACTTTATTTAATTAAAGCAAATGCGCCTATTAACACTGAGGCTCACGCAAATGCACAAACTCAGTTATCATCAGGGCGTGTAAAAATGTTAATTAGTGAGCGAGCTGCTAAAAATAAATTAATGGGAACAAAACGCGGACAAGAGATGAAACCCGAAGAAAGGGCAGAATATCTTAAACCATTTACTTTGACTTCCATATTGAAAGAAGAAATGATGAATTTGCGCGAAGAAAATGAAGGTGTTAATATCATTTTAAAGCGTGCAAATAATACTATCCGCAAGGATAAGTTTTCAGCATTTGAATACGGATTATACTACATTAAGTAGGAAGAGGATAGTAAAAAACGTAAGCGTGGGCGACTTAGTGATATGATGTTTTTTACTGAGGGGAGTTAAAGATATGAATGCAAGTAGAGGAGAAATTACTATCCGCGAAATCCTAGAAGCAGCTGATGCTAATTTTACTATGGAGCAGCAATTTGCAGGATTAGTAAGTACAAGTGGAAGACCATTAAAATTTGATTTTTGTGTATTTGATGATGATGGAGAAATAGATTTTTTAATAGAGTATCAAGGAAAATAGCATTATTAGCCTTCTGCCAAATATGGTGGTAAAAAAGGATTTTTCCAACAGTAGTATAATGATAATTTAAAACGACGTTTTTGTGCTTTGAATGGATATAAATTAATAGAAATTCCTTATACAGAAGAACATTTGTTAAGTTATGATTATATTATGAAAAAAGCTGGATACTAAGGAGGTGAGATGATTGCCAAGAAATTAGGATGAAATTAAAGCCAAAGGATTTTCTATGTCTGAGCCAGTTGTCGCACCTCATTATGACAGTATAGACTTCCGTAAAATTAAAGTCGGCTTACAAAATTTGGAAGATGCTATATTGGACCTTGGCTCATTAAAGAAAAACAATCGTACTTATGCAGATAAGAATTTTATTTTAAAAGCACTCGCGCAAAAAGATTATGCAACTCAACGTTTAGTATCACAATATTTCTATGATATATCTGGTATTTATGAACGTTTATGTAAATACTTCGCCTTCCTTTATCGTTATGATTATTATGTTACGCCATATATTATCGAAGATGATAAATTAAAAGAAGATAAAGTGCTGACAGAATTTGCGCGAATACTTACTTATTTAGATAATTCTAATCTCAAAAAAGTATTTGGCGATATTGCATTAAAGGTTATTCGAGATGGTTGTTATTATGGTTATTGGGTTGATACCAAAGACTGTATGACAATTCAAGAGCTACCAACTGATTATTGCCGCAGTCGCTATTTTAAAGCTGGGATGCCGGCTATTGAATTTAATATGCGCTTCTTTGATGATAAATTTCCTGATGCGGTTTATCGTATGAAGATTTTGAAAATGTTCCCAGAAGATTTCCAAGAAGGATATTTATTATATAAGCGGCATAAGCTAATGGGCGATGGCATTGGTGATAGTGAAGGTTGGTATTTGTTGGATACAGCTGCCGCGTTTAAATTTAATTTAAATGGGTCGGATATGCCAATTTTGGTTAATTCTATTCCTACATTAATTGATTTAGACTAGGCGCAGGATTTAGACCGTCGTAAGACCATGCAATAGTTATTAAAAGTATTGATTTAGAAATTGCCTCTTGATAAAAATGGTGATTTAATATTCGACGTTGATGAAGCACGTGATATTCATAATAATGCAGTTAGTATGTTAAAACGTGCGGTCGGTGTTGATGTATTAACTACCTTTGCGGACGTTGATGTTGCAGATATGGCTGACTCAAATAGCACTGCTGCCGCGGCGGATGGTTTGGAGAAGATTGAGAGACAAGTCTATAATGAATTTGGTGTTTCACAAAATTTATTCAATAGTGATGGAAACATCGCTTTGCAATCATCTATTTTAAACGATGAAGCCACTATGCGTAACTTATTGTTACAGTATGAAGCCTTCCTTAATAAAATGATAACTAAAAAGTGTCCCCCAAATAAACGGTATAGTTTCCGCAGCTATATGTTAGAAACTACCATTTATAATTACCAAGAAGTTGCGAAATTCTATAAAGAATTAGTGCAGATTGGTTATTCTAAAATGTTACCTCTTGTTGCTATGGGACAACGGCAGAGTTCTATTTTAGCTACTGCTCATTTCGAGAATGAGATACTTCATTTGTCTGATATTATGATACCGCCAATGATGTCTTCTACTATGTCTGGTAAAGCAGTTGGTTCTAGTGGTAAAACTGCGGGCGAAGTAAGTTAGAGTAAAACGGCCAAATCTGATAGTAATACAGGTGGGCGACCAGAAAAAGCTGATAGTGAAAAATCAGATAAAACTATCGCTAATAAGAATTCACAAGGTTAAGGAGGGAGTAAAATGGCTCGTCATATAAGCATACCGCGGGAAAATACAATTTCATTATTGAATTTTACTCCCGTTAATCCTTTAATTTCACATTGTGAAATTAAAGTATGTTATGTGGGTGATGAACCTAACCGCAATGGTAGTGTTATCACCAAGGCTGTTGCGACTGAAATGGCTAAGTCTTTGCCGGGCTGCCCAATCGTTGGTTTTTATAATGAAAACAAAGATGATTTTGAGCAGCATAATAAGAACTTAGAAATTCGTGGCGATGGCATAAGAATTGTTGATACTACACGTCCTTATGGATTTGTAGATATGAACGCAAAAGTATGGTTTCAAACATTCACTGATGATGGCGTAGATCATGAGTATCTAATGACCGAAGGGTGGATTTGGACTGGGGCATATCCAGAATCTAAGCGTATTTTAACAAATGGGAATAATCAATCAATGGAGTTAGATGAAAGTCTTACTAACGGAGATTGGTCATTTGACGATAATGGATGGCCTGAATTTTTTATAATCAATGAGGCAGTAATTTCCAAACTTTGCATTCTCGGTGAGGATTGCGAACCTTGCTTTGAAGGCGCCGGAATTGCTGCAACATTCTCCCTAGATGATGACTTTAAGCAGACAATGTATGCTATGGTCGGGGAAATTAAAGCAATGCTGGAAAAAGGAGGAAATGCTCACATGGACAATGAGAATGAAAAATTAAATCCTCCTGTTGAAGAGAACCTCCCCTTGGACGATGATACTGAATTTAAGAAGAAGCCCAAGGACGAGGAAGAAAACGAGGACAAGCCAGAAGATAAAGGCGAAGATCCTTCTGATGAAAAGAAGAAGGAAGAAGACAAGCCCGCATCTGATAAAGGCGATGGTGAGGATGACAAGTCTGAACCAGAAGATGATGAAGACGAAGATAAAAAGAAGAAAAAGACCAAGCATTCTCTTTCTGATGAAGAGATTACTGAGTCTGAACTTTACAAGGATCTTCAATCACAGTTCGCTTCTCTTCAAGAGCAGGTAAATTCTCTTACTGCTGAACTTGAGCCATTGCGCAAGTTCAAGGCTGATGCCGATCGCAAGGCTAAGCAAGACATGATTGATAGTTTCTATATGCTTACAGATGCCGATAAGGCTGATGTAGTTTCAAAGATTGATGAATATTCTTTGGACGATATTGAAGCTAAATTATGTATTCTTTGTGTTCGTAACAAGGTAAGTTTCGACCTTGATACTGAAAAGAAGCCTGAAAAAGACTTCACTTTCAATTTAGATGAAACGGGCGAGTCAGATAACGCTCCTGCCTGGATTAAGGCCGTGCGCGAAACCGCCAAAAATATGTAATAAATAAAGGAGGAAGCTACAATGGCTTTTAAAAGACTTTCACCGGTAGCCACTTATGTAACTTATGGCTTCGGTCAGGTTGAACCTAACCATTTGTCTGCACAGCGCACTGGCGAGATTTATGCACAGTTGCCAGCAGCTAAGAATATTAAGATTCTTGAGAATGGTCAGTTTGCAAAGTATGACTATGCTAATAATGTAGTCAATTTTACCGGCAAGGGCGAGTGGATGTTAGTTTATAACGAAGTAAAGGTTTATGCCAAGGGCGAAACCGATCAGGACTTCGCAATGATCCGTCGTGACTATACCGGCTCTGTTTATAGCCCAGTTGGTGTAACCGGTGCTAATAATGTTGATCTTAATCCTTTGATGAAGACTATTGGTGCTAATAGTGAGATTTATCCAGATGGACATACCGAAACCTATCCTGGTGAAGATTTTGGTCGTAATCATTTTGCTATTGGTAACAAGTATGAAGTTGAAGTATTAAATCAGCCACAGCTCTTTACTGATACCCAGGGTATTATGGTACCTCGTCTCTTTAAGACTCATGAGGGTGATATTTTTACTACTAACTGCATTAAAGCAGATCCAGGTTCTTTAGCTCGTGGTGATCTTTTGGCCCCAGGCGAAGATGGTTATCTTGTTAAGGTTACCGCTCCTAGTGGTGAAAATGCTCCTGCTCTTCCTGCTGGTATGGTATGGCAGGTAGTTAAGGTTTATAATCTTGGCGATATGCAACCAGCTGTTAAAATTATGAGACTTCAGTAATAGGAAAGGAGAGATTGACAATGTTGGATAAGAAAGAACTTCTTCAATTGATGAAGGCAACAGCTAAGGCCGATCGCTCTGCTCCTGTTGCATATTCATTTAATGGTGAGAATCTCACCTATGATGCACTCAATGAGACCCTTCGTAAAGAACTCAATGAGTATGCAGGCACTTTTGCTCTTTATCGTGAAAATAAGAATACTATCTTTGAATTAATCGAACAGACCATGGATGATGTTCTTCCTCGTAAAGTTGAGCAGGAATATGGCAAGTTTGCCGAAGTAAAGACCATGGCTCAGGGTGACAAGGCTATCTTTATGCGTTGGCATGATCGTCAGCGTGCAAAGCAGTTCATCACCAAGGTCGGTTTGGCTGGTATTTACGAAGTATTTAAGCTTGGTAAAGATACGCCTATCGAAGTACAGACCAGTGCTATCGGCGGTGCCGCTCAGATTGGTTTGGAAGAGTTCCTTGATGGTCGTGCTGATTTTGCTGAGGTAACTCGTATTGTTATGGAAGGTCTTGACGAACTCATTTATTGGGAAATCGGTCAGGCTTTGAAGACTGGTTTGAATCAGCTTCCAGCTCTTAATACTGCTGAAGTTACTGGTTGGGATGAAGCAGCATTTGATCGTTTAATTTCTATCGCTGCAGCTTATGGTACTCCTACCATTTATTGCACTGAAGAATTTGCTTCTAAGATTCGTCCTGCTAATGCTGCTATGTATTCTGACAATATGAAGGATACTATTTGGAATAATGGTCGTTTTGCTTCTTATAAGAATCATCCTATTACTATTCTTCCACAGGGCTTCACTGATGCAACTCATCAGACAAAGGTTATTGACCCAGGTTATTGCTATATTCTTCCAGGTGCTGTAAAGCCTGCCAAGGTTGTTATGGAAGGTAGCACTATTGTTGATGAATATGTCAATAAGGATCGCAGCCGTGAAATTCAGGTCTATAAGAAAGTAGGCGTTGGTGTTGTTATGACTCCAGACATCTGCGTATATATCGACGATGCTCTTAAAGGTCAATTGAATGTTACACGTTCTGCAAATGAAACGGGCGATTAATAATCATATATAAGGGCCGCCGCCAGTGCGGCGGTCCTAATTTAAGAGAAAAAGGAGTAAAAAAATATGGCAGACAATAAAATTAAAGTGCGTAATCGCAGTAGTAGAATGCTTATTTATACGATTCCAGATATGGGCATTCGCCGCGAATGGTAGCCTGGCGAAGTAAAAAATCTTACTCGTGAAGAGTTGGATGCTTTAAGTTTTGTTCCAGGTGGTACTGTAATGCTTCGTGATAGTCTATTTATTGAAGATACAGAAGTAGTGAAGGAAATGCCTATTCGGATTGAACCTGAATATTATTTGGATGAAAAAGGCGTTATTGATTTAATTCAAAATGGTAGCGTTGAAGCATTCCTTGATTGCCTTGATTTTGCGCCTGATGGTGTAATAGATTTAATCAAGAAATATTCTTATGAATTGCCTTGCAATGATGCGCGTAAGCGCGAAGCTCTTAAAGCAAAGACTGGTTTTGATATAACGCTTGCTTTGCAGCATAAGGCAGAAGTTGAAGCTGCGCAGGCTGAAGAAGCAAATACTACTGATAGTGGTATGGAAGTAAAGGCTGCACCTACCCGTAGAGTATAGGCCGAAACTAAAACTAGTGGTCGCCGCACTACTCCTCAGTATAAAGTAGTGCAGAAAGAAGAGGCAAAGGGGGAGTAATATGACATCATTTGAAACTATTTATAATGCCTTCCTTGGTAAAATTACAGATGATTAGTATTTGGAATTGACTGAGGAAGATACTATTCGTGATTGTAAATAGATTCTATTAGATGCCATATCCTACTTTGAATTTCCAAGATTTGCTCTATATGATTATGACGCAGATCAAGAGCAATACAATGTTGATTTAACCAGAGAAGAAATTAATATTTTCGCTATTTTAATGAAAGTCGTATGGTTGGACCGACAGATTTCTTCTATTGAAAATACACGCATGAAATATAGCGGTTCAGATTTTAAATTTACTTCGCAAGCTAATCATCTTGCGAAGCTTTTAAATTTAAAGACTGAGGTGTGGCGCGAGAATATTCACGCACAACGTTTATATAAGCGGCGTAAAATTGTACCAGAAACTGGACATGTTATGTCTAATTGGCATATGCTTAATGATAGTGCTATTCCAAAGCAAGAAGAAGCTGCATTAGCTGGTACTGTTAAGATTATTCATGAAGGATCTGGCGACGCAGATAGCGATAATGGTATTGATTATGGCAAGTGGGAAGCAATCAGAAACAACTGAGTTCAAATTTGAACCAGGTGTTGTAGTGACCGATTTGCGTCGTCTGGTCAATCAGATTTGGAAATTATTGCCGATGCGTGAAAATCAAGAGGATTGGCAAGGATAGATTAAAACTGTATTACTTGAACTTCGTGGGTTAGACAAAATATTTGGCGGTGAATTAGACTTTTTAGTATTTGTTACTGAATTGTATGGTCTGCTTGACGAAGCCGATTTTATGATATATCGCAAAACAGTTTTTAGTGCAATTTCACTATTAACTGATTTAGCGAATTAGTTAGATGGACGCACTAGATAATTTGCGCGCTCGCGCACGTGCCGCGGTTAATGACCGCCAACATGACCGCATGGTTCGAGATAAAAGACGTTCATTCCATCGTGCGCTTCTTTATTCTTATCAACATGCTTGGATTAAAAAAGATGAAGAAGACAGTGAATGGGTATTAGCATTAATTAATCCTGATAAAGTAAAATTTGACTATGATGAAAAGATTATCTCTGTTGATTGGCGATATGATTTTAAGCCAGGAGATAGTTTTGAATGGCCAAAAGAGTCTGGTATTCATTGGCTAATACTCAAACAAGAATTAACTGAATTGGCATATTTTAGAGGAAATTGCCGCAGAGCCTAGTGGGTTGAAGTTACTGATCCAGAAACTAAAGAAAAATTTGGTTTATGGATGGCTGTGCGCGGGCCTGTTGAAACTAAAATTAATACAATTCAAAAGCACGGTATTGCTGCTGATGTACCTAATTTAACTCTTGACATATATGTAAAACGCACTGAGGAAACAATACGTGCGCTAGAACGTTATCAACGCTTTGAATTTGAAGGTAGATATTGGAAAGTTCAGGCTCCTGACAGTATTAGTACACCCGGTATTTTAGAAATAGTCGCAGAAGAAGATTATGAATGTCATGGAGATGAATATATAATTGAGCCTACCGATCCTAATCCTCCTAAGCAGAATATATTTGATGTTTCTATTGATGGTGAAGTATTTATTAAGCCAAGATAGGAAGTTAAATATAATGTAAATCGTCGTATTCGCGGTGACTGGTCAGTAGTATCAACATCTTAGAATAAAGATATTGATGATGTAGTTGAATGGCGAGTAGATGAACAAGATAATGGTTTAATTGTAAAATGGTTGCCAATGGTTAGTGGTGAATTTGAAATTGTATTTCATAATGATATGCTAATTGAAGATTTACATAAAACTATTGTTGTTGAATCATTGTTTTAATTAAAGGAGGAGTTAATATGATTGTTGGGCAAGATTATTTTCCTAAATCAAGTTTCTTGGCGGTCGATAAAGATTTGGCGTTGATTATTCAAAAAATGATGGAAGATCAACGTTTAATGAAATTACTTTATTATACTGAAAAAGATTGTTTAAAAGCAAATGATTTAACACAAGAACAAAAATATTCTATGATTCATAAGTAGATACGTATAGTTCCTTAGCTAGAAGTTTCTACTGAGTGTCCTAATTACGTATTAATTTCAATGGATAATTTTTAGCCAAATAAAAAGAATCCAGTGTATCGAGATTGTATTATTGAATTTGACATTCTTTGTCATCCTGATCATTGGAATTTAGGCAATTTTTAGTTACGTCCTTATAAGATTGCTGGTGAAATTGATAGTCTTTTCAATAAGAAAAAATTAACTGGAATTGGGGAAACTCAATTCTTAACTGGGCGCAATCTTTTACTTAATGATTAGTTGATGGGTTTATGTTTAACTTATGAAGCTATTCACGGAGAAGAAGATTAGCGGAACCCATTATTATGAATTCATTAGCTTTAATGGCTGGGACTAATATCCCAGTAGTTGAGTTATAGACTACAATCCACTAGCCTAAAATCGCGGAAATTGCATTAATTGGTGAAGAAGAATATTTTTTAGCCTTATAGTTAGTGTGTTTTAATCGAAAAGTGCTTTTAGCATCTTAGACAGGATAGGGCGCTTCTAGTTTAGCCGCCCTTAATAATTTTTAGATATTTATGACATTAGTAGCTAACCCGAATATTTAGGATTCGGGGAAGCGGAAAAATACCATCGAACAACTGTTTATGTTGTTTTTCCCAGGATATACTGCATAGTTTTTACCTATGGGAGTTTTTTTTAATAACGCTACGACAAAACATTCTTTTACTCTTGATGAAAATAATTTTGATACTGTGCAAGCAATTCTAACAGAAGTGTGTGGATTAAATAATGCGACTGGTGGTTAGAACTCAAATTATAATCCAAAAGGTAATAAAGCTGCTGCAATTGCGGCGAAATTAATGAAGGGTCGTAGTGAAGCTGCTCGGCGTAGAGGCTCGGGTGGTAATGATGGTGTTTTATCTAGATATGTTTCTATTCTCACCATTGCTCTGGAATCCATGAGTCTGGATGATTGCCTTAATCTTACGGTCTATCAGCTCTATGATTTGATTGAGAGATACGGCTTATATGTCGGGTGGGATTTAGATATAAGATCACGTTTGGCTGGCGGAAAACCCGACAGTAAACCAGACGATTGGATGAAAAGTTTACATTAATTAAGGAGGAAACGCATATGAGATTTGGCGTACGCGAAATTTGCGATGTTGTACTTCGTCGTAAGGCAGCAGGTTTCTTCGGTAAGTTGTATCTTGACAAGGATATGCCTGTGTTATATTTTGAAACATTGAAGACTTCTTCTTTGGAAGGCCAGAGCACAACTGTTTATGCTCAGGGCGGTAAAGGTAATCCTCGCTTGGTAGCTTGGGAAGGCGACCGTACTGTAACATTTACAATGGAAGATGCTTTGATTAGTCCAGAAAGCTTCTCAATTCTTTCTGGTGCTGGTTTCATGGATGCTGATGAAGATCATCCTATTTATGTACATACTACTGAGCAGGTTCAGATTAAAGCAGGTAAGATTACTCTTGCTCATGAGCCAGCCAAGGGTGGTAGCATGTATATTATGTTGAAGAATGCTGATGGTTCTATTAATACCAATCGTATTCCTATGGAAATTCAACGTGATGATATTGCTAAGGAAATGAACGTTGAAGAAATCTTTGCTCATTGGGCTGCTGCTTATAATGCTGCTCATAATGAATTATTGGTCGCTGGTAAGATCATGGATGCTCATGCTCCTATTGGCACTGAGTTCCAAGCAAACGTAGATGCTTATAAGGATGCTAAGAATCCACAGGAAGTATATGACTACGTTAATGGCATGGGCGATGATCCAGGTTCTGTTCTTTATATTGACTATTATGTAAAGAGCACTCAGTATGTAAAGCAGATTGATATTGAAGCTGGTAAGTTCGGTGGTTCTTATTATCTTGAAGCTTCTACTTTGTTCCGTGATGAAGCAACTGGTGAAGACTATCCTGCTGAATTTATCATTCCTAACTGCAAGGTTCAGTCTAACTTTACCTTCACAATGGCACCTACTGGTGATCCTTCTACCTTTACTTTCACAATGGATGCTTTCCCAGACTATACTAAGTTTGATAAGACCAAGAAAGTAATTGCTGCTCTTCAGATTGTTGAAGATACTGCACTTTATGATGGTTCAACTCGTGGCGCAGTTGAGGGTGATACTAAATTCCCAGGCGACATTTATGAAGATTCTGGTAAGGAACCTCCAAAGCGTTTTGGTGAATAATTATTGATATAATACAAATGGGGACGAGCAAAAAAGCTCGTCCCCATTTTTTTTATTAAGCGGGTGACATAAATGCCAAGATTATTACACTTAGGTGAACGATATAAAGCATATGAAGGATTAGATCCTTATCAAGCATTAACTGCGATGCGTGATGAATTAATGAGCGAGTATAATAATATTATGAATGGTCTTGGTAATAGTCACGGAGCAGTTGAAGGAGCAGGTAGTGCTGCTGAAGCAAGAGAATTGCAAGATTTTTTTCGTGATTTAAAAAATTTATCTAATAAAGGTAATAAGGGTTTTGAGAATATATCATTAAAAAGTGGTATTTAGCAACAAGCTTTAAGTTAGATTTTACAAGAAGCGGGTTCTGTTATTGGCGCTAGTGGCAGAGGTTTTTTTACTCGCACTGGTTTGAAGTCTAAAGGTTGGACGCAAGGTGATGTTTTAGAAGGCGAATTGGCGGCTATCAGTATGGCGACTTAGTAGTTTGGAGGAGCAAAAAATGCCAATTTAAATGATGTTATTTTTGGTGCCGCAAAAGTAAATGTTATGGGGCATTCAGTAAGTACGAAAGGTGCGCATACTCCATTGCGTAGTATGATTGATGGAGCAATAAGTGATCTTGCTAATGCTGCAGTACAAGAGGAAGCAGATAAAATTAAACGCCTGTTTGATGAACGAACATCTGCCGATGATTTTGTAACAACTACTGTTAATGGTAAAGTCGATGTGAATGGACATGCAGTTGAATTAACAATTACTGCAACCGCCGGATCTAAATTAATGCATATTGCTAAATTATTGCATAAAGCTTATTTTACTGCAAAAAACTATAATAGTTTATCATATATTAAAGACGCCGCGACAGGTATTACAAATGCCATTTAGTCAAGAGTACGTTCAGTTCATTTTGGTTAGACAAAAAGTAAACGTGTTTATTTAGATCTGCTTAATACTCGATTTCCTTATGGTGTTTCAATTAGTATTTTTTATTATGCTCGTAATACTCATCGTGAAGATGTACGATTAGCTTTATAGTAGTTACGTGTTATTTATGAATTAACAGGTCGAGGTCAAACTTATGTAGACGAAATTATTAGAAATGAATTAAAGAAAGATGGTATTGGTGATTTAGGTGCTAATTATTTAGTATATAATGATCCTGGTAGTGCAAACATTTATGTTATTAGTACAGCAGAAATTATTAGCAAAATCTATACTCAAGTTAATGAAATGATACATAAACAAAAAGGAGATTGGATAACTGAAATTTCAAAATCTACTTTAGCGTCTATCGCAGATTCATAATTGACAAAATAAAAAAAATATGGTATATTATAAATAAGTATTGAGATAAAGGAGATGTTATTATGGCGAAAGTTGCTTTTTCAAAAGTAACACCCATTAAATCAGTTGAACCTGTGATTATAAAAATAGGAGATACAGAAATTAATGTAATTTAGTATTTATCAGTAGATGATAAAGCACAGTTGATTAGTGAATTATTATCATATACTATTGATTCTACTGGTGCTTATAACCCAATGCGATTAGAAATTTGGTTTAAAGTTTTATTAATTCGTTATTATACTAATATTAATATTACTGATAAGCAATTAGAAAATATTAGTAAAGTATTTGATGCATTAGAACTTAATCATGTTTATGATAGTGTAATTAAAGCAATTCCCACAAGAGAACATGAATTATTATGGGACGCTGCTTAGAAATGTGCGAATAATATTGTTTCTTATAATAATTCATTAGCTGGTATGATTAATATGATTAATGCAGATTATGCGATTGCAAAAGATGATATTGATAAAACAATTGAAAAAATTGAAGACCCAGAAAAATTAACTACGGTTAAAGAAATTTTAGATAAAATAGGTTAAGAAAAAATGAAATCGTCTAATACATAATATTAGACGATTTTTTTATTATATAAAGAGAGAAAGGAGTTTGCAACGTGGCTGGTGTATAGTATAAAATTAATATTTAGGCTGATGCCAGTGCTGCATAGCGGTAGGTTGAACAATTAAGTTCTTCATTACAAAGATTGCAGCAAAACAGTAGATTAAATTTAAAAATTGATACAAATATGGCAGATGCCGCGTAGCAAGCAGCAAAATTATAGTAGGCATTACAATAGGCAGTTAATGTTAATACTGGGCAAATTAATTTTAGTGCATTAAGTAATAGCTTGGCGAGTGCTAATACAAATGTTCAAACGTTAATTGCCAGTTTCTAGCGCGCCGGTACAACTGGACAATAGGCAATTTCATAGTTGTCTTCTGTTCTAACTTAGGCAACTATTCCCGCGCAAAAAGCGACTGGTCTTATTGCATAGTTTGGCACAACTTTAATGAATACTGTGAAATGGCAAGCAGCTAGTCAAATGGTTCATGGCTTATAGTCTGCTATGAGTGGAGCAGTTAGCTATATTGAAAATTTAAATACTTCATTAAATAATATTCGTGTTGTTACTGGCAAATCTATTTCTGATATGAGCAATTTTGCAAAAGAAGCAAATGTAATGGCAAAAAGTTTAAGTACATCAACAAAAGCATATGCTGATGCAGCATTAATTTATTATCAATAGGGTGATAATGATAGAGATGTACAAAAGAAAGCACAAATTACTTTAAAGGCTGCAAATACTGCATTCAAAGCTAATGCTGCGGAAATGTCAGAAATGCTAACCGCCGTTTGGAATTCTTATAAAGCAGGCGGTGATTAGCTTGAAGGTTATGTAGATGTAATGGCAAAATTAGGTTCTACTACTGCTACTAGCATGGAAGAAATTGCAACAGCTTTATAGAAAGTTGCCGCGACTGCTAGTACTGTTGGTGTCGGTATGGAACAAATGTCTTCTATTGTTGCAACTGTATCTTCTGTTACTCGTGAAAGTGCTGAATCAATTGGTACATCTTTTAAAACTATTTTAGCACGTATGGGTGACTTAAAATTAGGTGAAACATTAGAAGACGGTGTTAATTTAGGTAAAGTTTCAAGCTCATTAAATTCTATTGGTGTATAGGTTTTAGATGCTACTGGTAATATGCGTGATATGGGCGATGTTATTACTGATCTTGGTAATAAATGGTAGACCATGGGCAGTGCGCAAAAAACTGCTATCGCGCAGGTTGTTGCTGGTAAACGTCAATATACGCAATTAATGGCATTATTTGAAAACTGGGATACGTATCAAAAAGATTTGCAAAATGCTCAAAATTCAGCTGGCAGCTTAGAAAAAATGCAGAAAATTTATGAAGATTCTGTTAAAGCATCTAAACAAAGAGTACAAGCAAGTAAAGAAGCTATTTTCGGTGATTTAATTAATGATAAATTCCTTGTTGGATTTAATAATGCATTGGCAACAGCGTTATCTGCAGTTAGAGGTTTAGTTAATGGTCTTGGAGGTATCCCTGGTATATTAGCAAAAATTTCTTAGATGATGATGACTGCATTTAAACCATAGATGTTAGATAAATTAACAGGTATTAGCATGGCATTTGGAAATTTCTTTGGCAAAGGTGGTACGTTGCGGACTGCATGGGGCAACATGAAAGCAGCAAAAGGCTCAGAAGGGCATCCAATTGGTGGTATTCCTACTTATAGAAAATTTAATGCTTATATGCAAAATAATTCAAATAATTATGGCGGAAGGATGCAAGCAATTTCTTAGTATGGTGCTCAAAAATTTGCACAAGGCACTCAATAGCGAAATTTATTTGATAATCTAACAACTTTACGTAGATCGGCAGATATGGAATATAATAGCGCTTTAGATAGACGAGAAAGTGAATTAACACCAGATACAAGTGCAAATACTGCAAATACAATGCGTTTATTAAGTGCAGACGCAAGAAGTGAAAGTGCGATAGCTAAACAAGAATTATTATTACGACAAGGGCATATGAGTGGACAAGAAGCTGCGCGTTTACAATAGCATATTGATTATTTAAATTAGCGTTAGCAAACCATGGCAGGTCATGAAACTAATTTAGCCAATATTACAGATGAAGCTCGTAGAGAATTATCAATTGGTTCTTTAGTTGAATTAGAAGGTACAGGTACTGCTGATAAATTACGTGATGATGCTTATATTAATGCTTTAAATTATTATGCTGATCAGGGTTATAGTGGTAGTGATCTTGATGACATGGTAGCAGATTTTAAATCAGATGATAAGAATGTACAAAATACAGCGATACGTGGATTAGGTAATAGAGTACAAGAAGAAGCTAGAGGAAATGCTTTACGTGGTGCAGTAAATCAATAGATAGATCAAATTTTTAATGAGGACACAGATAGTACAGCGGCTGCAGAGCGTTTTGAGTCTGTTATGATGGATGAGAATAATCCAATGGCTCAAGCAGTACGTGATTTTTTACCGCAAGACGAAAATGAAATGAATGATTGGCTTGAAAGTGCTGGTTTTAATGAACAAAATCAAGCTACTAAAGCTGATCGTGGAAGAGTTATTGCAGAGCATTTACGTGATCAAATTGATGATGACTTAGATGAAGCTTATCAGGAAATGCGTAGCATTGTTGGTGAAGATTCTGCTCATAGAGCTTAGGAATATGGTCGTTAGGTAGGCCAAGAAGAGATTACTGCAGGCTTTGATATGGAAGATGAAGAAGAGCAAGCATTGAATGCTCGTGAAGCTGCAGCTCAAAAATTGTCTAAGGGTTTGGCAACAGTTGCAGAAGGAGCCATGGCTGCAGTTCAAGGTTTTACTTCTATGCAAGGTATTATGAAGTCATTTGAAAGTGGTGATACATTAGCAGGTGTAACTTCTATTGTTAGTGCAGGTGGTTCATTACTTAATACATTTGCAACACAAGGACCATTGATGGCAGGCATTCAAGCGGCTGGTATGGCAATTGCTGGTGTATTTACGTATATGAAAGATTAGCAAGAAAAACGTGAACAAGAAATGGTTAAAATGGCAGAAACTACAAATAAAATTTTAGAAGAACATCAACAATCAAATCAAGAATTAATGACTAATAGTAATGCTTTTGACTCATTAAACAAATAGTTTGCAGAAGGTGCATTATCTGTTCAAGAATATAGTAGTGCTTTAGCTGATATCGCATCTAGTTTAGGCATTTAGGGTGCTGCAGTTATGGCACTTACTGGTAATTATCAAGGATTAACTGCAGCTATTCAAGAATCTATTGAGGCTGCACGTGAACAACAAATTGAAACTGCAGAATCTGATGTTAGACGCGCAGAACATGGTTTAGAAAATTAGGTTACTAAAATAGCAAAAGAAAATATGGGAGACAAATATAGAGATAATAATGAAGGGAATAAAACCGGAGTTGTTTATAATGACATATTAAGTTCATTTAATACTAATATGAAACAATCTGGTTTATTAAAAAGTTTATAGAATGCAAATATAAGAGATATGTTAGCTAATCAATATGGTATTAATATTGATTATGCTGGTAGTCGAAAATATGATTATTGGCTTAGTGGTAATGCAACAGGCGATCAAGAAAATAATTTGATTCAATCATTCTTAGGCGGTAGTGCGCGCGCGGGTGGAACAGGGATGGCACGAACTGCCGATGACTTAGTTATTGAATCTGATTTAGATTCATTGTTACATTATTATAATTAGCTACAAGCAATTAAAGAAGCAGCAAAAACTATTGAAGACCCTGGAATGAAATCATAGTTAGAAGCTTTAGTACATGATCAATCATTTGAAGATATTGATTACATGATCACTGAAATGATTTCTCCATATCTTAATGCTATTAAGAGTATGAGAGAATTAAAAGGCTAGGATTGGCTAAAACAACAAAATGTTGAAGGATGGAGTTCTGATGTATAGGAGAGTTTAGTTGAAGGTTTATTAGCAGACTGGGGCATAGATAGTAATAAAAATGATGCTATTACTCGAGCAGCTAAAAAACAAGCTAGTCAATTAGTAACTACTTATGCCAGAGGATTAGTCGGTGTATCAGAAAGTGATATAGCTGCGGCAGATGCAACGGTTGCTAATAAAGAATCTGCTGTAACTGCAATGACAACTCGTAATAAAAAAATGACAAAAGAAGAAGCGTAGAAAAAATTAGAGCAGTGGGGTTTTACTGATAAAGATTGGTCTTATATGGCTAATATAGCACCATTTTTAGATAATAATGGTGATTTAATGGACAAACGAGTTCCTCAATTATTATAGCAACAAGCAAAAGCACAAACTGCAACAGGCTTATTGGCTCAATGGGGTAATAGATATTCTGGTGAATTTGATATAGATAGTTTTGCGGCATAGCTACCAATAGTAAGTGATTTATTAGGATTAGGAGAAATTTTTAATACTCAAGAATGGAATAAAATGTCTTCTTCTGAAAAAGCCGCACAAATGGCGACTTTAATGGAGCAAATAAGCACAGGTTATGATAATTGGTGGCAACAATATGAAGATGGAATGGTAGATTTAAATACTATTATTACAGATTCATAGAATGCTTTTATGCAAGAACGAATGGGTGTAGAAGATGTTGATTAGGCTAAATAGCAATGGGAGCATTAGCGTACTTTTTAGCGTTTTTTATCAGAAAACATAGATGAAAATGGAAAATTATTAAACAACGAAGATACACGTAATACTATGCTTGCTATGTTTGGTGACAAATATGCTACTGCAGGTTCTGCAAGTGATATTTTACGTACATATATGAATGATTGGGGTATATCTTATAAAGGTACAGTAAATAACAATAGTGATTTTAGAGGATTATTAACAAGTTTAAGTGATGAAGAAGCAGAATATACTAATATTACTACGGCGTTACAAACTGCAACTAAATTTATTGAAACTGCGTCTGGTAAATCGCAATAGTTAGAATGGTTATCTGGTGCAGAATTAGACCCGACAAAATGGAAAGATACTGAATTAGCAATGAATCAATTATTATTGGGCTTAAATAAGGCTGATACTCCCTCATTTGAGGAATGGCTAGGAATGTCTGATCTAGAACGAGAAACATATAGATTGGAACAAATGAAACAAAAGCTAGAAGAATTATAGAACATGCGCGATGAAAAAGGATATGATGATACTCAGGTTCAAATTTAGTAGAGAAAAATCGAAGCTCAAGAGCGTGCATTAAATGACTAGCGTATGGAACAAATATAGTCTCGAGTTGATAGTCAAACTAGTTAGGACGATGAAAAAATTAACGCGGCTAAAAGTGCGATTTAGTTCATTCAATCAAATTTAACTTCATTAGATAATTTATCTTTTTCTTCAATTGGTGAATTAGAACAATCTTTAATTAGAGCTGGTGTTGCAGCTGAAAGAGTTAAAGAAATTATTGAAGATATTCAAAATGCTGATGGAGATAAAGAGCAAATTAAGGCTGGCATGGTAGCCGCAACAGAAGCAGCATTAATGCAATTAAGTACTTTAGAAAAACGGCAACAAGAATATGTTGGATTAGTAACAGAATTAGATACAACTCCAGTTGACCATAGTGTAATTGAAGTTGAAGCCGAGATGGAAAATGAAGATGAAATTTAGACTTGGCTTTATCAAGATGGTCAAGTTTATTATACCGTTGATGGTAAAGAAGTAGTTTAGGCAGTTGAGAATTTTAATTTACATCCTGATGGACAAGTAACTTTTTCTGTTGATGATAAAGAATACAGTGATACAATTGCTGCTATTGAAAGTCATCCTGGTTCAAAAATAATTACATTTGTTGGTGAAACAGGTAGTGAATATACTTCTTCATTAGAAGCTGTACAGATTGATGGAGAAAAGAATATTGTTTTTTATGCTAAAGATGGAACTTATTAGGCGGCTTATACATCTGCAACTTTAGATGACAATAAAACAATTATATTTTAGGGCGAATTTGGAACTTATACAGATACAGTAAAAGAAGCTATAATGAATGAGAATAAAACGATTACGTTTTTAGGTGATGGTGGCACTTATACTTTTGCAGTTAAAGAAGCAACCGCTACAGAAAATAAAACTATTACTTTCCAAGGTGAATTTGGTACCTATACTGCAACATATGATACAGCAATTGCAGGAGAAGATAAAACTATTACTTTCCAAGGTGAATTTGGTACTTATACTGCAAAATATAATACAGCAATTACTACAGACCATAAAACTATTATGTTTGATGGCGAAAATGGCACTTTTGAAGTAACTTATACTACTTTATTAGATAGTGTTCCAGAGGAAAAGAAAATTGCAATTAATGCAGGTAATACATTAGGTTTTACGGTAACGGTCGCAGCTTTAATGCTTCCAGGCACTAAAACTATTTTAATTCGAAAAGATGACGAAGATTTTGCGGCAACGATTAAAAGTTATGAAACTGATGCAACTGGTCATAATATTAAAATTAATTGCGTTGATGATAAAGGCGAAGAATTTAATTTAGCATCTAAAATAAGCGCATGGGAAATGGAAACAGATGAAAATGGTCAACCACGAAAACTAAAAATTCAAACAGATGTTGGTATTATTGAATCGCAAATTTCTCAAATATTACAAGGAGCAGATGGAAAAGGCAAAGAAATTAAAGTAAGATTAGCAAATGGTACAGAAGTAACTTTAGCTGCAGAATTATAGGGAGCAATTGATGGAGCAGAAGATAAACCAAATGAATATCATGTTAAAGCTGATGCGAGTCTTGGAAATAACACTATTCAACAACAGTTACAAGGACAAGAATATTTTGTTAAAGTTAAAGCTTTGATGGATAAAAGCAATTTATAGCAAAAGGGCGCAGAAGATCTTGATAAAATGTATTCTTATTTAGGTGGAATTGATATACCATTTATTGCTAATAATGAAAAATAGCATGTGACAAACTTTAGATAGCGACATAATAATTTATAGAGTATACAAGATATACAAAGTGCTATGTTCGAATTTAATGCTGAAGGTAGCCATAATACTTGGTCAAATGAACAAAAATATAAGGCTCAACTTATGTATAATAAAATTTTAGCCATGTCTCCAGATGATTTTAAAGATTTGGCACCTGATGTTTTAAATAATTATTTTAGAGCATTAGATGAAGCATCTCAATCTTCTGATTCCGCAACGGCGTCATTAGCTATGCATTTAATGGATGGCTTAATTGTTGGATTACAAAATACAGATGTAGATTGGGCAGCGTATTTTGCGCCAATTGGTAATGAAATTATTGCAGCATTTGCTCATGCTCTTGGTATTGCATCACCATCAAAACTAACTATGGCTTTGGCTCCATTCTTAATCCAAGGTCTACAAGTTGGTTTGTCATAGTCTATTGCTGGTTGGGAGCCAAATGTTGATGGTTTAGGAGATAAAATTGCACGAAGTATTTTAGATGAAATTCAAAATGCTATTGGAAAAATTTCTGAAGATACATCTATTACAGATGTTTTAGATAGCTTGTTAGGTGGTACTGATGCGGATCATCAAAAGTATAGTACATTATATGATTACGCAGCTTTTAGAGATAATTATATTGCCAATCCAGATAATAAAGATAAATTAACTGATTAGGAAATTTGGAAGGCTTATGAACAAAAAGTTCAAGATGATGCAGAAGCTAAATGGAAAGATGAAGAACAAAAATTGCAACAAAAAGCAAAACAATTGGTTTCACAAGAAATGCCTGGAAGAGAATGGACAGCAGAATTTGAACATGAATATCAATCAGCTTTAAAAGCATTAAAAGCGTAGGCAGAAAAAGATTCTAAACGTCCAAAAGATATTGCACAAGCTCGGGCTGATGCTTTGGTAAAAATGAATGAGAACTTCAATGAAGAAATGCAAAAAGCAATTGCTGAACGTGAAAAAGATTATTATCGTAATAAAGAATATGCTCAAAGTGATAAATTGTCTGATGCTCAAAAATCTTATATAGACGCTGCAGTTAATTCTGCAATTGCTACAGTTGGAGCAACAGATTTAGCAGATGCAATTAATAATCATAACGAAGAATTTATAGCTGCCGTACAACAAGCTTTAAATCATAGCGGAACGGAAATTGAATTTGCCGTTGAAGAAGCATGGAATACTATTAAAGATGTATGGGCAAGTGGTTTACAGGCGATATATGCTTAGGAACAAGCTACTGCACAAGCAGTACTAGAATTATGGGAGCAAACATTCCAAGCAATTGCTGATATGAGAGCAGGATTAGCAGAAGGAAAAAGTATCTTAGAATCAATGTTCGGTAGTCCTGATGAATTAGCAGCATATGTGCAAACATTATTAGAAGCAGGTAAAACATTACAAGAAATTAAAGAACATATAAACAATCCTGATGCAAGAGTTGATTATAGACCATTTGATTTTGATACTTATAATAAATCAGGGCGACAAAGATTTTTAAATAGTGAAAATGGTGAATATTTAGATACTACAAAAGATCAATATAATGAAAATGTTAGAAAATATGTAGATAAATATTTAGCCGGTGAATTGCGTGATGTTATTGGAAAATCATTAAATCCTAAATTAATTGGGGAATATAATGATAAAGCTAAAGCCGGAGACGCAAATAGTATAGCAATTTTGGCAGGATTAGAACGTCATGGTCTTGTTTTTGCAGATTAGACTGGTAATTATCATGTTAGTGAAGCTGCGCAAGGTTATACACTTAAACAAGAGGATTTCGAGGCGGTATTATCTTTGATAAAAGACTCAATGTATGTACATTCTGATTCTGAATTGGCTGAAATCTTAGCGGCAGCATTTACAGAAGTAGAAACCAAACGAACTAATATGGCTGACAAAGCTCGACAAGAAGGTGAGCAATATATAGATAGTCAATAGCAAAAAATGACATTATTATAGACTGCTCAATAGCAAATGATTGAAAAAGGCACTCTCGCAGGTATGTCAGAAGCAGATTAGGCAGCGGTACTAAAAACTTTATAGGACATGGGAATTGTTGGTGAAGATGCCACAGTTGCTTCTATCGGTTTAGTGCAATTGGAAAGTGCAACCATGCAGTTAGCCGCCGCTATGGCTGCTGCAGCGGCACAGATTATGGCAGCAATGAAAATGTTACAAGATGGTACTGCAAGTAGTTTTGAAATTGATCAAAAGACTGGAAAAGTTACTGTTAAAAACTAGGATTACGCTAATAGCGCAGAGGAATTAAAGCAATTTTAGGAAAAGGGTTATACTGCAGTAAATTAGGCCTAGATGGACCAAATCGCAAGAATACAAGCAGATGCAGCAAGACAAGCAGGTGCAGAATTTGATAAAACTAATCCTAAACCAATAAGTAACCCGAATAAACCTGATTTATTACTTTTAGATGATAATGGTAATGCAGTTACAAAAAGTGAACTTGCATATATGAATAAAAGAGCTGCTGCAATTCAGCAAGCACAACAAGAAGCTGTAGATCAATATCTATTAGAACATCCAATTTTATTTAATACTGATGAAGTAGAATTGGGTACAGATTTAGCTAATGAAGCATTTGCAGGAGACAAAGTGACTGCGGCATTACATGGTGATGTACAAGCATTAACAGATTTATTATCTAATTATGCGCAATAGCTTGGTATTGAAGCACAAGAAATGGAAAATTATGTTGAAAGTATTGCAGCTTATGAAGGAGTAATGCTTGAATGGCAAGATTTAGAAGCTGATGACAAGTTATTAATGTCTGAAGCAGCTGTTGAATATAATAAAGCGACAGAAGCATTAGATGCATTACAAAAAGCTAGAGAAGAAAATGGGTCTTTAGCTACTATTGATGATCAAACAAAATCTATTAAAGAACAAATGGCAGCTTATCAAGATTTAGTAGATATAGTTAATAATTTCTTTAAAGATGCAGAAGTTGGCATGGATTTTATCAAAGACAATAAAGATTTAATTTCACAATGGGCTAATGGTTCTGTTGAAGCAATGGAATAGTTAGAAGCAAAAATTTTAACTAAACAATTAGATGAGATGTTCCAAGAAACAGGTCAATCTATAGAAGATTGTACAGAACAGTTAGCAGAATTTAACAAAATTGGTAACGGGTTAAAATTTGGTGAAAAACTTGGAAAAGAAGATAGCAAAGCATTACGACAATTGCAAAAAGATTTAAACTTAACCAATAAACAAATGCGATAGTTAATGGATACAATGGGTCTAGCTTCAAAGTGGGGAGAAAAAACTCAACAAACTGCTGAAGAATTTGTTAGTTAGTTTGATAACTTAGATGAAGCAAATGAAGTATTAAATGATATGGGACTTGCAGTTTAGCAAGTTGGTGATGGTTTTTAGTATGTAGCAACAAATGCCCAAGGCGCTGCGGCAATGATGGGAACTGATATGCAAGGTTTAGCAGATTAGTTAAGTGCAACTTTAAGCGAACAAACAGGCTAGGCTGTATAGATACCTGTAGAATACTTAATTCAAAATGCAGATGCTATAACCGCAGTATTAAATCAAGATGGCACAATCACATATACTGTACAAGCTCCTCCTCCTCCTAGTTTAAAGACAGTTACAGGAGAAAACGAAATTGATGTACCTGCATCTTCAACAATGACAGTTACTATGCCAGGTGGCGGCTCTATGACTGCTACTGCTGAAGGTCAATTACAAGGTTCAGGTACAACTAGTCTTGCCGTACCAGATTTTGGTACTACTGGAGCAAGACCTGGCGCCGGAGCACCTTCTGCACCTGGTGGTGGCGGCGGAGGCGGCGGCGGTGGAGGCAAAAAGAAGAAGAAAGGTAAATCCAAAGCCGATCTTAAACGCTACCATGAAGTTGATGAAACAATTAAACGATATGATTCCAAATTAGGCTAGGTCGCTAAAAAAGAAGAAATGGCATTTGGTGTAACTAAAGTTAAATTGATGCGTGAAGAAATTGAAAAATTAAATAAACAAATGGACAATTATCAAGAACGATTAAATGAAGCTGCGGCATATGCTAGCAAAGATAGATCAAATGTTGAAGGCTTAGCAGCATAGCTTGGTATTACTCTTGATTTTGATGAAGATGGAACTATTAAAAATTGGGAAGCTCTTTAGGAAAAATTAATAGATTGGTATAATGAACATAAAGATGATGAAGCAGAAAGCGGGATGGAAGGACCTGATGATGCCTATCAACGTATGTTGAAAGTCATTGAAGATTATGAAGATTCATTAGCTCAAATAGAAGAATATCAAGAAAAAATTCTTGAATAGCAACATGAAATTTCTGAAAAAACTGCTGAAACCGTAGAAACTGCGCACGAATGGAAAATTGAATTAGCAGATTTAGAATTAAATGCATTAGAAGGGCAACTTGATCGTACCGAAGATATATTAACTAATCTTAGCACAAGAGCAAGTTTAATAGCAGAGGCACTATTTGGTAGTGATGGAGTAAATTTAGATGGTGCGAGTTTTATTAAACTTAATGAAGAAATGACTAAATTAAATGAATTATAGCAAGCATTTAAAGCAGGCGAAATTGATGGTGCAACTATGGCAGAACATTCATAGGATATTATGGAAGCTTTAAATGATGATATGTCAGACATCTTTGATAAAGGTCAAGAAATATAGGAATTATTTGAAGATATGTGGTCTAAATACGATGACGAATTATCAAGAAATACTGATTTATTAGATAAGAATATTACTGCTTTATAGACTATTAAAGATATTAGTGATTTAATAGGAGTTCATAAAACATTTACAACAACAAGAGCAAATTTGACAGAACAATATAATCAAACTTAGGCATTGGCAAATATTTATAAAGATGTATATGAAACTGTTTTAGCTCAAAAAGAATTATTTGATCAAAAAATTATTGAAGCTGATGGTCTAGAAAATTTAGACGCACAGCAATAGGCAGATTATTATAGTTTATTAGCTCGCTTAAAAGATACACAAAATACTTATTATGAAAATTTAACAAGTATGGCGGATTTAGCTAGACAACGTTGGGAAGCCGATGTTGAAGAAATGGGCACTGAATTAGATAGAGCATTGGCGATGGGAGAAACGACATTAGATTACTTACAAGGTAAATATGATCGTGACATTGAAGTACAAGATAGATATTTAAATACAGCTCATTAGTTATATAATATTAATAAATTAAATAGACAAATTGAACAAGCGATGGCAGATACTATGGATAAGGCTTTAAAGAATCAATATGAAGAGCTATAGAATGTTATTAATCAAAAAGCTAAAAGTGGTCAATTAACTCAATATGATGTTGATATGATGCAAAAATAGTATGAACTATTAGAAAAACAGACAGCGTTACGTGATGCATAGAACGCAAAAGATACTGTACGATTAACAAGAGATGAAAATGGTAATTATATGTATCAATATACTGCAGACCAAGAAAAAGTTGATGAAGCAACGCAGGAATATAATGATGTATTAATTGAAATTAATGAATTATCATTAGACAGAGTGCGGGAATTAGAAGAACAAATGTTAGAAAAGCGCAAATGGTATGTGGAATAGGCGAAAGCTATTGCTCTTGATGATTTATTGAATGAAGAAGAAAAAGCAGCAAAATTACGTGAATTACATGAAATGGCTCAACAAGACGATAAATATTTTGTCGATCAAATGAAAGAAGCATATGCTAATTTAACCACTAATAATGAAGCTTGTATGGATGCATATAGCGATGCTTATTATAGTGCTTTTAAAGACCCAACAGAAGGTATCAATCCTACTATTCAAGCTGCTATTGAATTACAAGATAGTATGGCAATGAGTTTAGCAGAATAGATTGATTGGTTATTACCTAAATTAAAAGAATTCAGTGATGCTTTAGATACATCTCTTTATCGTACTGGGTTAGCAGACATGACCAATTTTGATGAAATCATTGGTTCTACTACATCATTAGCTGCATCGCAAGTCAGTCTTTTAAATGAGGAATTGGGCGATGAAGCGGCTAAAGTTGATGCAGTGACTGATGCTTGGTATAGACAAAAACAAGTTATTTCAGATATTTTTGCTACTATTGAAGCAGCAAATACAAAAAATTTAGAATTATTATGGCAGATTGGTGGTACCGAAGGAGACATTGCAACACCTAATGCTACTGGTTTTATTCAATATCGTTTAGTACCAGTACAAAATAATATGGTTGGTTATACTGATGGTACGGTTGCTAGTTCTAACGGTACAACAGTATCATCTACTAAAAGTAAAAAGGTTTCAAGTGATTGGCAATCAAAAATTGAAGCGGCAAAGGCTGCTGCAATGAGATATAATTCAAAATTAAGTGGGTATGCTTCTGGCGGTTTGGTTGATTATACTGGACCTGCTTGGGTTGATGGCACACCAAATAAACCAGAGCTTATGCTTAATGCGGCAGACACGCCTAATTTGCTAAATACGATTGATCTGTTACATTCTATTGATACATCTGCTGTTCAAAATTTGTTAGGATTTATTGGTGGTTTGGCTGCCGCTATGTCAAGTAGTGGAGTTTCAGCCAATGGTGCTAGCATTTTCTCTGGTCTAGGCGGGCTAGAATAGAATGTTCATATTTCCGCTGAGTTCCCGAATGCAACTGATAGAAACGAAATTATTGCGGCGTTTGATGAACTTAATAATCGTGCGTCACAATATATTAATAATTATAGATAAAAATATAGGGCCGGATTCTATTAAAGAATCCGGCCCTTTTTACATTATGTTATAGAGTTATAGAGTAAAAGGAGTGTGAAGATATGGCTAATTTTAATGATAGTGTTGCAAATGGCGTTTTAAGTGCAGTTGATTTATTGACTAAAAAAGCATTAAGTGATTTAAAATTTGATAAAACTTATTCGCCTTGTACTATCATTTCGCGTTCGGAAGAGGATAAAAATATTTACACTTGTGAATATGAAAATACTCGTTTTGAAGCATACTCAGAATAGTCATTTTTCGCGGGCGAATAGGTACAAGTTTTAGTTCCATAGAATAATTGGGACAATTAGAAACGCATTGTAAGTCGTTTAATGACAGGTAGCAGTGCGGCGTATAATTTTAAATGGCCTTTTGATGATTTCGTTTAGGTTGCTGCGCTTGAGGTTGAAGATTTATATAGCTTATTAACTGGTTGTGTTCCTGTTTATATTGCTGATTTAGCGGCTTTAGGCAACGCAGAAGAAGATATTGAATTAAAAAAATAGCATCGTTATGAGTAGAATCAAGATAAAGAATATGTATGGGGTATAACTCCATATGAATGTACTCGTATAATCGAAACTATGCGTGAAGAAAAAATTGCTATTATTCAATAGCGTATGAATAATTTTATCGCTTTTGATAATGTGAATACGATTTATGATTGCATACACCACGAATATGCTGCTTTAACTAATGCTGTTAATAATTTGAGTTAGAATCATGCACCATATTATACGTTATCAGAATTACAAATATTGGTCGCGCAAGTTGGACGTGCAATTGAAGCCGATCCGGCTTATACAGAAAACACTCGCGAGCAATGTATTGCTTGGTTATAGGAAGATAATGCTAGATTATCCGCATACTATCAACAAGAATATGCAAAATTTTCTGATACAACGAATATAGATGATAATGCTGATTATAACTATTTAGAAAATGGCACATTACATACAATTAAAAATGCTGCACATTAGTATGCTAGCATTAATAATTTTATTACAAATTTAACTTCTAAATGGGAATCATTAAATACTAAAGTGTTTGATTGGAAAAAATTAACGAGAGACTTAGCTTATCCAGATATGCTTGCTATGGTCACAACAGAAGGAGTAAGTGATGAAGTACGTGATAATATCATTTAGGCTTGGCTACAATTTAAAGCCAAATATGCAAAAACACGTACTTTAGAATAGATTTATAATGAATATCGTATAACACCTATTTGCGGCGGACCAGAAGTATCATATAAATTTTGGGCTAATAGAAAATTTTATGATGTTTTAACTGGTCATTACAGTAAATTATTTACTAAATTATGTTCTTTTGTTCCTGCTAATGGCGCGGCAACAATAGAAGGTTTTACTAAAGCTGGTTTATAGATAGATGTAGAATCATTCTTAAATCAATATCCTGGATTAAAAGGTACTTATGGTGTAAAAATTGTGGTCGAAGGCGTTAAAAAAACAACTGATGAAGAATCTTCTACAAGCACTTACACTGCGGATGAATATAATAAACGTAAAGCTGCATTAGAAGCACAATATGCGGCTGACGTTGCGGCGATTACAGAACAATATGCCAATGATGAATATAATAAATAGTTAGCTTTAACTCGTTTAGATATTCATTATGATGATTTATGGCGTAAATTAGATGCTCATTTGATTGATACCGGTTCTAATGAATATGGCATTATTAATGAAGAAAATAATATTATTTTTGATGACGAATTTACAAATGCGGAATTTATTGGTAATAGTTATGCTTATACTATTCCATACTCTCAATAGAAATTATTAAATATTGAAGACTATATTTCAATTAGTAAAATTACATTATTTGTTTTTTAGAATTTTGATAGTTATGATTTAGCAAATAATTTAATTCCTGGATGGTCTGCCGAAGGCAATATGACAGTAGAATATAAATATGCTTTACCTGGAGTAGATGAAACAATTTTATATGTCAGAAGTAATGAATCTTATGATGACTTAATTGAAGGCTGCGAGGCTGCGGTACCAGAGACATTAGCATTACATAATCCATATTTAGGTTTAGGTTTTGCAGTTTAGGAATTAGCAGAAGGAAAATTAATTTTATATACTGAAGAACCTCTTGAATATGGCTTAGGTGGGGCAGAATTAAGAGACCAAGTTGAAACTCGTAACTTAAAAGCTATTTGGGTAAAAGCAGATGTAAATAACGGTATTTATATTTACCCTTCTTGGGAGATGGATGCTGAAACGCAAACATTAATTGAATTATAGCCAACTGAACGTGCATTATTTTATAGCCGTGATGATGAAAAAGATTTAAGTGCTTTAATTGAAGGCTATCGTGAGTTATATAATACTCCATTTGATGCTACGCGCGCGAATAAACAAAAAGTTATTATTGACGTTGTAAATAGATGGCTTATTTATGAACGTAGAGCAATTTAGTTAGAACGTGAAAAAATTACCGCAAGACAAAATGAATTAACAGAAGAGCAAGACAATATAACTGTTGCGGTTGATGCTTTAAATGCTAAATTAGCGAGCTTAGAAAATTAGTTAGCAACTATTGACTCAATTGCTGATTTAAGTGTATTAAATAATATCACATTATATACACAAAGAGAAATTGATGAAGCTCGTTCAAAATTAAGTGATAAATTACAACAGTTAATTATGATTGATTAGACTAATAATCCTTTATTATTAAAATATAATTTAGATATTTTATCCACTGCGGTTGTTAATGAATTAATGTAGTTTGAAGACGAAATTATTTTTACAGAAGACATGTTTGCTACTGATGATGTTTTTTGTAATAAAATTGCAAATCCTTATTTAATGCGCTCTTATGAAACTTCTCCTAATATGGTAATTAACCCTGATAGTACGGCGCATTTACATTTTTTAAGATTATATGCTTTATGTCCAGGAAAATCAATTATCAAAGATGCAGAGCACGCATCAGTAGCTTCTGGTTATATGATTACTGGAACAGGCGATTCTTTAGTAAATACTTTAATTCGATAGATATTATATTGCTATTATTAGATAGCATTACAAGAAAAAAAATTGCAACAACAAAGCACAACTACCGTTACTACTACTGATCCAGATGGGAATGAAACTACAACGACAACAGTAAAAAAACCGACCTCACGTGATTTTTATTAGTATGGTAAAATGCAAGAATAGTTGGCTGCTGAATTAGTACGACAAAAAGCAGCAGAGTATATGCAAAAACCAATAAAAGAAGAACGACATTTTACTTTTAGTGCTTGGCAACCTGCAAAAATTAAGTTGTCTTGGGACATCTCTAGATTGGGGTGAGATTATTGAGTTTTGTTACTGTACCGTTAGAAGCTGGTGGCGGTGGTTTAAGTATTAATACTACCGCTTTTGAAAAAACTGCAAAAACTATTTATTCGTCAGTGTCATTGTCTGCTTAGGCTTTGGCGCGCGATCGTGCAATACGTGAAGCAAAAGAGCAAGCGGCTCGTTATGCTGCATATGTTATTTATGATAGAACAAAAGGCAAAGAGCGTGAAGTTTTAGAAGAAGAAGCTAAACAACAGGATAAAGATGTATATACTTATATAGAAGAAGAATTTAAAAAGAATTGTACGCAAATGCTTAATGATTTCATTACTGCAATACGACAAGATGTAGAAGAAGAAATTGAAGATGCAAATGAACAATTAGCAGCTTATATCGCTCGCTTAGAAGCAATAACATATGAATTGCAAGAGCTAACTCGTATGATGGAAGAAGCATTATTAATAGAAGCTCAAGCAGTTTAGCGCACTGAGCGCATTTTAGTTAATAAGAATTATTTAACTTATTTATATAATCGTATGGAAGCCCTATATAATCAATATGGTTTAACTTTATTTGATGATATGACTGAAGAAGATTGGGCGGATGGCAATGCTTTTAAAGACATTTTTAATTAGATGTTATATGATCCAGAGAATTTATTTGATGATATTACAACTATTTAGTAGTAGGAAGATTTATATAATTTAATTAATCAATATAAAGATTTATTAAATTAGCGTTATAAAATTAAATGGTTCAGAAAAAATACCGATTATACCGGCACTATTGATAAATAGGCTGGGTTAGGATGGGAACCATTAAATGATACGATACGACCTGATGGTAGTATTGATAAAACTGCTACAAAAGTTGTGACTTATGCACAATTAAAATCAATTTTAATTAATGATAATGAAAAATGGGCGCCAGTTGTATAGTATATTGGCCATATAGAACGATAGGAGCATATAGTTGATCCAGTAAAAGATATTGATGCTTGGGTATTGCATCCATTATATCAATTTAAATTAGGTCAGACAATTTTTGAATGTGACGATTCTACGGTGGAAGCTCCTGGTTATTTACCTACTTATTGGAAGTTTGATTCAATGATTTATACATTAACTAATATGTATGGTTTTGATCATTCTGTACAACCAAAAGTAGGTGCTTATTATTATATACCATTGACTTCTGGCGGAACTGGTAATGCGCCGACTATTTTATAGCCTTGGAATGATGAAATAGCAGGTTGGACGTTAAATTTTGGTAATGCAGTAGAGATACAAGACTTTGCTGATAAATTGGATAACAATAACCCTTACGGCTATTGGATTAATTTAGTTGATTATCAATTAGTAACACGAAACGATAGTAATGAATTAGTATTAATTGAAAGCGATACATTACCATTCACTGCAGATCGTAATACTGCTATACCATTAAATGCAGTAGAATTTTAGTATTTATCAGAAATTTATACTGTTGAAGAACAAACTAATGAACCAGCTAAATATGTATTAGATGAACCAGAAGAATTATTTACATTGGCAGAAGTCGATTTAAATCCTAAAAAATCAAAACAAACATTTAAAGCGATTGCTTCATATGATAATACTTTTATTACTAGTAATGAAGTTACTTTTACAAATCAATCTACTGATTACTTAGTAGAACAATTTTCTGACATAAATTCTAAATTTAAAGTACAATTAGTAAGACCACGATACGAAAGTTTAAATGAAAAAGTACCATCAGAAAATTTATTTGGTGGATCATTTATAGCTGATGATAGTATATCTGAATTTTTTGTTTTTGATGAACGCGGGCACGCAATAGAAAATCCAGATGGAATCCCATATGACAGCGTTACATATTATGCGTTTTTGATGATGCGGTCTGATGATTCTGAAGAAGAAGCTAATTATAGTATTGTACAATATAATTAGCCTATTCGTGAAGCAATTGCAACAGAATCAAGTTACTTAGAAAAATTAAAAGCATATGATCCAACAATAACAGATGAAGTAGCACAAGGCTATTTAAACGATTGGGATAAAAAAGTTATAGCTGCTTATTTAAATATTACTTCATTTGATGATGCTTATGCTACATTGGGGAAAGAAGAATTAATTACACAATTAACTGCATCAGTACGTTAGCAAATTGCTGATGACTTAACGGCAGCGTATGCAATCAGTTGGAATATGGATATTACTGCGAATGAAGTTAATCCTGATTCACCAACGATGTTTAATTATTTACATCGTATGACTACTGAGCAAGTGAATGAACGTTTTGGATTTCATTTTGCGCCTGAAACTACAGTATTTGTATTAGAGTTTAGAATTAAAGATTCGTATTCTTTAAGTAGTGCGCGACCAATAGATAGATTAGCATTAAATATCAATTATGGGAATGTTAATTATATAGCCGAACGCGAATTCCATTTTGGTAATGCCAGTACGATGGGTAGTAATTATAATATCTCTATTATGGTAAGAGATCATAGTAATGAATTAACTAATGCGCCAATTTTAAAATTAGATAAATATCATATGATTACTTTAGAAGGCACTGCAGAAGATTCGTTAGGTACTTATTATTATGATTTAATTGCTAATATCAGAAAGAAAAATGGATTACCGCTATCTGATGAAGAACGTGCAAAGTGTTAGATTTATTGGTATTTAAATTCTGGTTTAAATGCTAATACAGAAGACAATTATTATATGATTAATATTGATGCTTCTGGTGTTTTATATATTTAGCCATTATCAATGGACTTCTTTACAGTAGATTAGCCAATTGTACCGCCTATTATTACATTGCGAGTTGATGGATTAGAAAATTATAGCTTATATTATTCTGTACCATTTTAGGTATGGAAAGCAGTAGATGCATTAGATAATTTATAGGTGAATAGTTATAGTATTTCTTGTCCAAATCGTATCGCTTTTAATTCATCTGGTACAAATCCAGCTTATGATAAAAGTGCATTTGAAGTTGTAGATCATAATAATAGATATATTTATATTAATATAGAAGAGATGGCGGCATCTATTGGTAAGCAAATTATTTATGATGCACGTGGGTTTATTACTAATTTAATTGAATTGCGTAGAGCAATTCGTTTGCCTGACGCAGAATATGCCACTGAATTTGATCCATCTTTAGAATATGCAAATTGGACATGGCGGCGTTAGCGTTATGCTGTTATTGATGCAAATGCGGAGTTAATACCAGAAGAAAATGATCAAAGATTTAATTATGTAACTGAACAACGTGCATTGATTGATCATGAGTGTGAAGTAAAAGAAGCAATTGTTGATGAATATCAAGCATCATTGAAAACAGGTTATATTCCTGTCACTTTAGATATGGCTCCAGTATGGTCTTTAACTTTCAAATATCGCGATGCAGATAGTATTGCAGATGCTTTAAATACAAGCGTTGGTATGATCGTAAATAATATCGGTACTAATTATTTTATAAATTTAGATACTGGCAGTTATGAGAATGCTTTAAATGTAGATAATTGGATTCGCATTAAAGCTAATGATTCTGAATTGGGCACTACCTATTCTTTATTATTAGTAGATGGTGAAAATACTTAGTGGGAAGACAAATTACGAGATGCACACGCTTATTTAAGTGTAAAATTGCGTGATGGTACTTGGGTTACTCAAGCAATTGTATTTGAACGGCAAGTTTATTGTTCTTCATTAGTAAATGCTTGGGGCGGTACAGAAATTACCATTGATAATAATAACAATACATCTTTGTCTAAACGTATTGTCGTTGGCTCTAAAGATTCAAATAATGCCTTTACTGGTATGTTGATGGGTGATTGGTCTAGTGATATTAACGATGGTAGTATTGATACTCCTGGTATTTATGGTTTTAAGGCTGGCGCACAAACATATGGATTATTAACTAGCGGTGAAGCATTTTTTGGTGCTGCTGGCGCAGGACGTATTTATATTAATAAGCATGCTGGCATTATTAGCAACGCTAACATGACGTCTTATATTAATTTAAATCCTAAAAAGACTGATATAATTACTGATAATTTATATGATATTAAATCAAAAGGATATAGCCCTTATTTTTTATACACTGAAAGTGAAAAGAGCGACATAAATGCAGCGAATGTAAATTGGAATGATTTATTGTCAATAGCAGAAACTAAAGATGTATTCGCTGTTGATCCACATCGTGGTGTATTTATGAGCGGCGGTATTCGTGCTGGTTGGGGTGATATCGGCGGCTGGTAGATTACTGACGCAGGCTTGACAAAGAAAAAAAATAATAGTAAAATATATCTAGGAGTTGGAAATAAGACTTCTACTAATAGAGAATTTGCCGAAGAATTATATTTATATCTTATTAAAGAAATCTATTTAGCGCCTGATAATTTAAGTAAATTTGGCATGATTTGTGAGGATCATAGTTTATTAACAGAAATTAATAAATTATTAACTTCTTCTATTACATTACAAGATGGATCTACGACGCAAGTTTTAACTAGTGGTATTTAGATTGGTATTACATATGAGTCAATTTTATAGTATGTTCATAAATATTTATTAATTATATTACGAAATGAATATCCTGAAATACCAACATTATTAGAGCATTTCTTCCCTGCCATTGCAACACACTAGGCTGAGGGTGAAATAAAATCTAATTATCTACTATTTAGAGATGATGTTGCGCAAGTACAAGTAGAAGAAGGCAGATGGGTCTAGCCAGAAAATTTAACAAATATTTTCTATTATTTAAATACAATGATTCCTTTACATAAAATATTATATACTGATGGTTATATTGAGCAATACAGATATAAGTTTATTTATATAAATAATGGAGAAATTATCAATTTAAAAGAACATGAAAAAGAAATTGATTTAGTTTATGCTTCTTTAAATTCAAGTAGTAGTTTAAATAATGCAGATGATGTAGGTAATTATTATATTTGGAGTGGTCCAGCAGGACAACCAATGTCTAAATAGAATCGAGGCACTTTTAGTGTAGATTATAACGGTGATTTATATGCTGAAAGTGGTACTATTGGTGGCTGGGGTTTTACAGATACAAAATTATACAGTACAATAAGATTGTAGGATTATGTTTATGATGAAACTGGTCGTCGTAAAAAGAATTCTTTAGGACAATATATTCGTACAGAATCTAATTCATTTGTTGCAGAATTAGATGTAGGCATGATTAACGGCAGCGCAGGCGTTAAATACCCTTATTTTGCTTTACTTAATAAATCTATTTTGTTAGAAAGTGGTGCTGGTGGAGCAGAAAATACATTTGCGCGTATGGGATTTTATTATGATCCAACTCTTCATTATGCCGATCGTATGCTTCGGCGTATTGATTTACCAGATATTCCATATGAGATACATGCTGAAACTGGACACATTGTATATGCTACACAAATTCCTCTTGAGTATTATCATAATGGTTTATTAGAGTCGTATGTCGTTGATATTGAACCACATGTTAATGGACCGACTTATGTATAGACCGGTGGATATAACATAGCAATTGACGGTACAAAAGGTACAATTCGTTTAGGCGAATGTATGAAACGTGAAGTGCATATGGTATAGGCTGTTGATGATAATAATCAGCCTATGGTAGATGAAAATGATTAGCCAGTAATGGTGCCTGCAAAAGATGAATGGGGCGAAACTATTTATGATACGAATTATTATCCTGCTATTGAATTAAATGGTCAATCTGGTACTATTAATCTTTATCATAATAATGTGGTATTAGATGGTAAACAAAATAGAGTATCTATTGGTGTATATGATGATAATGGTGAAATTGAATTGGTCGGATTTAAAATTTCAAGTCAGGACTATAGCGGACCATTTGAATATATTACATGGAATCAAAAAAGCGCAGTAACGTTGGGTCCAAGTAGTTACAGTGGTACGACATATTCCTCAGATAGTAGTGGAACTACAAAAGTTACAGCTGGTTTAATTCGTTAGCAAGTAGGTAATGGTTTTGATAGTCATACATATGATTATTCTGAGAATGATGTATTAATGGCAATTTTAGGTCGCACATAGTTACCAACAACATGGGATACAGAGCAAGGGCTTGGTACGACCGCGGAAGGTGTTGAAATAACTTTAACTGATGCTGATAAGATTGTTTCTGGTAATTATGTATTATATGGTTCTGAATTACGTTTTATTTTAAATACTGACAATTCATATATGAAAGCGCATAATCTTTCTCATGACCATCAATATTTAGGTTTTTCTGCCGTAGCAGGATGGAAAGAATATGTCGATAATGAAGGTAATGTTATTTCTTATGCTGAAACAGCGAGTGATAGTGAAGAAACTCGTAAATAGCATATCATTTTAACACCAACTAGTAATTTAATTAATTATTCAACTGAAATTTATGGTTTATTATATAAGTGGAATTTAGCAGCATAGTGGGTTAATGCTACTTAGAAAGTTTATGCTGGTTTAGGTTGTTATGGACCAGATGGCATTTATGCATCATTAAATTATGTTAATCAAAAATTGGCTGATTTAGCGGGACAAATTTCATCATTGGCAAGTAAAATAAATGGTAGTATGGGTAATCTAACAAAAGTCATTTAGGCACTTGCCGGTGGTCCAGAGGGATTAAATGAAATTATAGGCAAAGGTTTATCATTTGATGGAGAGCATACTAAAAATGACATCTGGAGCATGATGCAAGATAGTAAATCAACCGCAGACAGCGCGGCTCAAACTGCACAAGAAATAAAATCAGGTGTAACATCGCTTGAAACACGAGTTACTAAAACTGAAAGCGATATTAGTAACAAAGCAAATAAATCACATGCGCATCATGTTAGTGGTGCATGTTCAGTTTCTGTCCCAGAACATGGAACATGTAATGGTTCAATTAATGGTATAGCAGAAGCAGCAGGTTAATATTATAACTACTTTTAGGAGGAAAAGGATATGACTTTAAATAGTATTCAAACAATGGATTTACTTAATACTTTACGTGAATTGCAAGAGATGAAATTACCTTTTAAGATTAGTTTAGTATTTGCTAAGAATATTAAACTATTAGAAAAGGAAAATGAATTTTTCACTGAACAAGAACGTGAATTTGCAATGAAGTATTTAGAGATTGATCCTGAGACGCAGCAATTTGTTGAATCTGCGCCTGGAGTTTTCAAAATTAAAGAGGACATGATTGAAGAATGTCAAGAAGCCAGAAAAGCTTTAAATGATTTTACAGTAGATGTAGATTTGAAGAAACTTAAAGCTGAGGACTTTGAAAAATTTGAATTTACACCTAAACAGGTTGCAGGTTTAGAATTGATAATTGATGAGGAGGAGTAAGCGATGCCGGCTACAACAAAGCTTTATCCGCCTGTTATAGCTGGTACTTTACCTTCAATGATTTATTCAAAGGGACCCTTATTAAGGGTCCCTTTTTCAATGAATCGTGCGGTTGCGGCATCACAAGTAACAGGTTTGCGTATGAGATTACGTACAACAAATACTGATACCATTTTATGTGAAGTAGATTTAAATGTTAATACTGAAGCGCCAAACATATATCCAATTACTAGTACAAGTACCGCGGAAGATTCATTAGTTGCAGTATTTTCTTTATTACCTTGGCGACAGAGATTATCAATAGGCCAATCATATAAAATACAAATTGCTTTTATAGATAAAGATAACGCTTGTGGATATTATTCGACTGTTGCTATTGTTAAATGTACAAATGATATTACTGTCAATATAGTTGGTTTAGATTCTTTTGGTAATAATTATGACTTCCAAGAATTTACTGGTGAATATTTAAATAGTGATACCACGGAAGTTGTTTATCAATATAAATTTGATTTATATTCATCATCATATGAATTAATAGAATCTAGTGGATGGTAGCCTCATGCTGAATATGGCGATACAGAAGCTGGGCGTAGTGAAGATCATTGGTCTCTTGGTAAAATTTTAATTGTTGATGAATACTATCTTTTACGTTATGTAGTATAGACTAATTCATTCTAGGAAATATCTTCTCCTTGGTATACTATTATTGCCGGGACAGGATTGCCAAGTGATACTCGCGCACCTTTAAAAGCAGTTTTAGATTATGACAATGGTCTTATCAAAATTAAATATAATGCTATTTTTGACACAAATGCTGGACGATATGAATTTTCACGTTCTAGTTCAAAAGATAATTTTGGTAGTTGGACCAAATTATTTAATTTTTCTTTAACAGAAGATATGGTTACTGGTTAGTATTTTTATACTGATTTTATGGTAGAACATGGTGTAACATATCGTTATTCAGTGCGACAGTATAATAGTCGTGGTCTTTACTCACGTCGTACTATTTCAAATGATGTAACTGCATATTTTGAAGATTTATTTTTATGGGATGGAGAACGTCAATTAGATATACGTTTTAATCCTAAAGTTACTGCATTTAAACGCACTTTGAATGAATCGAAAAAAAATACAATAGGTTCTAAATATCCAAAATATTTTAGAAATGGCGTTGTAGATTATAAAGAATTTTAGCTATCTGGTTTATTAAGTTATCTCATGGATAGAGATGGCTATTTTTATTCAAGAGAAGAACTAGGCTATGGTAATCATGAAGATGAAACAGATATTACAGATGAAAATCTTACACTTGAACGACGCTTTAATATGACAGCTTTATAGTGGTTAAGTAATGGCAAACCAAAATTATTAAAAAGCCCAGGTGAAGGCAATTATATTGTATATCTAATGAATAGTTCATTAACACCTAATGATAGTGTTTCACGTATGCTACATACGTTTTAGTCACAAGCTAGTGAATGCGGTAATGCTGATGATTTAAATGATTTAATTAAATTTGGGTTATATAAAGCACCTTATGATGGTACTTCTACTAGTGCCGCGGTACATCAAACATTTACATATTATACTATTTCATTAACTGACGTATTTAAAAATCAAAATGTAGAAACACCAAGTTTAAATGTATATGAGGGTGTTGGCTCTTTAAAAATTGAAAATTGTGTTCCTGGCACTATGTTTAATTTACGTATCGTTGGGGTAGATGGTATAACTACTGATTATCGACATATTACTATTGGCGCAACTGGGTATTATGCTTTAACATTACCAACAGGGTCTTTAATTAAAGAGATTACTATTGGACGTGTTTAGGAGCCAGCTTCCATTTACGATACTTTATATAATGGAGTAGTAACGGTAGGCGCAATTACAAAATCTGATTTTAATACCGTAAATTATTGTAACCCAGTAGAAGAACTTTGTATTCAACGTTGGGGCTTAGGGCCACAAGTCAATTTATTGGATTGCATGTTGCCAATTTCACGTTTATATAAATTAAAATTTTCACGTTTTACAGGTTAGTCAGTTTAGGCAACTGAATATATTAAAGATAATACTACATTATAGTATCATGATGGAGTATATTATCGAGGCGATATATTAATACCTTATTTTGTATTAGATAGTGTAGGAACCACAATGGATCCACACATTTTTGTGACAAAAGGTCCAGATAAAGAAAATGAAAATACGTATTATTATTATGGATATGGCGCAGGTTCCCATATTGATTATACCGCTTAGCTTTAGTTTGAAGATGGCAGTGTAATTAATTTAAATTTAGATTCTTTAAGAGGGACTTAGTTATTTACATAGTTTAAATCAATTCCAACGAAAATTACTGCTGGTAATGGTGTTTTGGTAGAAATTTCTTGTCAAACACAAGAAGCAATTTACCAAACTCATAGAGATGATACTCAACATTACTATGATAATTATATTCGCGCAAAACGAGAATTACAAACTTTTATTCATTCTCCACAAAGTTGGGAGAATACCGATGAAAGTTTGCATGCTTTACAGTATCAGTGGGTTACGCACTACAATGAATTAATTATTACATATAATCGTGCTTTATATGATTATTCTAAAGCCTTGAAAGCAATTTGGGGCAATATAACATCTGCTTTATCAGATATTGATATTTATAATATTGATGCGTATAAAGACAATTCTTTAGCAGATGAAACTTTGATATTAAATAATCATGCTTATACAACTGGTGTAACTTATGCAGATAGCGGGAAAAAACCGACACGTAAAAATATAGGAGGAACCTCATTATGACAGCAGCATTAAATGATCCTTCTATGTATCTATTGGATAAAACGTTTTTGAAATAGTTAGACGAATATCCAGTACGAGTTATTTATTGTCGATTAATTGCATTAACTTTTGATGAACGAGCGAAAGGTATTTTAGAAGGATAGGTAGTTAGCGGTTCTATTAACGTCACAGGTGAAAGTGCAATGCGACGCACTTGTCAAATTCAATTAACTTGTGAATATGATAAAATTAATTTCACTGAAATTGATTGGACATTACAAACAAAATTTAAATGTTATATAGGACTATAGAATTTTATTAACGATAAATATCCTGATATTATTTGGTTCCCGCAAGGCACATTTGTAATTACCAATTTTGCTCATACATTAAATGATAAAACATATACGATTAATATTACTGGCAAAGATAAAATGTGTTTATTAGATGGAACTGTTGGCGGGAAAGTTTTTGCTGCACATGATTTTGGCACTACTTATATCTATGAAGGTGGTATGTATAAAGGAGAAGAAAAAGAAGATATACGTACTATCGTTAAAGGTATTGCACATGATTATGCAGGTGAGCCTTATAGTAACATAATCATTGAAGACGTAGATGATGTAGCTGTTGAATTATTAGATAATAACTCAAAAAATGTGAATGTTTATGTATTTAATATTTATACTTTAAATACTACTTCAACGGTTGAGTATGGTGAGTTATTAGACGGCAACAATATGTTTGATTTATCAAGTGAAACAACACAAATGATGTTGATTGATGATGAAAAATATGCGTATGCAAAAACAATTCCATTTACGCAATGTCAAAAGCTAGAAGAAAAATTAGTTTGGATGAAATATCATGAAAGTTTAACTGGTAATTTTATTCATAATCATATTGGTTATCATTTTGAAGTTGGTGCTGAATATGGTGAAACCATTGGTTATCGTCCGACAGATTTAACATATGCTGGTGATTTAACTTTATCTGTTGGTGACCCAGTAACAAAAGCACTAGATATGATTGTAAAAATGCTCGGTGAGTTTGAATATTTTTATGATGTATATGGTCGTTTTCGGTTTCGCCGCAAATTAGTATATAGTAATATTGCTTTTACTAATGAAGTAGTTACTAATACAGGTGAAGCGCGGAAAGAGCGTTATTATGCTAGCGCAGCGGATGTAAGTAAGTATTCTTATCAATTTACTTCTGCAAATTTAATTAGTAGTTTTTAGAATACACCTAAGTTAGATAATATTAAAAATGATTTTTCTATTTGGGGAGAATAGACTACTTCTTATAGCACAAGAAAAATTCATATGCGTTATGCTATTGATGATAAGCCATTAAAATATTTTCGTTTAGTAAAACCCACGACAGCAGGTATTATTGAAGACTTAAAATGGTATTGTACTTAGGAATATTTTGATCGTATTGCTGCGGACCCACATGATCCTTGCGCGATACCTATTACAGAATAGGTTGTATAGACGCCTTATGATTGGCGTGATTTAATTTATTTTATGGCTTATGATCGTCAATAGAAAGATAGTCATGTTAAAGAATCAACAATTACTAAATTGGCAAATAATAATGCTGGTTCTGCATTATGGTCTATTGGTAGAAAAGAAGTTGAAAGATGGGAAGCAACAGATACTACTGGTTATAAAGACTATTATGCTGATGTATTGGCTTTTTGGCCTTTAGTACATAATGTAGATATATTGCCACCAAATCCTAGTGATAAAAAATATCAAAACGCTTATAGTGCATATGAAAATGCTTAGGCAGAATATAATAACTGGATAAATAATGGTAAATGGAATCCGAATGCTTTTACGTATGGTCAAGTTAATGGTAAAGAATATGTTAAATTAGTTAATCCATAGAATTTATTATTTTGGTTTGATTTTATGGAAGACAATCCTGATATGTAGAAATTTAAATGTTCTGTTATTGGTCATCGTTAGCAAATGCTGACCGATGATAAGGTACGTGCAATTTCATATCATTCTGTACCAAATGTTATTTTTGAAGATATTAAAGATACTGATACAGAAGATTTAATATAGAATTATACCACTACTGACGATACTATTAATTATGTCATTTTGCGTATTCCAGATTGGGCTAAAAATTTACTACGTACTAGCACAAGAGGGAAGAGTTGTGTTGATACATTAGAAGGATTATTATATCAACATACTTTTTATCAAGAAACAATCAATTTATAGTGTGTACCAGTATATTATTTAGAGCCTAATACAAAAATAATTGTGAAAGATGAAAAAACTAAAATTTATGGTGAATATTTAATTAAATCATTTAATTATAGTTTTACTCATGATGGTTTAATGTCGATTTAGGCTACACGAGTAACTGATGATATTTTGTGATAAAGGAGTTTAAAATTTATGGATGCAATTAATTTTTATCAGATTACCTGGGGTGGAGATTCTAATTTAATTAATGTTCCTGCAGGTATTACAAGAGAGCAGTTGGTTAATGGCACCGCATTTGAACCATTTTATCCAATTACTCGTTTAGGCATTTAGGCTGCGCCAGGCACACGTTTTTTTGTTAATAATGATGTCTATCCAATTATGATTGGTCCATCTGGCATTTGGGAAATTGATGCAAGTGCGGGAGCATTAATTCGTTTATTACAATTTGATAATAGTAGTATTGACTTAAATATAACCGCGCAATCAGTGCCTTCAATTATAATTGATATGATGTATGCGGGGGAGGGAATATCATAATATGCCTGAAAATTTTTATGGTAATTTAACAACTCCTTAGCAACCTACTTTTGTATTTGATAAGGTTTATACATCACGGTGGGAATTGATGCAGCATCAAGATGATGGAGTATTAGTAGGTCGTTATGCCTTAGTGACTTATGGTGCAGCAGAAACTGTTTTAGGTTATTATAATAATAACAATAAAACATTTTATCATACATATACACAGAATACACAAGTAAGTCCGCAATTTGATAATGTAATTGATCCAAAACCAGGTGTTGTATATGAAAATTTATTGGCTGGTTCTTGGAGAACAAGATATTATTATTATACAAATAGTGGCTATCATATGTGTAGTATGGAAGAGGGAGCAGAATTTAATTTAGCCGAAATTGATGAAGCTGATCCTTTATATACATATTTTGATAATATATTTCAAGATATTACACATAGTTTAGAACCTGCGCATAACTCAGTATTTATTAAATTATATTCTAAAGATTAGGGATATTATTATAGAGAAATCGCTAGTTTGAATGAATATTTACCACAAGTAGAATGTATTATTGATGCTCCATTCACTGGTGGCTATGTTAATGTTAATATGAATAATGAGCGTCTTCGTGCGCCTTATTTACTTAAAAGTGGTTTGACATATGAATTACATATGTCACAAACTCCATTGTATCGTATTGGTAGTATTAAAGAATATAATACGGAAGGATTTTCTCCTTTTGAGCATTGTGATAAGAATTTAATAGAAAATTCTTTTTTAAATGTTGGGCTTACTTATCAACCTACTCATTATAAATCATATCCTTATAATGCACGCGACATAAATGCTGCTTCAGGCTCTGCTTCCCCATCGGCAACAGGGGCATTACCAGATGTATATGACATACATATTAATTTTGCTGAGATAGGTAATACTATTGCTTAGGTATGGGACGTAGTATATGGAAGTGGAGTGGGTGTTGCAACCGAGACAACTTCAGGTCAATTTGTTACAAGAAGAACGCCAAGAGATACTACTATTAATTCAACTTATGAGGTTGCGCATAATGACCCAGGTGGTAAAGATACTTATACTTTACGTGGTATTGCGAATACTATGTTAGAATTAATTGGCTATGAGGGACACGAACGTGAAGAAAATGGTCGCGGAGAATGGCATTATAAAGATTTAGATAATGCAGATCAATACATTCCTAAAGACCAAATACCTCCTGAGGGATGGACACCAGTATATGATTTAACAACTGTTCGTGGCTTATTAGCAAAAGGTATGGAAGTTTCTGATCAATTAGATCATTTAGATGCTACATTAATTAAAGCCAATGAAGATTTAGAAATTATTGAAGGATTACTTGGTGAAAATGATAGTGAAAATGTAGATACCGCTACAATTTATGGTATGTTGAATGTTTTATCATAGGATATCGCTGATGTATAGGCACAAATTGGCACGCCGCAAGATACTATGAATGAAAATGCTGAACCAACTATTTGGGGTATTTATAATAGTTTATCAGGCATTGATTTAACATCTGTTATTGCTTTATTAGGTCGTGGAGAAAAACACGCAGATGAAGACACAATTTTAAACAGATTGGCAGCGCTAGAAGACTGGCAAGAAGAAGTAAGTTCTTATTGGGTTCTTGGTGAGAATGGAGTATTGGCAACTGCTTATCCTGTTGTTGTTGGGAATACGTTTGTGGCTATGGATGAAAATAATAAAGTACGTGGAGCAATGTGGGCGAGATAAACTAATCTGTCTTATGTGATTTTGAATATAATAGAAAGACCAAGCCATATAGAAAGGGAGTGAAAAATGTTATGCCTGACAACGAAGAGCGTGTTCTATTTCGGGTTGGTACAAAAGCGGATTATAATGCATTAGAAGAAAAGTTAAATAATATTTTATATTTTATTACTGACACTGGTGAATTATATAAGGGTACTACGCTTATTTCAACGAAATAGCGTGTATTTAATTATACTGCGATTGTACCTAGCACAGCAACGGCAGCGGATGTATTTATTTTAGCAGCTGGCGCGGATGCAGAAAAAGTAGTTGGTGATATTGTTTTATGGCGAAAAAATAATACAATTATGACTGGTTTATGGACTGGTACTACTTGGGTTATTTTAAATGAGCGAATTGCTGCTTAGAATGTTATTCTTTCTAATGGTAAAAATCTGGAAACTGCCCTTTCTGAAAGTGCTTTGGGTGCCGTTGATGATGAAACTATTGTCAATCATAACAATGCTTTAAGTCTTAAAGGATTTGAAGTTGAGTATTATACTTATAATACTTCAACTCAACAATACGTTAAGGTTACAGTAGATGCCACTCATCCTTGGCGCGATGGGCTTGTTCCTCGTATTATTACCTATAACAATAATTTAATTTTTGGATGGGTAGTTGCGGAAGATGTTTCGGCCCTTGCGAGAGAGGTTGCAGATTTACAAGTTCTAAATGCTAGTAATACTCAGCGCATTTCTGCGTTAGAATCAACAGTTGGTTCAATTTTTACATATCGTGGAGAAGCAGAAGAATTAAATGAATTATCTCCTGTTAATGGCGATGTTTATACTGTTGATAATAAAAACTATGTTTGGAATGGCACTGAGTGGATTGAAACTGCTGATGTATTATCTGGCTATGCAACTGACCGCGAGGTTGCGGCAGTAGATTCTAAAATTACAACTTTAGAATCATTAGTTGGTAAGCCTGCTGAATTAGATAGTGTTTCTGGTGAGATGAAACCTGCGACAGGATTATTTGCAGATTATATTTCAAATGTTAAAGTCGGAAACATTAATTTAATTAAAACTAATAATACAGTTACTTTACCAACGTTTAATGGCGTAGCTAGTGGTCTTGTTCCGGTGTATAGTGGCAATGGCAATAAATCTTCTTTAGTATTAAATGCTTTAGGCGAATGGGTTACTGCTGGCGGTGCTGGTGGTATGGATTCTCGTATTGGAGATTTAACTATTAACAATATTCAATATAATACTGTAGAAGAATATGTATAGACTGCTGTTGATGCGGTTGTGCTTCGCTGGGAAGCGATTAATAATTAAAAGGAGATGAATGGTACATGAGTAATGTAGTCTTTAAAAAAGGCTTGTTAGATAATCTAAGCAGCGCTGCTCTAGTAGATGGTTAGATTTTAATTACTACTGATGAACAAGCCATATATTTAGACCATGACTTTGGCGGCACAAAAGGTCTCCAACGTATTCGTTTGGGCGATACTGTCAGAGTAACATAGTCATGGGCTACATTCCAAGCTGATACACAAGGTAATACAAAAGCTAAAGATGCAATTTATTATATCGCAGCAGAAAATATTTTGTGCGCTTGGGATGGAACCAGATGGAAGCAGATTAATGCTCAAAAAGAATTTACTGAATATGTCAGTGCTTTTATAACATCTTTAGATACCGATGGTGGGCAAATTACTATTACTCAAGCATTAAAGAATGGTAATGATGTTTTAAGAAGCACTAATTATAGATTAGTTGATAGCAGTACTGTTAAATTTACCTAGGACAGTAGTAGCACTACTGCTTCTCCTGCAATTACGGCAGAATCAGAAGTAGATACTGCAAAATTAACTGCTACCGCGGTAACTGGTGGTACTTTATTGAGTATCGGAACCGAGTATAAAATTGGCAATGGTCAAGCTAATACCCGTAGTGGAGATAATCTTGGTAATATTACTATTAAAGGTGCTGGCGGTGCAGCCGTTAGTTTAAGTGAGTCTAATGCAACAAATACCAAAGGTACAGTTACTATTACCACTGGTAAAGATGAGTATTTAACTTATGATGGTGAAGAGGGTATTTTACAAGGTAAATGGTATGCTTCTTTACCTTCTAGTGGTACTCCTCAAGGCACTGTTTATATGTCTGGTGCAAAATTGGCACCAAAAATTTCGTATGGTCAAGCTGGTAGTAAAACGACTGTTAAAGCAACTGAAAATTCTACTGGTAATGGCACGTCTCGTGTTACTACTTTAACATGGGATTTAGATGTTTATAGTACAAGCCAAGTTGATTCTTTATTAGGCGCAGTTAATGCGATGACGTTTAAAGGTGGATTGACTTCTACAACTACGGCTTTACCGACATCTAATATTTCAATTGGCGATACTTATGCTGTCTAGTCAGGTTTCACTATTGGCGCAGACCAATATTTACCAGGTGATATTGTTATTGCGAGTGCGAAAGATGGATATTCAGAAAATGCTACTACTGGTTATTTACCAGCGAATGGTATTGAATGGACTCATGTAAGATCAGGTGAAGACGTTACTGCAACTTATATGTTCAATGCAGATAGCGATTCTAACCAAATTACATTAATTCGTAATAATAATACTTATGGTACTATTAATTTTGATAATAAATTTACTGTATCTTCAACTGGCTCTGGTGCCGGTAGAGTTGTAAGTGTTGGACATGCTGCTAGTACATTTACTCCAGTTACTTCTACTTCAACCATGGTAGGCGCAACAGCTACTAATGGCGTTGTACAAATGCAAAAAACATTTGTTACTGGAGTTACTTATGATTCTTCTGGTCATATTAATGGTTTAACAACTGAGACAATGACTATTACTGATACTCGTAGCGGTATCACTAACATTGCCAACAGTGTTGATCTTGATGTAAATTCTGCTGAATTAATTAGTACCTTTACTTTGGCCGATGGTTCTAACAATAAGAAGACATCACATTATATTGAATCTTCTTCATTGGCATTAAGTGCAGGCACAAATAGTAATGGTGTTGCTATTAATTTAGTTTGGGGTTCATTTTAATTAATTATATAGATTATCATAGCCATAAGAATTCATTCTTATGGCTATGATATTTAGAGGAAAGGAGTACAAGTATGGCAAGTAAAGCTTCTGTTTCCCAAGATGCGTTTTCTGTTTATCGCGGTACTGAACATGCGATTGATGGATTACCAACTACTCCTGGCGCTGTATATTTTACTACAGACACAGAGCGTCTTTATTTTGATGATGCTGACGGATTAAGACACTCTGTTGGCGCATCTGGGATAAAATTTGTCTATGGCTCACAAGTAGAAAGTTTATTGCCTGCTCCAAGTGGTCACGGTGCAGCATCAAATATCTTCCCTCGCTCAAGTATTGCTGAAGCATATGAAGAAATGGGAGTTAAATAGGAGACCTATGGAGCGAATGATATTATTTTAAACAAAGATGGTTCATTATATCGTATTATAGATATTGATGATGAAAATTGCTATGTTACAAAAATTTTAGTTGCTGGTACTGGTGGCGGTGGTGGAGAAGGCGAGCAATCTTCTGGTGTTACCGTATTAGTTACTGAAAGTCCATTAGCAATGGTTGTTTCTGGTACAAGCATTACTTTGAAAGCTCGTATCTTAGATAGCTTAACACGTGAAGGTCATAATGGTACTTTATATGTAGAGTTCTATGCTAGCGAAGAAGCAGTAGCACCATTCCGTGAAACCATGATGATTGGTCGTTGCGATGTTAATGCTGGTGAAACTACGGTTGAAATTCCTTATAACTATTTGCGTGTAGGTACTAATATTTTAAAACTATATGCAACTGTTAATGGACGTAAATCTCCTAAGAGTTGGGAAAATGTTCAAGTTATTGATATTCATTTGGTTGCAAATGAAATTTTCTGGAAGCCTCGTGAGTTAAAAAATGCAGAATCCTTAGATGACTTTGATTATGCATATACTGTAACCTATGATACTTCTATGAGTCAAACTGATTTTAATGCTTTAATTGATACGTCAAATATGAAAATATCAGCCACCATTGATCGCGGACTTACGACAGAACGCACTATTACAAGAGACGTTACTTCAGCCAGTGGTGCGGTTCCTTTGGCAGATTTGTTTATTGACGCCGCACACGGTAATCATTCATTAGACATCGAAGCGACAATGACATTAAATGGTGTAACCATTCCTATTACAAGTGGCTTACATTATGAAATCGGTTGGTTCGTTACTGGTAATTTAACACCAATTATTTGGTCTCCTTTCCAACATGAAGCGACTTTTGAAAACTATACTTTAATTACCATTCCTTATATGGTAGTTGATCCTTCTAATAATGCTTCTACAGAAGTCTTCTTCTATGTTAATGGTGAAGAAGTTAGTTCTTTAGATGTAGCATATAATCCTAATGATTATAACTATTGGGAAGTTGGTAATTATCAATTAGGACAAAACGTATTTACTATTGTTGCTGGTCAAACTTCTTGGACGACTGAAGTAACAATAACACGTAATTCACAATACACTCTTGAACCTGAAAAAGATGCTGTATTAGAATTATCTGCTACTGGACGTTCTAATAATGAATCAAAAATTAAGCGTGCTCAATGGAATAATACAGCAAAGAAAGCAAGCAACAATATATTAAAGACATATAATCTTACAACTCAATCATATGAAAATGCACCAATTGAATTAAATAATTTTAACTGGTACAATAATGGTTGGTTGAAAGATGATGATGGTAATACTTGTTTAAGAGTATCTAATGGCGCATCTGTATTTATTCCTTGCTCAGTTTTTAGTGCTGGCGGTAACCAAACTTATGAATTTGAATTTGCTATTCATAATGCAACAGACTATTCACGATTAATTGAAACAAGAACAGTTTATTTAACTTATGAGCAATTAACTGAAGTAGATGAGAATGGCGAAAGAAAATATAAATATTATGATTCCGATTTGCAAGAAGCATTTGCTTATGATGAGAGTAAATACCATGCTAATGAGAAAGGTCTTGCTGTTGATCAAGATGGTAATTTAGTACCTCAAGAAAATCCGCTTACTGGTGGTGAAGTTCTTGCTCGTACAGTTACTACTAACGGCCGCGGCACGTTCTTACAGTATTATGCTTCTGATAAAGGTTTAATCTTAGGTACTCAAGAAGCATTCTTGGCATTATCTAAATCTTTGTTGGTTAATGCACGCTATACAGATGATGTTCGTGTTAAAGTTTCTTTTGTTGTTTCTCAAAATCCAGCATTTAAGATGGAAGATGGTTCAACAAAAACATTAGGTAAGCCTGTAATTTTTGCTTATATTAATGGCGTTATTACAAATATTTTAACCTTCCCAGCAGACTCTTCATTTACGCAATCATTTGCGCAGAATTTGGATCCAAATACACGTCGTGAAGGTTTATATATTTATTCTGATTATTGCGATATTGACCTTTATAATATTCGTATTTATGAGAATGACTTGCCTTTCAGTAGTATTACTCAAAACTGGACCGCAGATGGCCCAACATTGAGAATTAAAAAAGAGCGTTATGATAAAAACCAGGGTATTTTAGATCCTAAGCAAAACTTTATCGAATACGCTAACGCTAAAGCAAAAAAATTAATTCCTATTATGGTAATTAAAACTGATAAAATTGACGGCGTTAAAAAATTAATGGATGAATTGCCATATAAAAAGGGCGATAAGTACGGATGTAATATTCGTTATTATGATCCATTTGATCCAGAACGTTGTTGGAAAGCTACAAATGTTACTATTGACGTACAAGGTACTTCTTCACAAGGTTATCCACGTCGTAATTTCTAGCTTAAATTAAAGCAAGGTTCAGCAGACTGGAATGATAAAGATAAAGTAGCAGAACCAAATCCATTCCAAATTTGTTGGTGGGATGGTGATGAAGCCAATATTGCAATTACCGAAGCGGATTTAAAAGTAAAAAATAAATATATCAAGTTTAAACCTAATGCTACTGACCCAAATAAGAATAAAGGTACAATAGTTATTGGTACTAAAATTAATGGACAAGATTTCGCATTCAGTATGCAAAATAAGTCATTAGTATTAAAAGCTGATTATATGGATAGTGCTTCTTCTCATAATACTCCCGGCGCAAATTTAGTTGCTTATTTGGCAGGTAATTATTCAGGTGCTGGTTATGATTTGCGGCACCCATTAAAGAGATTAGATCCAGAAGGTGCTACTGAAAATTATCGTACTACTGTTTTTGGTTTCCCAATCTTATTATTCTGGGAAAATGGCGCAGGCGACATTAAGTTTGTTGGACGTTACAATATTAATACTCATAAAGAATGTGAAAACACTTTTGGTTTTACTTATGAGGAAAAGGCTAATCCAGATTTTGATCCTACACAAGAAGAATCTGATGATAATCCTTCTGTAATTCCAGCAACTCATAAATATTTGCACACATTGCAAGTAACTAAAGTCAATGATGATGAAGATGATCCTAACTATAAAGAAAATATGAAGACTGGTACATTGAAAACAATTACCAATCCTACATATGCTGATGTTTGTGAATGTTGGGAATTCCGTCAAAATCAAGCTGGTCATGGTAAGTTCCAAGATGACTCTGTGGCAGATAACTGGTTAGCAACAAGTACAACTACTATTAATGGACAAGAAGTTCAATATTATGAAATTTCTGAACATTTTGAACAGCGTTATCCAGAAATGGTAGGTACAGGTGTTGTTTCTGGTAAAGATGGCGATGGTAATGCCTTTGAATGGGTAAATCGTACTGAAAACTTGCATAGACTTTGGGATTGGATTCGTTAGACTGACGTTACTTCTTATATTGGCAGAAAAGCTTCTCAGCCAGTACGTGATATTGGTACAAAATATTATCGTACATTATCTACTGAGTATGAACCAGGTGTAGAATATTATCATTATGATAGTGATACAAATGAATACACTCCTGCTACCATTACAGTTGCAAATCATGTAACTAAAAAGGGTGCGTATTTAACAGACCATTTAACTCTTGATCCAAAAACTGGTGAAATTAAAAATAGTAACCTAAAAGATTCTGCAGACATTACTTTTGAAATTACTGATTCAAGTAAGATTTGGAGTTTCTTAAAATCTTTAGAAACCGATGATAAAGAACATACTAATGAAGAATATGTTGGTGAGCAAGGCTTTATTTATAGTAACGATGGTACTAATGAAGAACCAAATTGGCGTTGGCATTATGGTTCTCATGTCGTTGATTTAGCAAATGACTTAGGTATTACCTTTGTTAATGTTAATAATAGTGATTCAACTTATTGGGTCAAATATATAACATTAAATTTAAGTATTGATATTGATGGTTTTGATGCTAGCGTATTATATGAGAAATTTACTATTGATAATGACAGATACCGCTTAGCTAAGTTCCGCAATGAATTTAGCGAACATTTAAATTTGGCTTATGTACTTTTCTATTTTGTATTCACTGAATTCTTCTTACTATATGACTCTCGTCAAAAGAATATGATGCTTGCTTCTTGGGGTCCTGAACGTGAGGGCGGAGATTATATCTGGTATCCTATTTTCTATGACTTAGATACGCAGTTAGGTATTAATAACTCTGGTCAGGTTTATTGGGATTATGATGTTGATGCAACTCCTCCTTTAACAACAAGAACCGTATTTGACGACAATGGTGTCGCTAATATTGAGGTTTATTCTGCCAGTGGAACTACAGACTCTATTTTCTCTGGTAATGGTTCGGTTTTATGGAATAACGTTCAGTTGTGTTTCTCTCGTGAAATTGCTAACTTGTATAAAGCAATTCGTGAATCTTTAACACAAGAAGCGATTACGCAATATTATGAAACTGCAAGTAGTAACAGATGGTCTGAATCTATGAAGAACTACGATGCATTTTATAAATATATTGCTCCAGCTATTAATGGTTTAGGATATGTTGCTCCTGACCATTCAACAGTTATCACATCTGATTATTTCTATTGCTTACAAGGTGACCGTTCATTACAACGTTAGTCTTTAATTCGTAATAGATTTAATTATCTTGATTCTCACTGGAGTGCTGCGGCATATGACCCAATTAATACAAGTGCTCAAATTAAAATGCGTTATAATTTAAATGATAAGGATAGAACATCTGATGACAATATGGTTGGCCATGAACAATTTGATTCTAACGCAACATTTACAATTACACCATATTTATCACAGTATGTTACAGTCTTATATGACCAAACTGCTGCACCAAGTGTTAAATTTAAATTAGGCGGCACTGCTGAAAACGTTACTATTGAGCCACCAAGTTCAATTGGTAAGCGTGCATCTTTGGGTGTTGCTTTAACGCAGCAATTAGCTTATGTAAGAGGCCCACAATATGTTTCAAGTTTAGGCGATTTAGCTCCTAAATATTTGAATGAATTTGTGCTTGGTTCTGCAGACAGAATTCGTGAGCTAAAAGTTGGTGATGATAGGGAAGGTTATTACAACAATAATTTAACCAGCTTTGCTATTGGACCACGTGGATTATTACGCTTAGTTGATTTAAGTAATTTAAAACAATTAACTGGTGATCCAGATATTAAAGATTGTCCGAAGTTAGAAGTTTTAAAACTATTAGGTACTGAAATTGCACAGGCGCCAATGCCTGCAGGTAATGTATTAACTACAGTTTATTTGCCAAAGACTATTGGTAATTTGTCTTTGATTTCACCATTGAAATTAACTAGAATTTTAACGAGCAAATCATAGACAAGTGCTGGAAATAATCAAGAAGGTTTATATATAGAAGATTTAACTGATAAGTTAGATTATGCATTAACTACTTCTGCAATTCCAGATGAATACAATTCTATTATTCAATATTATCAAATGGATGATACTTTATTAGGCTATGATACTTATAAGATGCTAGCTTATTTGGTAAAATTAAAGAGAGAACGTATTGCTAATCCAACGACGGCACACACTGGTACTTCTGCAGATTTGCGTATCCAAGTTTTAAATGCTGATTGGACACCTTATCATCAAGTAGCTGTTGATGAAAGCTATGATGAATCACAGCAAGCAAATTATTACTATAGAGATCAAATTAAATATGTGCGTTATTTTGGTGCTGGTAATATTAATCCTAGTGTTAATATTACACAATTTGAACAAGATAAACGTGATGGTTTATTATATCTATATGATACTGAAAAAGGTGAAAGCCCAATCACTAATTTATCATTGTTTAATAATTTCATCCAAGACCGTATTAGTCAAGGCAGCATTGAAAATTATCATTTCCGTCCATTGCTAGATAGTGTTACAAATAAGAATGAAAAATTAATTCCTACTATTACTGGTAAAGTACATATCAATAATACTTCAAGTACGCCAGTAAATGAAGCAGAAATTTTTGCTTACTATCAGGCTACTGGTAATTTCAATAAACTTGATATTACCGCAAATTACGTAACAGAAGCTAATCGTGCGCGCTTTATTGAATTCTTAGATGATGAAGGTAAGAGCATGCATGAGTTTGGCACTCAAAAGTATGCAAATGGATTTGGTAATGCACAGGTATCTTATTCAGAGAATTTTGAAAAACCACGTCGTTTGCATTATGACTTTATGGGTTGGGCTATTGCTGGTGATGGCGAAAATCAATATACCGTTGAGCAATGGCGTGCCAAGGCATCTCAATTAGATAAAACCGAGGCATTAAATTTAATTGATGCTGGTACTATCCTTCCTGCAAATAGCATGGGTGAAGTTAATTTGTCTTCTTTATCTTTGCAACCAACAGGCGGCAATTTAGTTAATTATACATTAGTTGCAGTTTATTCTAAAACACCATATTTAATTACGTATATGTTTAATGCGACTACTCCTGCTACTGATTTTGATGGGAATGTATTAACTGGTACTGCTTATGCAGGCGAGCCAATTCAATTCTCAAGAGTTAATCCATATAAGGATGATTCAATGTTGCCATTGGCACAGACTTATCATTTCTTAGGATGGACCACAAAAGAAGTACCAGAAGCTAATGATGTATATTATACTTATAATTCAACTCGTACTCCAACAACAGATAAGCCAATTACGTTCTTCGCACAATTCAAAACAGTAAGCGTATATGATTATCCTATCCCTGGTACAACAGAAAACTTTAATATCGCTACTAATAATGCTCAAGGTACTGAAGTTTCTATTAGTATTAAAAAGGGATGCCCATTAGCTTACGGTAAGATTTGTATCCCAAGAACAATTACTGTTGATGTTGGCGGTGGTGAAACAGTTAATTATACTGTTACAAAGATGGCAGCCAATGGTATTATCCAAGATAATGTACCAACAGCAACAGTAGAGAATGGCCAGACACATAATGCGCAAATTACTCACATCTTCTTTGAAGGTATGAATGATGAACAAAATCCTTGTCGGATTACAGAATTTGGTACATGTGCGTTTGCTTATATGCCTAACTTACGTCATCTTGATATACCACAGTCATTAAATGTAATTGGACCTGGCGCAGTTGCTTATGCTACACGCCTAGTATTGCATGATCCAATTAATGCATCGGTTATTGGCACAAGAGCATTTATCCAAATGAACTCAGTTGGTTTGTTACGTAATAGAGACGATGCTGCTAATAAAGAAGGCGGAGCAAGATATATTGCTAATACACGTCTTGTATTAACTGCCAATGTTAATATTTCATAGATTGGATTAAGAGCATTTGAAAATATTGGCTACGAAACTATTGAATTTGGTACAGTAGATAATCCAGTTAATACATCAGCATTAGTAAGTTATGGTCAAGGTGGAGATGGCAGTCAAGCACCATTTAGACGTGACTTTACTGGTGAAGCAGGTCGTGAGAATTTTGTTAATCCACCTGTAGATAATAATGGCCAGGTTGCTTGGTTTGCTAATGATGTTAGAACTAAAACAATTATGTTATACTTAGATTTATCAGAATATAGTAGAAATGATATTATCGGTGGAATTGATGAACAGACTGGTTCTTATGGTAGCTAGTTGTGGGGTTCTTTAAGAGACACTTCTCCAAGCAGCAATCCTACCTATGGTACTCGCGTCGATGCGCCAGACTTTATTATTTATACTCCTAATGGAGATATTTAATGGAAAGGAGATACTCAAATGACACGTCAAGTTATTTATCGCTATCTTGGAACTAATGGGGTGTTAGAAACTCCTATCCACTTAGAAGATGTATATTATGTACGTTTGATTAGATTGCGCGCAGATGCTGGGAAGTTATTAACAGATGGTACGCGCAAAATGGTTACAGTGACCGTGCCAGAAGATGAGGCAACTAATTGGTATGAAATTAGTATGCGGGACGAAGTAGTATAATATATTTAATAATTTTTTGATAAGTATATAGATATCGAGGAGTGCATCTTAATGCACTCCTCGAATTATGAGAAAGGAGTAGTGGAGCTATGCTAGTAACTCAAGAATCCTTAACTAGGGGTTTAAACAGAGTTCTATTTGAGAATGAAAATGCAGAGCCAATGACTATTGGAAAACAATTGGCTGCTGACTCTGGGTTACAACAAGTAGAAACTTTGTCTCAATATTACGAAGCATTAGATATTATTCGTAATAAGCCTAATATAGATTAGACTCGCTTACCTTTGTATGTGAGAGTTCCATTTGATGAACAGTATTTTGTTATTAATACAAATAGCGGTGTTATTACTGTCCCAGCTGATTTCCAAAAGAATGGTATTGCAGTTGTTGGCGACCACCTCGCAGAAGTTGTATTCTTTGAAGTACCTCGTTACTTTGATACAATGGACTTGGCTGCTTGTGTTGGTTTAGATGAAAATACCGGCGTACATGGTTCAGTTTTAATTCAATGGCATAACGGCACATTATCTGGCACTGATAAGGCGCTTTATATCGACTATGATGATGAACATATGTGGTTTGGTTGGGCCATTTCTGGTGATGAGTCAGGCCCTGCCTCAGTAGCTGGTACAGTTGATTTTGCTGTTACATTTATTTTAAAGAACATTGATGAAGTAGTTGTTGCTGAAAAGCACACATTGGCCGCAAAGGTTGCTGTAAAGAATACTATTTCTGGTGATTTTACCGAAGATGTAACTGATTGGTCTAGTATTGTAGATAATCGTCCAAGCTATAGTGGAACTGCAAGTTTGTTACAGATGCCTGCACCTATTGTTCATTTGAATTATTATCCAAAGGGCGCTGGCGTACAGAGCTTCGGAGAAAAGAATATTGTACAAAATTATGAAGTTGTACTTACTCCAAGTGAAGATAATACTGTTGCAGAATTAGATGCTGCCGCAGCAGCTAATAAAGGACAATTTGTTGATGCACAAGTTGTTTATAAACTTTATTATAATGGTGCTGCAATCGCTGATGATATTTCTGATTCAGAAATGAAAGCACGTTTCTTAGAGCGTTGGCCAGAGTGGGATTTAGTTAATGAATCTAATCTTGTCAATCATACAATCAATAGACGTGTTGAAACTGTTCCTGCAGAGAATGAGGGCGATGAACCAACTACTACTATTACTAATATTTGGGACAGCGTATTAAAGACCAAGGTACCCGGCGACTATTATGTCAAGATTGGTAATAAGGTTGAAAAAACTGCTGGGAAGTATGAAACTCGTTGGATTGATAGTGATATGACCAGTATTCTTGCTGCTTCTGATTTTGATGTAGTACAAGAATTGCCAACTGAGTTAGTTATTAATCGTACTGGTGATAAAGAAAGCATTAGTGTTAGCGCAACTAAGAAAGACCATGAGAATGGCGAAATTAGTTATCAATGGTATAAAGATAACAATGCTATTGATGGTGCTATTGCCGCAGAATATACTCCAACTGAAGCTGGTTTATATACAGTTAATGTTACTAATACCTATCAGAATAGTTCATTAACGAAGGGCGCAGGCGTATCTGTAAATGCTCAATTGTATCCAGTTGCTCCTGCATTTGACATTGACTTGAACGCCGCTGGTACTCAGGTTGAATGTAAGATTATGAATTTCCGTGCTTCTGCGGAAATCGGTGATGACACATATGAAGCAACTGCACCAAATAAAGATGACTATAAAGCTAGTGTTGGCGTTACCGCGCAGTTTGTATCCAATGATGCTGGTGAGTTAGCCTTCAACATTACTATCGAAGACGAATATGTTACTTCATTTGAAGCACTTAACGCACAGACAAGTAACGTTGGTGTGGTTTCTGTTGATTTCTTAAAATTCTTGCAAGACCATCCTGCTTTCCAGCGCGATAGTAGCAGAGGCTTCTATATGCTTACATTTAAGGGTCGCACTCAATTGTTTGATAAAGAGATTTTCTCTGATTATTCTAAAGCAGGCACTATTCAAATTAGATGCAATGCTGCAGTTAATAAACTTACACAAGATCCACCTAACATTACTTAATATAAGGAGGGATTATTGTGGCAACTCAACAAGAAATTGCTACTGGAGTAGGAGTTGTAGCAAATCCTGAGATTACTAATCGTGCCGCAAATGTATTAAAAGCCCTTCTTTATACAATAGAGTAGAATTATCAAGATAAGATGTTGTTCGGGGTATGTCCTACTACTACTCCTTTAATTGACGTAGATTTAAATTCCCGAACAATTCTTATCGAAAATCAACCTGCTTATAAAGAATTTTTAAGTGTAGAAAAAGACCATTTAGCAGAAACGATTTTCTTTAAAGTACCTCGTTATTTTGACGATATGGATTTAAATCGTACAACCGCAGTTATTGAATATGTAAATGCGGCCGGTGAAAGTCATGTTTCGCCAATTTTATTTAAAGATTTAACGAGTTATCCTGGCTATATGGTACTTGGTTGGATAATTCAAGGTGCTGCTACAAAAGTTGCTGGACCTCTTCAATTTGGTTTAAGATTTTATCGCTTAGCCGAAGATGAAGATGATCCAAGTAATTATCATTACATATATAATTTGCGCACACAAGCAGTACATACAAAAATTTTGTATGGGTTAGATGCTTTACAACCAACTCCAGAAGAAGAAACCATTTATGAAGATGGTTAGTATTTAATTATGTTACAGAACTATAACGAATTAACTCGTTAGTTTAAAGAATTAATGGAAAGTCGCTATTGGAATGATGTAACTGAAATATCTTAATATATAGGGTTAAGTGAGTATTCACTTAACCCTTATTTTTTTTTGGACTATTTTTAATAAATTATCTAATTAGTTTTATAATACTATATAGAGTTTGATGAGATAGGAGGGGCTGAAGATTGGCACTCTTTAAAATTTTAAAAGGCTCATCATCAGCACTAGGTAAAACAGGTAACTCTACTTATAAGGCTACGGAAGGGTATGCCTATTTTACGCAAGATGATGGCAAGTTTTATATTGATATTGCTGATGCGAACTAGGCACAAGTGGGTGTCAATCGTATCCCACTGAATGCACGCGCGGCAGATTATTTAGTCGGCACAGATGTTGCTGGTAGAAACTTAATACAAAATACTTTATTTAAAGATAATAATAATTTACCAAATTTAAATGGTGTATATCATTTTACGCCAGCAAGTAATTGTACTTTAACAGCGAGCGATGCGCATGGTTTAATTTTGAAAGAAACCGCAGCTTGTTAGGCAGCTTTATATTTAGGCAGTAGTAGTAATACTGCTAATGCTAATCAAATTAAAATTAATAATCTTGACGCATTGGCTGTTAATACAGAATACACACTTGCTTTTGATTTAGATTATAAATTATTATCAGGTGCAACTAATAGCACTACTTATTATATTAATTTAGATTTATATGTAGATAAAACGACAGCTGGCACTTTTGATACAACTGCTTTGCAAAGCAAACGTGTTGCAGAAATTACATCTGCCAGAAAAGGAATAACAGTTACTGGGACAAGAGTTGAATTTACATTTGTATTGCCAACGAATATTACAATGTTGTATTTTAGATTATATTGTACTAATACAACAACTAATCAGTATGCCGCAGGTGATTTTTTACAATTAAATAATATTAAATTGGAACGCGGACCTGTAGCTACATATTGGACGCCTGCCCCAGAAGATGAACGTCGTTATCTTATTTTAAATAATAAAACATTACAATTAGGCAATAGTTATAGTTTAAGTGATTTAAATTTAGCTTCCGGTAATGGACGTATCTTTTATGGTACGTGCGCGACCGCTGCAGGTACTGCCGCAAAGGTAGTTACGTGTGCAGATTATAATTAGCTATAGACTGGTGACATATTAGTTGTTTCATTTAGTAATACTAATACTGCTGCAGTTGCTAATTTAACTTTAAATGTTAATGGTAAAGGCGCCAAAAATATTAAAAAATTATATAATGCGAATATTGCTAATTTAACATCAACTAATGAATTGCGTGCTGATGCAATCGCACTTTTTGTATATAATGGTACTTATTGGATTTTATCTAATGCTGATTATAATAATACATATTCTTATATGTTCCCATATGAGAATACTTCAACTAGCGGCGCAGCTAAACAAGCTAAAATCGCGATTGGCGGTTGGAAATTTCAATTAACAGCAGGTAAATAGTTCCCTTATACTCATTATTATGATAATACTTATCAAGGCGCATTTACATTAAATATTGGCGGAACAGGAGATAAGCCGGTTTGGATTAACGGCAAGCCATCTTCTTCTTCAAACTATACATTGCCTGGCGGCAATTATATTGTATATTATGATGGTACAAATTATCATTTCCGTACCGATGGAATTATGCCAGGTAAAACATAGACTGGTAGATATTTCCATAATGTAATTGATTATGGTACATCTGGTACTCCAAAAGAAATTTTAATTAAAACAAGAATTCCATATACTAGTGGAAACGTAATGCCAAAATTGATTTTCCATATGGATAATTATAATCCTGGACTACCAACTGAATTAGGTTTGGTTTTTTATATTTATAACGGTGAATTTTGTAATTATAGTGCAACATCTAACACTGAACATAGACCAGTAATTACTTTATCTTCATATACTGAAAATGGACAAGAATATGTTGCTATTGGTCTGGGTTTAATTGGTACTGCGGTATTACCAGAAGCATATTATATTCATTTTAATATTGATATGTTTGAATATTGGCCAAGCAATTTAACAAGAGATTATTCACAAGACTGGTCAGTCATTGATAATACGGCAGATGATGCTTCTATTATACCAACAGAGCATCGAGTAACTGTTAGCTATAAAGATTATACTGCTAAGGCTGGTAGCGCAGCGGCTTTTACCTCTGGGACAACAGTTAAATTAACTGGTGACGTAACTGGTGAGTCAAGCAGTAGCACAAAGGGATGGAGTGTTGCCACTACTATTGGGGCAGGAAAAGTAACTAATGCTATGTTAGCTGGTTCTATTGCTAATAGTAAGTTAGAAAATTCATCCATTACTATTGGCAACAAAACTATCAGCTTAGGCGGTACTGGTACTTTAGATGATATTATCAAAGCACCTACCAATATTGGTGTTGATAGCTCTTGGGATATTACTACGACAGGTGCGTATTATGTTGCTTCTAGTAATGGTTTTACTGGTACTAATAATCCAGGGACTAATCAAAATGCCCCATATGCCTATGGCGCGTTATATGTAATACGTGCTGGTAATGGTGGGGCTGTTTAGTTTTATATTAGTCATAATGCTAGCGCTGCTCAAGGTAAAGCATATGGTATTCGTTATCGTTCAGGTTGGAATGTAGTTGATGGTACAAATCCTTGGAAATCTTGGGCAACTATTTTAGATGATAAAAATTATAATTTATACACACCTACTTTAACTGGTACTGGCGCAAGTGGTACGTGGCCTATTAGCATTACCGGTAGTGCCGCAACTATTTCTACATCAGGCGGCACGACAGCTAAATTTTGGCGCGGTGATAATACTTGGTCTGACACTATTAGTGGTGGTACATTAAAAATAAGTAATCATAGTATTACTGTAGAAATTGGCGCGCAAAATGGCTCTTGGATACATTTTACAAATGGTCAAGATAAATCATACTATTTCGATCATCAAATTAGCGCAGTTAATGGTTTTAAAGTTTATAATACTAATACTGCATTAACAAATAATACTTTAATATTTGCAAATGGTGGCGGCTGGAAGATGACTGATGAGACTTGGATACGTACCGTCGGTTCAAAGAATGTTTATCAAGATAGCGGCACTTTCCGCACAGACGGCACGTTCCAAGTTGGGCCTAATGGTCAATATGCACAAATCAATAGTTCAGGTATTAAATTTGGTGATAGTGGAACAGCAGTATCTAATGGTGCCAATCTTATTACTGTTAATGGCCATATTGTTATTAATGGTTCTTATAATACTTCTAATTCATACTCAGAAGGAATTAGAATTAATAGATCTTCAAACGGTTGGTCTGTTGTAACTCTTGGTGGTACGCAAGGCACTCTTAATGGTACTGGTAATGGTGTTTGGCTAGTTGGAGCATATTCAACGCCAGCAAATGCAACAGCTGCGGCAGCAGATATTACTGATTCTAATTTTTATATTAGCTATAATGGTTCTAATAGTGCAGCAAGTCGTATTCAAGGACATGCGGCAACTGGTTGGAGTATTAGACCTCATTTAGGTATTAATATTGCTCCAGATGTAAATTATGCGTTAAAAGTCGCTGGTGGTAAATCTTGGTTACAAGGACCATTATTAATTGGTAGTAGTGATACCGCAGGTACTGGGAGCGGGCAAAACGGTTATGCTAGTGCCGACTCTGGTAGCAATAACTATATTGCATTTTATGGTGTATATGGTGATGGTCCTGCTGGTTTTAATCATACTTATATTGGTGAATCTATTTATGGACCAAAAGATACAGCTAATGAAAAAAGTGAATTATTATTATTTAAAGGTAATGATGTAAATAATACTAGTGGTCCTGATAGAATAAGATTGTTTGCTAATTAGGTAGATGTTCAAGTCTATGAAGCCGCATTATCTGGATCTTGGGATACTATTCGCGCAACTACTGGTACGCAAGTTGCTAATTTTGCTAAAGGTAAAGTAACTATTAATGGTGAAACTAATACAAAAACAGTAACCATTGCAAGTACTGCTGCGGAATCACATATTAAATTTAGCCGTAGTAGTTGGAATTATGTTACTTATCCTGATAATGCCGCATCTGTATTGGCTGTTGGCTTTGGCACAGGAGATAGTGCAAATCAACAGTTGGTTATTTATAAGACTGGACTTGTGCGTCCAGGCGCGGATAATGCTCAAGATTTAGGCGATACTTCGCATCAATGGAAAACTGTATATGCTTATAAGTTCCATGGTGATTTAGATGGAACTGCGACAGGCGCTAAATGTTTAGTACGTAATGATGGTACTGATTATAATTTAATTGGTTTGCGTTGGTTTGATATTAATGGTACGGCGGGACATGCCGCGCAAGTAAATGATACACCAACTACAGCCTGGTGGCATATTTTAAGAATGCATCATAGCAATAGCAATGGGTATTATACTGATTTAGCAGTACCTTTTGGTAGCACAAATCATTTATATTATAAGCGTTTAAATGCAGGCGCTGTTGTTGGTACTCGTTGGATACGTATTATAGATGATTTAGGCGGATTATTTAGAGGCAATGTTCAATTTACTGCTGCTAATGATGCTATTAGTAATGCTGCAAATAATAGGATTTCTTGGTACACTCTTAATTCTAATGGTACAATTAAGACAGAACAAGCATATATGGCCGCAGCAAGTAATGGCAATGTTGCAATTAATGCGCTTAATGCTATTCTTCTTCGTCCTGGTACTGGTTCAGCGATGGATACAGCATCTAAATCATTGTATATTACTTAGGGTTCTATTTATTCATATGCAACTAAAACCCATTCCTTGGGTGATGCATCACATGAATTTAATGGTGTATATAGCACTAATGGCACATTTAGTGATACAGTACATAGTAAAGTATTTAATAATTTAATTACTGGTACTGGTACTGCACAACAAGATAAAGGTTCTGGTGTTTCACCGCGTTATTTTCCAGTTAAATGGACTTATAATATTGGTAGAAATGTTGCTGATGGTGATACTTTCTTAATTAAAATTCCTGTCGCCGGTCACACTTGGGGCGTTTATATTTCCATGAATAATGGTACTAATTACTATCCAGTTGTTTTAAATGGAACTGGTAGATTAACTACACATTATCCTGTTAATAATTATTTATGGGTAACGTTTGAAGCTGCTGGCTCAGCAGCGAGTATGACTCCTATAGATGGTGCTGATTCTGTTAATGCGACAACTGTAACTGGCGGTGCGTTTAGAGTATTAAATTACTATGACAGTAATAGTACAACCATTTCTAACTTATATATTGCAAATGGCAATCATATTGCTGCAAATGTTATTTATAGATATTAGTTATTATTTTAGGTTGATGAAGACCATTTATGCGCGCTTACTAGTACAAGCAATTCAACTGGCACTAGTAAGACAATGCTTACCAGCCAAGAATTCTTACTCGATGGTTTAATCTATTATTATGGTACAACCACAACAGTTAATGCAGATGCGGCAATTAGTGCTGGCGCATTATATTATTCTTATCCTGTAGATTTACGTTATACGTTTAATACTGGTACAACTTTAACGGCACATAAGAATGTTTATTTGAAAGTTACACCAACAACAGGAAGAAAATGTAAAATTGCATCAGCAAGTCCAATTGTATAGGCATTACCTTCTTCTAATGATGGTAATTGCTATATTTTGTTGGGTCGTGCTTATAATACATATTGTATTATGCTTTATGCTACTCATCCAGTATATCAATATACTGACCATTTATATACAGTATAGACAGATACAAAAATTCTAAATAGTGCAGAAGTAAAACGATTAATATTCAGTGACAAAACCGCGATTAAACATATTGAATTTACAAGAACCGCAGATAATAGTGGTCCAAGTTATATCTGTTATCCAGAAACTGGCTCTTTAGCTATTGGTTTTGCTACTGGTTATGATAATACTATTGCATTATTTGATGGTAAAACCGCATTACGGCCAGGTAAGAACAATGAATTTAATTTAGGTACTGCAAGTTTTGCTTGGAAGAATTTATATGCAGGCATTGTAAATGGTCATGTACTTGCAACACACGCTGCAGGCGGTTAGGCAGAAATAAAAGTGTAGTATAGTTCAACGATTAGCTATTGGTGGGGTGTTGGAACTGGAAATGTTAATCATGGTTTATATGATGATAAAGCTAGTCAATGGATTATTTATGCAGGTGCAGATAATAAATGGATTTTTAATGGTAATGTTACTGGCAATGCTGATACTGCTAGTATTTTAAAATATCATGCACAATTAACTACTAAAGAAGCAGTTGATGCATTCCATACCAATGGTATTGGTATTCAAGCTGCGAAAGTATCATCTATTGCAATGAATGACAATGATACCTGGAATTCAAATGACGGTATGATTATTGATATTCCATGGCATTCTACTTATGGACATCAAATTTTTATTGATGATAGCAGTTATCAAATTCATCATCGTTTTGGAAAAACAGTGAAGGTAGATAATGTTAATACAATGAGCTGGTAGCCTTGGGTAAAAGCATTATATACTGATTCGCGTGCGGCTGTTGGTACTGCTACTTAGCCAATTTATATTGATTCAAGTGGTAAAGTAATTGCTGGCACTACAATTGGTGCATCAGCTTATCATCCTGATTCATACTTTGCTCTTGCTGGTCATAATCATAATACCGTTTATTTAAAATTAGATGGTACTAACAACATGACGGCGGATGTTAATATTATTACTGGTGACACAGATAAATTTGTTAATTTTTGGTATAATAGTAATAAAACAGCTGGAGCATCTTGGCGTATTGGTTCTTTAGGCTCCGGAACGGCTGATACAAATTATTTTGCAATTCAAAGCGGAACAAGTAGTACTAGTGCTACAACATGGAATAATACTGTTCGTATTGGTATGAATACATACGATGTTGGTTTGTCTGGTAATTTATATCCATTAGTTACAGCAACTAAAGATTTAGGTACTTCTTCTTTACGCTGGAATAATATTTATGCAAATACATTATGGGGTACTGCTAAACATACTTCTGCGGCACATTGGTCTACAACTTCGGGTTCCTTAAATGGCGTTTTAAAAGTAAAAATTAAAACTAAAACTAATTGGATGCTAGCATTTACCATTCGTGTTTATCAATCTTATGATTATACTGATATAGGTATTAGTGGATATAATTATGGGAATAGTTTATGGTATGAGCCAAAAGCAGTTATTATTGGTGGAACGTCTACAGATAAATTAACAGTTAGTTTTGGTTATGATAATGATGCTGTTTCTAATTATCGCACTCTTTGGGTTTCAATACCTATAAAAAGTTATACTGGTATTGATGTATTTAATGTTACTAACGGTTATACGCAAATTAATTTATATGATGCTTTTGAAATTGTTTAGGAAGCTACTTCTACGGGCACTGTACAAGCTACTCGAGATGCTTATAGGCCTTGGTATCGTGATGAAACAGTAACTAATGCCGCAACAGCAACCAAATCTGGTGTTACTGGACTTTGGTTATATCCAGAAAACAATAATGAAATAAATTTTGGCGGTACAAATACTAGTACAACAATATTTTTTGGCTATCGCGCGAAAGATAGCCGTGCGATACCAACTAAATTTATTTTTGGCAGTTCCACTGGCACGGCTAGCTTATAGGCTAGTACAGTATATTTAGGCAGTAGCACAACTTCATATGTAAGCGCTACTCAATATACTGGAAATGCAGCAACTGCATCTAAAATTTCTGCGGCATTAAATTAGACAACCAAAACTTATTTGCTTGGCACAACATCAGCATTAGCTGCGACTGCCGCAAACGTATCACTTACTGGAGATAGTGGCGTATATTTAACAACCACTCCTGGTGAATTAAGTGCTTATCGTTATTCATGGCATTATGGCACCACTGAATATGCATACAGCGCATGGAATGACGGCGATGAATGTATTGATTTCATCTTTGTGTAAGGAGGGAGTTATATGAGTTTGCGAGTATGGCTCCCCCTTACTGGGGATTTACATAATCAAGGTATTAGTGATACTACTGTTAATAGTAATAGTCTTACTGTTGATACAAATGGAAAAATTGGTTAGTGTTATAGATTTACTTCTAGTAACAATAGTAATATCACATTGACACCGGCTTTATGGGATAATAATACTGATGAAATGAGTTTTTGCTGTTGGATTAAAATGGCTTCTTTTTCTGCCGCAACTTTATTTTGTAATCGTAGTGAAACTGCTTCAACTGGATTTGCGGCATGGATAATGAATGCTAGTCAATTATATTTTGATACTGGCGAACGTTGGACTATTAATCTTAGCGCTGGATTATCATTTGTAGCAAATTAGTGGTATCATATTTGTTTTACTTATAGTAAAAGTAAAAATACAAAAGCAGTATATATAAATGGTTTGCGAACTGCGGGAACCGCAGGGACTGCGCCAACAAAAGCAACTGCAACTGCTACTTATATTGGTACTACATAGACAGGTACTGGCAATCCATTAAATGGGTGGATGAATGATGTCAGACTGTATGATCATTGTTTATCATCTGCAGAAGTGTCAGAAATTGCGCGAGGATTAATATTACATTATAAGTTAGATAATTCTATAAATTTAACCAATAATAATGTTAATACTTGGACTAATTTCTCTATTGGTCAATATTATACAACTATTTGGGAAATGCCAATTACTAGTTTTGTTGAAGCCACAGGGGCAAAAAATGGTGATTAGTTTACTTTTAGTATAGACATCAATGCTATATCAGGTCAGAAACCATTAAAAGCTCGTGTTTAGCAATATAAAAGTAGTAGTGATAGGCCAACAGTATTATCTACGGAAGTCATTGCTGCCTCTTCATCAGGACGTTCATCTGTAACTTTTGCTTTAAATACAGATTATACAACATTACAACTATTAATTACGAATCATAATACTTCAATAACTACTACTACTACTGAATAGTGGAAATGTATGAAATTAGAATGGGGTAATAAAGCTACTCCATGGTGTTAGACATATAATAATAATATTATTGAAGATAGTAGTGGATATAATCATAATGGTACTATTATTGGTAATTTAATATCTACAACAGATACTAAAAGATATACTGTTGCAACAAAATGGAATAGTTCAGAGCCAACGACCAATAATAATACTGGATTATGTTATATCCAAACACCATTAACTTTAACAACTCCTTCTCAAATGACTGTCACGTGGTGGGGAAAACCAGAAAGTGGTTATGGTAATAGTACAAGTCATGCGGTTTTTTGTACATCAAATAATGAAACCGCGCCAACCGATTATAATTTAACTGCATTCCATCATCGTGATAGTGGTTTTGATATTTACCCAAGTGATGGCTCTGGTGTAAAGCGTTTAAATTTTTCATATATAAAAAATGAATGGCATCATTATGCTGTTACTTATGATGGAACAACTGCGCGCACATATTAGGATGGTATCGAAAAAAGTAATGTAACTATTGGAGCAGGAAAAACGTTAGCTTCGTTTAGTCAATTATATATTGGTTTTTCAAAGGCTGGTGGTGTATGGAGAAAAACATTAGGTAGTTATAGTGATTTTCGTATCTATTGTACTGCGTTACTTGACACGGAAATAAAATAGTTGTATAATGTTGGTATAAAGATAGATAAATTTGGTAATATGCATCCATATGAAGTATAGGAAAATAATGATATGATGATCAATGCGAAACTTGTAAATAACAGTGCGACTTCTGTATCTTATGATGAAAAAACAGACACATATACGATTGTATCTCCTGTTGGTACTTCTTCATGGGGCTATGGAGTTCGTTTAGCAGATACGCCAGCATTAATGGTACCATATGGCGCGACCTACCGCTGGACTGCTGAGGTATGGACACCGATTGCATTAAATATAAATACAGACTATAATAATACTGCTGGTGGTACTGATGTAAATTGGGCAGGAAATGATAATGATGCAACAGGCACACGCTTGGCTTCAATTATAGCAATTCCTGCAAATAAATGGACTAGAATTTATCGTGGTGCTTCAAACACTAACAATGGCAATACTAATCATTTACCAATCAGAGACTATTCAAGTTTAGGGCTAGTAACCAACGGATAGTCTAATCCAGTTACATGGAAAGTACGGCATTTATAGTGGTATATTGCTGACAATGAGTTTAAACCACAAATAAAAAGAACAGGTATATTTGAAGCTTCTCATTTTACTGAAACAGAAGAAGATTTAAATAAACCTGCGCAAATAAGTAAAAAAATGTTTAGTGTTAATGCTACACAATTTATAGAGCGTTAAGGAGGAATTACATTGGCACAATTAAAAGATACATTGATACAAGGGAGCGCCAGAGTAACTGATACGCTCTATACTACTACTCTTAAACCGCAAATTATAGAAGGCGGTTAGATGACCGCGCCATTAAGCTGGAAAGATAATGTAGCATTACCAGAAAAAGGTAGCGCCGCAGAATTTTTTCTTGCGATTGATTCATTTGCAAATGGTGGCAAAACTTACTGGGTTAGTAAGGCCAATATGATTACCGCATTAGGAGTTAATAAATATTTACCATTGGCTGGCGGGACTATGACCGGCGCATTGAATTTCGCTAATAACACATGGAATAAAGTCGGTGATGATGCCCAAATGGGTGACGTCAATAGCGCGGGGACATTAGCAATTTAGGGTTTAAATGGTAATACTCGATTACTATTTACTACCTATAATCAAACGAATAAGTTATCAGGTGGTTCTTTAACTTGGGATGGTTCTAAATTTATTACAAGTCATATTATTACAAGAGCTGGTATTGCATCTTCTTGGCATAAAGGCAGAGATAATGCTTTGATTGCAATAACTTCAATTCCTGGTTATTCACCAGTAGTATCAACAAAAACTAGTAATGGATCTTGGGAAATTGGTTCCTATACAGATTCTTCATATACAGATGATTTATTATTTAGTTATGTTAAAGATACAACTTATAATGGTACAACTGCAAGAACAGATGCACAAATTCGTTTTTATGAAAATGGCGGAGCGTTATTCACTGGTCAAACTACAGTAGAATATAATCCAAATGCCACAGATAGTGCCGCAAAAGGTATGATTAATTTAACCTCAAACGCGCCAGCAACTGTGGTGAAAAGTGGTACTTATTCTTGGGGTATTAATCATTTAGTTCCTAATTTAGCTAGCGGTGGTAACACATGCTTAATGACAGGTGTGAGTAATGGTTCTAATAATTAGGCAGTACTTGAGTTCCATTATTATGGTTCTAACAATGCAGAAAATGCAGTTGGATTAGGGCTTTATGGTAATAATGGATTATTAACAATTAATAAAGCGGGTACAGTAAAAATTAAAGCCACTACGGCATCAACTTCTTCTACAACTGGCGCATTAGTAGTTGGTGGTGGTATTGCCACTGGCGCGGCATCGTATTTAACTGGCAGTGTGCATATTATTGGTTCTGCTGGTTCAAATGCTTTAATTGTCCGTGGAATTTCTGGTTGTGATTCAGATGGTAATCGTGGAACTGAAGTTAATGAATCAGAACAAGGACTATATTTAAATATAAACGGTGGCCCGATTATTATGGGCTATGGTGATGCCACAGCGGGTAATATAGTCAATATACAATATACTCAAGATGCTACTGACTATAATAACGGGGCAGTTCGTATTGGTGGCGGTTTAGGCGTAACAAAACAAATACATACTAATTCTCATATTGTTGCTGGTAGAACAACATCAGGCAAAGAAATTAATGTAAAAGCACAAAGCAATGCTGGTGACATTTATTTATATAGTGCTGGGACAGATACTGGTAATCGAGGCATTTGGTTGCATAATCATGGCTCAACTAAATCAAATGCTTTATTTACAATTAATCAAGATAATGCTATTACTACTATGGCACCGTTAGTTGGTAACTATGTACTAGATGTACGTGGATATGGTTATTGGGGTTCGACTTCTCGTTATATCAAAGATATAGTATTACGAAATAATGCTCTTAATAGAGTAGCTGAAACCTGGTATGATGTAGGTGATGCAACTAATGTAACAACAGGCATATGGAATTGGCGTCAATATAGTCCTAATAATCCTGCTACGACTACTACTACCGGTTATTATGAAACATATTATTTACCAACAGTTGCTACTGGTTTGACTGCTAATAAGAATTATAGAATTATAACAGAAAAAAATTTAACTGAAATTACAAAAGTTGGTACTATTACTGCTGGTACTTGGCACGGTTCTGCTATTGCCGCATCATATGTTGGGGATTTAAGCGAAACTTATAAAACTTTAGGTACATCTTAGTTTTATGGCTCAGAAAATACTAGTCAATTTTTTAGTTCTCGTGTTAAAGATGGCGGTGGCGGTTGGGCTTGGACAGTATTTGATGCTTATAAAAATGATAAAACATCTATTTTAAGTAATTTTGGTAATTTTGGTTCTGCAAATAGTTTAAGCTATTGTTACATTGGTGTTACTGACAATGCTAAGTCTTATAATTCAGAAGGTAATATACGTTTGCATGCTCCAACTGGAACTACGCTTGCAACTGGTGTGCGTATATCAGTACCTAAATTAACAATTGGTTAGCACGCAGAACAAACAGATGGTAGTGTTTTATTTATCAATGGTGCAACAACGATTTAGACAGGTGGGTTGTGGGTACAAGGTGGTTCCGCAGCGGGAGGAAACCATATTCGTATGGCTCTTACATCTGGTATGCCAGATAAACTACCTTATAATAGTAATAAGCGTGGTGTATTTATTTATAGTAACGCTATTGCATTTGCTGACCCATTAAATGGTAATGGAAATAATGATGCTGGTTGGATTCGTCATTTAGAAGAAACCGCGAATGCTGGTTTATTAGAAATTGCTGTTGGCGATGATGGTAATAACGAATAGATTGTAGTTAGACGTTACAATACTTCTAATATAGTTGCTAAAGAAATTAAATTATTTGATACTAGTGGTAATAGCACTTTCCCAGGCAGCGTAACTGCAACTAATGGTTTTGTTGGTAATTTGACTGGTGCAGCATCTAAATTAGGTACAACAACAGTTGGCAGTGAGTGTAGAGGTATTTATCTTAATAATGGTACTCCAACAGCATTAACTTGGTATCATAATTATGTTACTGTTAATTCTGGTAATACTAATCATTATCCTTGGCATCGTGTAGCTACTACTAATTTAGGAACTGGTTCATATGTTGATAGAGATGCAATTTTATTTATACATTCTCGATACTCTGGTGGTAAATACGGCGTTATTAAAATTTCTGCTCGTGCTAATAATGCTAGTGCAGACCCGCCAGCAGCAACTTCAGTAAGCGCTACTTGGATAGTGCGTTATGGTTTTGCAGTTGGTGATGTTAGAATTGCTCGTAAAGGTGCTTCTGGTCAATCTGCGCAATGTGATGTGTATGTAAAATGTGGTACTTATATGCGTGCATATGCATACTTATTAGAAGGTGCTAATTATGCATGGACATTGCTTGCAAGTACGGAAGTAAATAATACAACAGCGGATGATAAAAAAACATCTATTGAAGTTTATCCTGATGTTACTACAAGTATTGGAGCGATTGCATATGATGATGTAACTGTTGCAGTAGATGGTGGCACAGTTAATCATGCTAATAGTTCTGATACTTCTACCACCGCATCTAATTTAACTAATTTTAAAGTTACCACAAGCACAAATCTTGGTATTGATGGTAATGGCCCTGGCACTAATGCACTAGGCTATGTATCTGGCTTGACTAAAGCTGCTTGGAATTATCAATAGACAGATGGTGCATTAATTTCACAGTGGTATAATAATTCTTGGATAACAGAAATTTTTTAGGATTATCGAACTGGACAGTTAAGTGTGCGCGGTAAAAATAATGGCACTTGGCAATCTTGGCGCCGCATTTTAGATGAAACCAACGGAGCGACCATTCTTGGTTTAAGTAATTATAGATCTAATTTAGCCCCAGCAGCTGGTGCTTATTTTAGAGGTACGCCATTAATTGGCTCTGATGGTGTAATGGAAATTGGTAAATATATTGATTTCCACGCAACAAATACTAGCACTGCTGATTATAGCGCGCGCATTACTGCAACAACCACTGGTTTATTAATTGATGGTGCAGATAATTCATCTACTACTACGCAAACTGGTAAATTAGTTTTAAAAGGTGCTGGAACAGCTGCCGTAGGTCTTGAGTTTTATCGTAATTCTAGTGCGTCTTGGTAGATTTTGAATACATCTGGTTTATTATAGTTTAATACTAATTATACTACATCTGCGCAAACTACATATTCAAAAAATGCAATATCAATAGACTATAATACACTTGGTACTACATTTAATGGCAATGTTATGATAACTGGAACTGTCTCTGGATCAGATACAGGTGCAACAGCGGCTTATAATGAATCATTAGGTGGCCCAAAATTAATTTTTAATGATGGTAGCCAAAAAGCATATTTTATTGGTGACAGATATAATACTTCAGCAGATTCATTATTTGATTTTACTATTGGACTTATAACATCTGAAAGTAGAGGCGCCGCTTTTAGAACCAATGGTATTAAAGCTACTTCTCGATTGGCTGTTAATAGTAACTTTAATTCATCATATAACTTAACTGTTGCTGGACCAAGCTATTTCAATGGTACTATAGATATTAAACCAGATGGCTCTGGCGAAGGTGGAGAACTTCATTTATGTGCTGCCGCAAATGCAACAACAAAAGCGGGTATTGTTTTAGATAATTTAAATAGTAATTTCCGTATTTTTGGTATTGCATCTGCTGATGGAACGACAAAAACTGGTGTCGGTACTGCATTAGTTATTGATCCATATGCTAAAACAATTACTGGTGGATACACAATTACTGGTACTTTGTCTGGTAATGCTACAACTGCAACTACATCAACGCAATTAAGTAGCAATACACGTATGGACTATGGTTGGAATGGCTTACAATATTTCAATATTAGTGCTGCTAGATAGGGAGCAGTTAAAGTAAATGATACTCCATTTTCTAGTGCTACTTGGACTCATATTATTAGATGTAATCATGCAAATAATTCTGGTTATTATACTGACCTCGCAATTCCATTTAATGCAAATGGTATTTATTATAAACGCGTAGCAGGTGGTGCTCTTCAAAATAGCACTACTAATGGCGGTTGGGTTAATGTATTAGATTAGTTAAATTTTTCTGACTATGCAATTCCTAAATCTATTGGTACTCACGCAGGTGATATAATTTATTGGTCTGCTGCTAATACACCAACACGTTTAGGTAAAGGTGCGGCTGGTAAATTCTTAAAAATGGGTGCTAGTGTGCCTGAATGGGGCGATGGAAGTACTGTCACATTAAATGGTACAGCAACTACATCAGCTAGTTTCTACGCTCCTACTAGTGCTGGTACTAAGAACTATTATTTAAAATCAAATGGTAGTGGTGAGCCAACATGGGCATAGATAACTACTACTGATAAATTTGTTAATGTTAAAGTTGCCACATCACCAACTTGGACAGCGTATTTATTGGGTACGCCTACCACACCAAGCGGTAGTGCAGAGCAAACTAATATTGTACCATGTGCTTCAGCAGGTGCATATATATCATCTGCAGGTGCTTTAACGGCAGCTGGTATTACATCAACTGAAAATATAACAGTTGGAAGAGGAAAACAATTAGTTTTTACAGGTCCTTCTGCAAATCCAACTACAGATGCTATAATTTGGCGTGCTAATGCTAGTAGTAAAGCATGTTTATATTTGGGCAGTAGTGCAATTTATTCTGATTTATCTGCTGGCGTTTTAATGGGCGCTGCTTGGAATGACTATGCGGAATATCGTTGCACGACAGAATTAGAAGCTGGACGTTGCGTACAAGAAAATGACAATGGTATTATGACTCGTACAGAAGAACGTCTAATACCAGGCGCTTCTATTGTATCTGATACCTATGGTTTTGCGCAAGGTGAAACTGAAACGGCTAAAACACCAGTGGCTGTTGCTGGTCGTGTTCTAGTATATACATATCAAGATAGAACAAATTATCACGCTGGTATGGCAGTATGTGCTGCTCCTAATGGTACGATAGATATTATGACAAGAGAAGAGATTGTTTAGTATCCTGATTGTATTATAGGCTATGTTAGTGAAGTACCTGAATACACAATTTGGGGTGAAAAGGCAGTTCCTGTAAATAATAGAATATGGATTAAGGTGAAATAAAAATGCGTTGGCAAGAAGATAATAATCAAAATATTACAGAAACTTCGTTTTGTAATGTTTTATGTAATGCTTTATGTGGAGTGCAAATAAAAGATGAAAAATCTTAACATTTATTTTTCCGATGCATGTAATTTAAAATGTGCTTATTGTTGTATGCAATATCAAGAGCATGATAATAAACGCATTTAGGAGTGTTTCAAGAATGGTTCATTTACAAAAACCATTCTTGAAACTATCACCCCAGAAACTACCAGTATTGGATTATGGGGAATGGAGCCATCACTTAATGGACCATATTTTTCAGCAATGATTACTGCAATTTTAAAGCGATGGCCGCAAATCAAAAATATTATGTTTTCTACAAACGGTACATCAGAATTATACCGTTATTTCGTCATGCCATTATTATCATATGATGTAACATTACATATCCAATTTAATATTGATGGTCCAGAAGATATGAATGATTTTAATCGTTAGAAAGGTGCGTATAAAAATTCAATCCGCGCGCTAGAGCATTTAATTTATTCTTGCCCAACGAAAATGCCGACCAATAATTTTTAGTTAAAAATATCTACTAAATCGACATTAACTAAAATTAATTTGCGCACCGACTCTACAGTTTGGTATGCATGGGCGTAGGAATTACATGATAAAATGATACCTTTAGTAGAAAAAAGACCATATATTAATATTGATGATATCGGTGCAAAGCCGACCATTGAAGTGCCTGGTCGTTATTTCGGTTATGATGCAGAGAATTATTATAAATGGTTTGGAACCATAGAAGTACCTAAACAAACTCCGCATTGTATGGCAGGCATTGATTCATTCACTATTGATTGTGATGGAAAATTATGGGATTGTTAGATGCGAAAAAATAAAGATGGTTATGATGAAAAAATTTTACGGTCAAATTTTGATAAAAGAGTAGGCCAATTACTTAAAGATAATTAGATAACATAGACAAATAAAGATATGTTATTTAATGCGATTATGTCAGTATGGTGCTGGGCGAGCGCTACTGATATAAATACAATAGATGATAGTTATATACTATTATTTGGTAATTTATAAGGAGGTCATTTTAATGGCAACAATTATTTTTAATAGTGACGCAGCTCATGCTATTCAACTCGTAAATTATAGTCGTACTACTACATATGACAAGGAACAGAATGATTTAGTAAGCAATGCTTATATTAGTTTGGTTCCTGGTGCAAGTACCGCCACTTTCTTGAATACTTTAATGCCACAGACTGTTTCTCGTATTACTATTAAAGGTGATAGTGGTAATAATATTTATGATTTAAATGATGTTCAAGGTAGAATTACATCTATTCAAGAAACATACAATGGTGGAGACAATTTTGAAATGTATGTTAATTTTTCTTCTAGTGAAGATTTAGACGCAGATGATGGTGAATAATTTATAAGGAGTGATGGCGCACTATGGCGAATGTAAATTGTAAATATACATATTATCCCATAGCATCTGGGCAACCAATTAAAAGTAGTTCATAGTGCGCCGAAACTCCGGCGACTTATATACATGTTCCACAGGCCGCAGCAGTTGAAGAATTACAATTCTGCGGCACTACTATTTCTATTAATTGTACATTACGTAATCCTCCTCCTGGCGGAGTTGAAATTACAAAAGCTGTTATTGATTTTAACTATGAAATGAATTGTAAAGGACGAGTTGGTTTCGGGACTAACTATTTAGAAAGTTCAGAGTTTCCAGTTCGCAATATTAATGGTTCAACGTTTGGCAGTTATGAATATGAAATAACAGGTTTGACTAATAAGACAAGCCAAACTTTTTAGATTACATTTTGGCCTTACGCAATTAATGGAACGATTATTATTAGTTATGTAGATGTACGTATTTACTATCGTAGTTTAACTATTGATACTTCTATTCCAGCGCCAGTAGAAATAGAAGTATGGCCTTAGTATTATAATCGTGTAGCGGTGCGCTGGTCTCCACCAGAAAATTTTACTGGTACAATTGATCATTATTCTGTGGGTGTATTTGCTGGGCCTAATGATAAAACATTATTAACTCCAAACAGTGGAGAATTAGTTTCTTTAGGTTGGATTGATACGGAACGTACAAATTAGACATCTATGATTGTTCCTTTAACATCGTTTCTTGGTACAAAAAACTATAATGAAATTAACACAACACCTTCATTATATGTTAAAGTATGTGCAGTTTTAGACTCTAAAATAGTTGGTTCAGCAGGTTGTTCATTAGATACATCAAATGAATTCTATCGAAGCGCTTCTTTTGTTTTTATTGATACATTAGAAGATGAGAATGAAACTATGTTTTAGATTGATGACTTAATGACTGCATATACATTATGTCGTTAGTTTATCGGCCATGTTAATAGATTAACACAAGAAAGTGCGCAAATGGCAGCCATTATGCCAGCTATTAACACTTTGGATTGGGATTATGACATTCCAATTACGTAGAACCATTACGATATATTAATGCATCAATTGCAAGGGCGTAATGAAAATTATGAAATCCCAGATAATATAGATGAAGTTGAAACCCCCATAACACATGCGCAATGGGCGCTTTTATTGGAGAAATTATAATGAGATTAACTTTAACAAGAGAAAGTAATGCGGAAGCTTGGGGCGTTAATGTTAATGACACGATCAATATTCATCCAGAAACATATTTGCTAGGTTGTGTTCCTAGTGAAATGAATGGGCCGGATGAAGCTGTAAAAGCCCAAGCAATTGCCGCACGAACTAATGCTTATACTATTAAAAATATGACAGATAATAGCGCTAAGCATTAGGCATATCGATATTCGAGATCAATTGATAATGCTTATGCTGCTACTTATCGTTGTGTTGAAGCAACTAATGCATTAGTTTTAACATATAAAAACACTTTATGTAGCCCAGTGCCTTTCTCTTCTAGCAATGGCGGACATATAAAAAGCTCTAAAGAAGTCTGGGGTGGAGAACGCGCTTGGCTAGTTAGTAAAGATGACCCCTATACAACTACTGCGCGCAATGGACATTGTGTTGGTATGAGCCAAGTTGGCGCAAAGAAGATGGCAAATATGGGCTTTACATATTAGGATATTTTACAATTTTATTATCCTGGTGCAGTAGTAAAGGAGGTATTTGAAGTAATGACCTCATAGGAGAAAGAGAAAGTAATCAGAGAGTATGCGTTAAGTAAAGAAGGTTGTGGTTATATCTATGGTGCTCAAGGACAAATTGCAACCGAACAATTTATTCGTGCGCGTATTGCTCAATATCCAGACAAAGTTGATTATAACATTGTAAAGAAGTGGCTCGGTAAGTAGGTTTATGATTGCCAAGGATTTACGAAGTTATGCTTCGCGCAAATTGGTATTTCCTTAGTATCTGGCGCATCTTCACAATGGAAATCAAGTATCTGGGTGCGAAAAGGACCAATTGATTAGATGCCAAAAGATAAGATTTGTGCTTTATATCATGAATCACCAACATCTAATCCAATGTCACATACTGGTGTTTATCTGGGCGATGGCACTTTTATGCATGCAGCTGGTAGCAAGTCTGGCGTTAAACGTCAAGAATTAGGTACATATGGCTGGACGCACTATGCAATCCCCGCGGGTTTATATACACCAGAAGAACTAGCAAATGCTGGTACATCAGAAGGGGAGGTTTTATCAGTGTTATACTAGGCAACAGTAAAATCAAAAAGCGGCACGACAGTGCGTATGCGTTCTGGCGCGGGCACTAATTTTGGTGTAATAGCAAAAATATCAACTGGGACTATTGTTGATATTATTGATCATGGCACTGAATGGGACCGCATTATGTATAACGGACAGACCGGATATATGATGAATGAATTTTTAATTCCTGTATCTGTGCCTGTTGAACCTACCACACCTGATACACCAAAATCTTGGTATGTAAAGGTGGCGTGTTCAAGTGAGATAGAAGCAAAAGAATTAGTAGCAGCGCTCCAAAAATTAGCGAAAGCGACAACAGCGACCGCTTGAATGGAGTAAGCGACTTACTATTATAGATATTGTCGTATATGCTGTATCACTCTTGGCAATTCTTGCTATTGTTGTTATTAATCAAGGATTAGCATCTTTTGGTTCAAGCGCCTTGGCTGGTGTAACAACAGTATATGTTTCCTTACGTTTGGGTTATACTGCAAAAGCAGGTATTGAGAATTATAAAAAGATAAGTGAAACATACAAAGAAATACAAGATGCAGCAGCAATTAGTGATAATAACGAAGAAGATAATTCGGAGGATTATGACAATGAATTGGGCTGAAATTTTAAATGAGATTTTTAAGTTAGTTATCATTCCTTTTTTGGGGATATTGACTACTTATTTTGTTAAGTGGGTTCGCGCAAAGATCGACAATTATAAAGCTGGTCAAGAGGATACTGTATATTACAAGTATTTAAGTATGTTTGAAGATACAGTTGCTCGTTGCGTAGAAATGACGAACCAAACTTATGTTAATGCTTTAAAGAATAAAAATGCTTTCACTGCGGAAGCACAGAAAGAAGCATTTCAATTAACTTACAATAGCGTAATTACAGTATTAAGTGAAGATGCTAAGCAGTATCTAACCGCGGTCGTAGGTGATTTTGATCTATTCACTAAGGCATATATTGAATCATTGGTTAATGAAAAGAAAACACCTGTTGTAGGGTAAAAAAAAATAAAGGGACGTAGATTTTTTATCTACGTCCCTTTATTTTTTTTTATATAACTGGATGTTGCGGTAAATTTTTTACTTTGGGGTACCAAGCATCCATATGTCCATTTCCGCCGAGCATTTTATATACGTTATATCTGTTATCATAATCTTCCCACTCATCGGCTGATAACCAACCTTGATTTATATAGCGCTTGCTGTCTGCGATTAAATCTCGTAAGTGAGTAACCAAAATGGCTTCGCGCAAACCGGCGGTGGCCTGCTGAATTTCTTTGGACAGCCCGTCAATTTTCCCCTCTAAACGACTATCCTCTCTTTCACTCTTGGTAGCAATAGTTTGTAACTATTCCTATACAGGAGCAATTTCATGCTCAAAAGCACGTTTAAATTCCTCATCGCGCGCACTGCGTTTGCCGCGTTTAATAGCATCAATTAGTGGTTTGACACACACCGCAAACAATCCAGCACAAGCGAAGGGAATAAACCATTTTAGAAAGTATTCCAGCAAATCATACTGTTCCATATTGGCAGCACCCTCCTCTCGTTGAATATAAAAAATAGGGTATGTCTTCCAACTAGACCTACCCATTTAATTACCACGTCATCATTTCATTAGCTGTTTCGCTATATCCTATACATATTGCATCCGCCTCATCTTGTGTGCATTTTTTATTAAATGTTGATAGAACCCACTATTGAGCGATACGTTTCTAATTATCTCGGTGCTTATCTTCACCTTTAAGGAAATTACATTTCGCTCTCCACTCACTTGGATAAACTAATTTTGCTTCAATATCGTGCGCTTGCGCAGTCATCATCATTGCGCCTTGCACTTGCGCGAGCTTCTAAAAAGTAGATACATTAACGGGTCCTCTCCCTTCTAGAGAAATATTTTCTAATAGGATAACGTCTGGCTCGTATTTCTTAATTTGCTCCTCCATTTGCTAACAAATCCTAAGCAAGCGAAGAGCAAAGTTTGTAAATTCAAAGGAAAAGTGCCCGTAGTCTTTTAACTCCCCATCAACAAAAAATGACCAGCCCGATACTCTCGAAGCCTGGTCATATGCGAGAATTTTAGCCATTTGTAGAACCAAACCCGCCAGTACGTTCATCAACCACAGTGTTTTCAGATAGCACGGTGTAGTAGGGGAGAAACACACCTTGTCCAATCCTATCACCTTTATGGAGAATAATGTCAGCAGGATGGAGATTGATTAATTGGAAGAAAATATGCCCTTCATTATCGGGATTATCATAGTAATCGCTATCTATAATGCCTACGCCATTAGCAAGAATAAGCCAATCATTTAAAGGTAGGCTCGACCGCACACTTAATTGCAGATAATAGTCTTTTGGCATTCTTGCCTTAACGCCAGTAGGAACAAGTGTGGGTTTAATCTTCCATAACTTACAGAATTGCTTTAACCTATCCAAAGAAAGCGCGCCATCTTCTGTTTCAGTTTTAGCGTAGTCTTCAAAGCTCTGATACCGTTCTTTCACATAGGCTTGGTATCTTTTTTCAAAATCAAAAAATTGTTTTTCCATTGCTGGGACTATTGTATCTTCTGCTACAATAAAATCATATCCAGCAGAGCCCGCGGTTGCGCGTCTAGGAAGTAGTTGCTCTTCCTAACCTTCATATTGTTTTACACATTTAAATTCTGCATCAATTACCATGTGGTATCTCCTATTCCGGCTCTTGGAAGAATACTAGTTATAACATCACGTTTGCAATCTTTTTCTTTATTGACAAACTTCTTTACTTTAACAACTACATAGTCTTCATCAGCCTTTTTATCATATTTACAAGTATAACTAAAACTTTCTAATTCATACTCAGGTTGATTAGAAAACGCTTCACGCATATTAAGTGCTTCTTGCTCAGTTGCTACCTGATACGTTTCTACTGTATTCAAAAGATAAGCCATATTAGTCCTCCTCAATAATCTCAATCTTATGTTGATTAGAATATTTGGTATTTAATACTTGCGCAAGCGGCATAGTCAATTTAGCATAGCCTTTGCGATTAACTAAAATTTGTACATCGTCATCTAAGAGCGAAATATAGTTTGCAAGACTGGCAAGCTGAGTTGCCGTGTCTCGACCAAATAGTTGTAGAGAAATACCATCAGTATCATATATCGTTGAATGAGTAGTAAATTGATTTACATCCCACAGCAATTTCTTCATACTTCAATCGTCCCTTCGTCCCAATCTACGAAATAATAAACGAGTGGCTGCGCACCTTCTTCGCGTGCGCGAATCCATACTTCTACAACATCATCCATACCTTCTGGCGCTGGTTCAATACTAAGGACATCACCAATACGATCAAAAACATCCCAAAGATTATCCCAAATTACACCAGGTTTAGCTGTACCTTGACGATTTACAAAGAATGTATATTCACCACCATCGCGGCAAATAAAAACATAATAATGAGCAGCATGTCCGCTAATCCAACCGCGCCAACTATCATAATATTTCGTATAAGCAATTTCTTTTGATAATACAGGCATTTGATTAACGAGTTGCTGATTTACCTAATATAAAGATAACCCAGTATCAATGGGATAGCTTTCGCCTTCTAATTTAATATTTTCACCTTTTTCAAGAGCTTCTAATTCTTCTGGCTCTACGAGGTATCCATCTTCATGCTTTTTCATGCTATTAGCTCCTTATATTTTCTATGTACATTATATCATATTTTTTTTATTCCGTCAAATATGTAATTCTTTGATTGGCACTACCGCGCATAAATAATGTAATATCACGTTGTGATTGAATGAATGGTCCATCAATGATGCAATCTATATTAGATAGAATTGCGTCAATATGTGGATTGCTCTTTGCATTTTCTTTTACTTGATCCAATGTATAACCAGTCCATAAATAAATTTGAATTTGCGGATATTTTTCTCTTACTGTTTTTACCAATAGATGTGTAAGAAAAACATTATATGGAGCTAACGGTTCTCCGCCCATAATACAAAAATTACGAGTTACACCATTTTTAGTAAGTCCATCTAATACTCTACTTAATACTTCTGGTGTAAATTCACGTCCGCCATCTGGGTCCCAAGTGCCCGGGTTATGGCAACCCGGGCAATGAATAGGACAACCTTGGGTAAAGAATGTGAGACTTAAACCCGGCGCTGCGGCGGTATCATCATATATAATTCCTGCGTAGCGCATGTTCTCACTCCTTTAATTCATTAACGTGTTTTACTCTTGCTTCTGTTTCTTTTTGTTTGCCCCAGTTAAATGCGGTTTTATAATCGCCAGTTAAATAACCAGTAACACGCCGCAATTGCTGTAAATGCGTGCTGCCACACATCGGGCATTTATCATTAAATTCACCAGTATAACCACACTCTAAACAAGTGTCATTAGGAACATTAATAGCAAGATATGGAATATCTTTGTCCATAGCAAACTGGACAATCTAATCCAAAGCGTCTAAGTTATTAGCAATGCCGCTATCAAGTTCTACGTAAGTGATACAACCTGCATTACTATAACCAGTTAATTGACTTTCAATTTCAATTTTATCAAGCACACCAACATGCTCCCATACTGGTACATGGATGCTATTGGTAAAATATTCATGGTCAGATACATTTTTAATTTCACCATACTGTTGTTTGAAATATTTCATAGCAGTATAGCAAAGATTCTCAGCAGGGGTATAATAAACACCAAAATTTAATTTATACTGTTGCTTATACTCTGCACAACGCTCTTTAAATAATTGTTCTATTTGTTTGGCCAAAGCCATACCTTCATCGGTAGTCTGGTTTTTACCAATTAAAATTTCCAAGCACTCTGCCAAACCGAGCTGACCAATAACAATTGTACCATGTTTTAAAGCAGAACGGATGCCTTCTTCTGGATGATACCCGAGCATTGTGCCATTTTCATACATAAATTTGGCAGATTCAGGAGATTGCGAACAAATATAGTCAAAACGTTCTAATAAACAATCTCTTGCATCTTCAATGGCGCTGCCTAAAAATCTCATAAAATAATCAATAATCGTATCATTAGTAATGTTATCATCTTTATACGCTGCTTTTGCTTCCATAGCAATAGTAGGGAGAATGATAGTTACTGGGCAGATATTCCCACGGCCATCTTTGGTCTGAGGATTAGTACCAGGTTCTGCATTTATATCTAAACCATTACTAGTGCGGCAACCCATAGTGCTGAAATAAGTTTTTGGATCAGCTGGGTCATAACCGGCATTGCCGCTCCAATCAACATTAGCATAGTTAGGATATAAACGTTTTGCTGTTGATTGCAATGCTAATCTATATAAATCATAATTTGGGTCACGAGGTGTTCTATTAACACCCTTCATCATTTGGAAAATACCGCAAGGGAAAATAGGAGTACGATGTAATTTACCTACACCATCAATAGAACCATTCAATAATGCTTCAATAACCAAACGGCCTTCTGGAAGCGTGCATGTGCCGTAATTAATAGAAGTGAAAGGTAACTGATTGCCACTGCGTGACTGTAAAGTATTGAGATTATGATACATACCTTCTACGGCTTGCTTTAATTCTTGCTCTGTCATAGCCATAGCATATTTATAAGCATTAACCCAGTCCTGCGCGATAGGTGACTCAATAGGTATCATATCAGGAACATTTTCAATATAATCGGCAGGCGCTTTTTCAGTCCAGCGCAAGCCCTTTTTAAAATGTTTAGCAAATGACTTTTGAACATATGGAACCATTGTCCAATCTAAATGAGTTGCTGAGACGCCACCGAACTGTTGTAAGCTCTGTAACTGGAATATAACAGCGACAAGTTGGAAAGCAGTATTAATACTGTTTGCAGGACGAATATCAGTTTGTCGCGTATTAAAGCCTTTCGCAAGCAAATCATCAAAAGGAATTGATAAACAGTTGTGCATACCAACTGCATAGGCATCTAAATCGTGGATATAGATACGATTATGCAAGTGATTATATGCGTGACGAGGACTAATAAGAAAGTCAAGCGCATACTGTTTCATCAACAAATTTGTAGCTTCACCTTTTCTGCCACCAAATGAATGTTCATCTACATTCGCGTTCTGATTTTCAATATTTTTTGCTTGTAATTTCTTACCAATCTCTTCAATAAACTCTGCGTTATATGAACGTGCAATTTCTCTTTTATATCTATAACGAATATAAGCCTTAGCAACGTCTCTACGTTCGCTTTGCATAAGGTAGAACTCAATCATATTTTGAATTGCTTCAACGTGAATTGGTTCGCCCTACATTGCAACATATTTTTCTACATCATCAGCGATACTACGTGAAGTGTCAGTTTCAAATAGTTTTCCATCGACTTCAATAAATGCTTTATTAATTGCATCAATAATACGCTGTTTATCAAAAGGAACTAAATTACCATTACGTTTTATAATTTCTAAACCCATTTTTAAATCCCTCCTATAAGATTTTTGGGATTTTAAATAAATAAATTATCTTTATAGGTCCGCCGCGCTTACCATGCACCGTCATTGTCTCGCGCGTGAATGACCTTTCTTACTGTATCATAATATTCATCTTTTTCAAAAAGAGAAGTATAATTTTTAATATCATCTAAGATAATTAAAATATTATCATATAAGTCAGTTGGAGTATCATTAATTAGTGCAGTAATTGGGAATAGATTAATATCACCAAAATCAACTTCATCAGTGCTATATCGACGAATAATTTCATCAACATCAGGGTGCTCTTCTCGGTTCAGCTGACGCAGCAAGCGTGTTTTGCCATCTACATCCAGATAATAGCATAGTACAAATAAATCTTTACGCTCTCGTGAGCTTTCCAAAAGAGCATCTAGCCCATCTGGATTAAATACTCCAACATTTAATCCGTCTTGTAGAGAGGACAAACTAGTTCCATAATGCCAATGATTGAAATAACTTGCTTCTAGCATTTGTCCTTGAACGACCAAATCTAAGAATTGTTCATCAGTAACATAATGATAATCTACGCCGTCAGTTTCATACTCCCGCTTGGGGCGGGTAGTATGACTGACTATTGGATGCGCGATAGGAACCAACTTACACATTAATTTTTCAAGTGAGTCTTTACCAGACCCAGATTTACCGCATATAGCAATGATAGTTTTTACATTCTCATTCATCTTCTAAATCTCCTTGCGCTCGCTGGTCTTGCAGGACGATTGTGCCATCAGTATTGACTTTAATAATTTTATACAGCTGATGACCAGGTGTTGCAGAATACTTCTTTGCTACAAACTCATCACCGCGCCGCATTCCAGTAACCATAATCATACTACCACGATTGAACCAAGATTTTTCAACGACATGTTTTGTTCCATCAAGGTTCTTTTGACTAATTTGTCTATCAAACATTGCAAAATATTCTTTTGTGAATTTAACTGTTACAACACCTTCTGGTGTCAAAAGTGTTACCTGAGATTTTGTTTTATTCTTTGCGATAACTGTACCAAATATGCGCGACAACTTATAAATCGGGATACGACCACGCCACAACGTTTCTACGATTGGCTCTTCTGGTAAATCAAAGTAATTCATAATACCATACTTATATTTACTTACATTTATCAATTCGTGAGGATGATCATAGAAACACATTACTTCCATTTCCCAAGATGAATAATTGCCACTCGCATATTTGTTCCAATCTTCCAAAAAGATTTCTTTATTCAACCGATAAAGTGCATCTTCTTGATTGTCTTTCATCCATTCGCGCACAATGTCCATTTGAACTTTATACTCGCGCTCCCACAACTTTGCATCTAATAAGTATGTATTATTTTCAATTGTTAATGGGAACTCTGCATCATACTTTTCAAGAAAACCTAATGCTCTATCATCTAATTGATAAACTCCTGGTTGTTTAGCACACTTATCTCTTAAATAACGATTAAACTCAAATACTGCTCGTTGTTTCTTTAATTCGTCTGGTAACATATCACGTCTAATTAACCCAGCCATATTCTGTAAATTAATCTTTTTCTTTTTATCACAGACTAACCACAAATATTTTGCCATCAATTTCTTTCGATCTTCAAATTTATCAAATGCACCAGATTTAATTAATGCAATCATTGGTTGTTTTGTTAATTTTACTCTATTGTAAAAATCTTCAAAACTTACATACGGACGATTGTTGATGATAGTTGTGATAACATCTTCACCTACATTCAACAATCCTTTCATACCGAACATAATTGAATTAGTTGCGGCGTTCGGCGTGAAACCATATTCTGATACATTAATGTCAATAGGTGATACAACAATTCCACGATCTTTAATATCATTAACTGCTTTCGCAATTTTCGCGTAATCAGTTTGACCCTTCTCCTCTGGATCGACCGCACCACTATTTACAATCAAACATGCTGCATTCCAATATACTGGACTAAACTGAGTTGCTAAAATAATGGTTTGAATGCCAACAAAGCTATAAGGCAAACTATGATTCAAACTAAACGCATATCCCAGCTGTGGCCGCACTGCAACTTCCCAAATATAGTCTGCTTTTTTCGTATCTCCAATAGCATTATATACTTTCTGCCGCAACTCTGGGATACGTTTCATTTGTTTCTTTGCTACGATTTTACGTGCATCATTTGCTTCTTTCAATGTGAAATGAGCGATATTGTCATCCATTAGAATTTGCATCATTTGCTCTTGAATTGCACAACATCCATAATATGTATCACAATACTTATGCATTGCTTCAATCATATTCTCTGGTAAATGTGCTTGACGCATTTCTTTATCAAATAAACCAATGCCGCCATCTCTAATTCTAATATATCTATCCTGCTGGCTTTCAACGCCAGGTTCTGACATTAGACGTATCATAGCGTTCGCAGCAGTCATTTCTAAAGGATTAGTTGCTTTAATTGCTTTTGCCATCGCTAATCCAACACCGCTATTGAATTGGAACACATCTAATACGTCACCTTTTGCAAGATGATCCCAAATAATAGGATTATTTACATCAATATGTTCGGGATGAAGATAGTGATCATAAAATGACCGCAAGTTGATATTTGGAATTTCATAATGTTCTTTCAAAAGTTCATAACATTTGATAATTTTATCACAAACTTCTGTTACCAAGAAGTCATATTTAGTATCGCCAGCTGCCTCACACATATGCAAGTCATAACAAGTAGTTAAATCTCCTTCTTTACTACGCATAATCGCGGCGGTGTCATAAATATGTTCTGCATCATATAAAATTACACCAGATGCATGAATACCACGCTGCTTAACAATACCTTCAATATTTTCAATAATATTCAACAATCCTGGATACTTATCTAATTCCAATATCAATAAACCAACAGGCTTACGATTTAACTCTTCATTTCCATAAATACAATCATGCAAACTCCACAAAAATCCACGTTCTTGTGGAATTAAAGAACTAAGATAGTTTGCCACATCAACATCAATACCATCAGGATATAACTCTTTACCAAAATCATCTTGCGCTCTATATCCACGGCATGCTGTTTGAATTGCACTTTTTGTCCCTTCTGTTCCAAACGTAACAACCTGAACACATCCAAGTTCGCCACGTTCTTCTCTAATCTTCTCAAAAATTTCAGGACGAACGCTTGGCGCCAAGTCAATATCAATATCAGGCAATTCCGCGCGTTCTTTATTCAAAAATCTCCACCAAGGTAAATCCCATTTCATTGGGTCAAGTTGCGTAATACCAAGCAGATAATTTGATAAAAATCCCGTAGCACTGCCACGACCAGGGCCAACGATAGAACCACAATCCCAGAACAAATCAATATAATGCTTAAAGGTATTGAAATAAGCAAATAGACAAGTCCCAAGGCGATCTCCAATGTATCTGATGACCTCAGCTTCTGTTTGAATTCTTGCCACATAATCTTCATGTTCTCCCCAATAACCAATCTTATCAGCCAAAGCATCCCACACATCATTAATCCATTGACGTTCCTGGGGCTCTTTTGATGTGAATAATGAACCAATTAGTTCATAGCATCCGCCTTTACCAAAATCATCAGCAAATGGATTATTTACTCCCCACCATGCACATGGAGCAGGTGGGTCAATCTTAACTGTTGGGATTTGCTGCGGACGCTCCAAAGAATAATCTTGTATGCTATTCTGCATCGTTTGAGTGCATTCAAACATCCAGTCAATCGTATTATCATCAAAACTTGCATGTAGATGCTGACGGCACTCTTCTTCGCTCATTAAATACGCATATTCATAAAATGTATCAACTTCACGTTCGCCATCTTTTGAATTAAGATATGCTTTATGCGCAAACCGCAATTCTTTTTTCAAATAATGACTATCTGTTCCAGGGACAATCTTTAAATTATATTCCTGCGCAATTTCCCATAATCTTTTATTTACATAAATCTGCTCTTCACTTTCGCCAGGTGCAACTTCAATATAAAAATCGTCACCAAAAAGATTAATGCAAAAATCCAAATACTCACGAATGTTTTGTTCAGCTTGCGTATCTGCTAAACCGGCTTTCAGCATTATCCGTTGATGTAAAAAATTTTGTCCAAGCTCGCCGCCAATACATGCAGTTGTTGCGATTACATGTCCCTTATACTCCTGCATTACTTCGGCCAATTCACTTTTCAAAGTTGGAACTCTTTCCATACTTGCATAATACGTATTATACCATGCTTTTGAACTCAAAATACGCAATGCCTTATGCCCAAGTGCATCTTTTGCAATCAAAATAAAATGATAATAATTCTGCCGAGGTTCTCTTGTATCAGTTAAATAAATTTCATTTCCTAATGCAATTTTAAAATCAGGATGCTGCTCTTTTATTTTCTGCGCATACTGATTTACTTCGATATGACAACACAATGCTTCATGGTCTGTAATTGCAATACCAGAAAGACCTAATTGAATTGCATAATCAATTAAGTCTTTCGGTTTATTTATACTATCAATTAACCGAAGATTGCTATACATCGTGTGATTATGATCGTTAAAAAATGCCATACAACAATCCTCTTTCTTCCTTATTCTATATATATTATATCATACTTTTTTAAAAAAATCAAGGGTGAAAATTCTTAACAATAATCAACTTCTTTGCCGCACGTGTTGCCGCGGTATATAACCATTTAATATGGTCTTCACGACTTTCACTTTTCAAAAACTCTTCTAAAACAATTACTTTGTCAAATTCACTACCCTGGCTTTTATGCGTCGTAATCGCATACCCATAATCAAATTCATGAGGATGATATAACTTAGGTATTTTTCCCCAATTACCATTAAATCCTCTTACCACTGTTGGTTCGCCAGTAGTAAGTAACTTATAATCAACTTCTACTGAGTCAAATAACCCAGCATCTTCATAGTCAGGTTGGAAATCAATAATGGGTGTGCGCTTCATAAAAGGGTTAATTTCTGTTTTGGCAGTAGCATATCTAATATATTTTAAATGCCCAGTCATACCATTAACCATTGCATCACCAGAAGCATTACTTCTATCCCAATCGTTGCGCAAACAAATTAATTTATCTCCTACGATTGGTTCCTCTTGATATTGCTCTTTCCATAGCCCTTGCCGCATTGACATATTAAGCAAACGTCTGGTAGCATTTTTTCCAACCAATACTTGGTCGGCCCAAAAGAGGAAACCTGGCTTTAAAAATTCATTACGATCTACAACACGCACTTCTTGTCCATGTTGGTATTGTAAAGGCTTCCCTTCTCGAATGTCCATAGTTAAACGAATAATTTCGCTTTCTTCTGCTTGCCGCATTACTTCGTCCAAAAAGATTTGCGGATGCTCCAATACACCATTATCTTCTGCCGCAACAGGTGGCAACTGGCCAGGATCGCCCAAAGCAATAACATGAACACCATATGACAATAATTGCTCCCACATTTTCTTAGGGAGCATAGAAACTTCATCAACAACAACTAATTGATATGGCGCTAATGACTCAACAGGTAGATGAAAAAATGTTCCATCCTTTTTAGGAACTGAACGATAGAGCAACTTGTGTGCTGTACGAGCATTAGGGCAACCCTTGTTCCGCAACACTTGCGCGGCTTTTCCCGTATATGCCACATAGGTTACAAAATGTTCATCTAAATCTAATGCGGCAATGATAAATCTAATAAGAGTAGATTTACCAGTGCCAGCATAGCCTGCGATTACTGTATATGGTTCATTATTATGATAACGTTCAACCGCGATTTTCAATCCTTGTTCTTGTTTAGCAGTTAAAATCATACACATAATCTCCTACTATTTTCTATATTTATTATATCATATTTTTATTTAAAAGTCAAGGTCTATCACATTTGTTACTTCATAGTCAGAGATTATGATTTGTTGTGTAATATTCCCATTATAATTATTTAATGATGCCTTACCAATAATCCTTAATTCAATCGCACCCATCTCAGGTATCATACTGACTAATTTATCATATACTGTTTGCGTTGTATTAAAAATCATTCCTGCGATATTGTGCGGCAAATCGAAACGAATGGTAGGTTTTTTATCAGGAGAAAATAAATGAATTTGTTTCGCATCTATTTTTACATGCTCAACACAAATTTCTGGTTCGCTTACTCCTTGTCCCCACAAATCGCCGCGTTCAGTAAGACGTTTAATACAATGTACCAACAATTCAGATTTAGCATTAAATACAAAATCAACGTCATGAATAGGAGTAATTACAAAAGACCAAGTGTTCATTTGCTGTTTTAATTCTTGTAATTGCTCCGCAGTCATTGCGATACCAAAAGCATTAGCATGTCCTTGCGCATATATAACTGAGCAATCGTTCTCAAAAAAATTACGCCAATTCTCTACTTCGGCTATTGGAAATGCGCGACCGCTACCAGCCCAATGGTCATCGCGCCAATTAAGAATAAGTGTTGGCTTACCGTATTTAGCCATTACATAGTTAGCAACTAAGCCAGTGAGATTTGCATCTATTGGTTCTTTCATCTCACAAATAATCACTGGATAATCTGTAAGACGATTATTTACAATCATATCATCTAATTGGTCAATTACTGCTTTCTTTTCTCGTTCCTGTCGTGCCTTCACATTGCCGCACACCCGCACAGCTTGTGTTACTAGTTCAGTCATAGTCCCAGGTGCGTCACCACGTTTTGTAGAAACAATTAAATTATGCGCTTTAAAATCTAATAATGCTTGAAAGATTAATTCTTTTTCTTCTTGTGTTCCTACTCTTGTAATTGCATTAATATATGGCACAACATAAAATGCTATATTAAATGGCGTAAAATTATCTTGCAGCTGGTATTGCTGTTTCATTAACATTCCAGTAAAATATGGATTTTGCGGATATGCTAGACCTTCAGTAATTAAATATCGAGTTTCTAATGAACGCATATCCATCATATCACCAATCATACCAAGAGCAACTAAGTCTAAAATCTGCGTATGATTATTAAAACCAAACATCTCATCAAATGCTTCACAGAATTTATAAACAATGCCAACGCCACTTAATGTTTTATTTGGATAATTGCACATTTGATTATTTACAATATACGCGGGGTCTTCTGCATCAGGTGTTGCTTCATGGTGGTCTAATACTATTGTTTTAATATTCCAATCATTTAATAGTTCTTTATGTATGTCATGCTCATTACTTGAACTATCAGGCGCAATTACCATATGTAAGCCAGAGGGGATTAATGTTTTTACTGCTTCTACTTCAATGCCATGTTCTTTATTAGCATGAAGTCCCCACGTCCAGTTATTTTCAATAGTAGCTGGAAATAATGACCATAAATAATTTAATAGTGCCGCGGCAGAGGTATAGCCATCGCAGTCGCAATCGACTTGTACATATACCTTCTTTTGCTGCGCGATTGCCATTGCTACTTGATACGCCGCATCTCCTATATGTGATAATTCACGCCAATCGTGCTCCAATGACTCATATGGATTTAAATAAAGATGTATCTCTCTATCAGTTAAACCACGATTGTGTAAAACCTGTTCTATCCAATCACTATATGTTTGTTCATTAATCAACTTATATTTCATAGAATAATTCTCTCCTTAAACATCTTCAAAAAAACGTCTTTACCTAAATCTATTGGGGATGCTTTATAGGGCAGTAAATCCGTTTTATCAAAGATAAAAGAGATTAATACATACGGCCTATATTTTTTGTTTATGGAAGTTAGATTTCGAGTTAGATGTTTAAATTCTTCATCCCCTCGCGTTTGAAACTGTCTATCAAACGCGATAATAATTTCTTCCACTCCGAGGTCTAATAATAATTTAATTTGATAACTACTAATGTTAGAACCGCAACACGCAACAGAAATATCATTTTCTTGTCCAAAATATGATTCATATAAAATGGCGCTTTTCTCGCCTTCAAAGATAATTGCTTTACGTATCTTTTGTATTGCGGTTTTAGCATTATTAATATTATATAAATTTAAACCCAATGGATGATTATACATTCTACCACTAATCATCATTGGGCGATATTTACCATATTGCGCACCATCTTCACCGAGTGCTCGCCCGCGCAATCCTATAAATCTATCATCTATATCAAAGTGCGGAATAGTTAATTGCTCTGTTGGTGCATAATAACCAATCATATGATGATTGATTGCTTCTTGCGTCATGCCTTCATTTATCCAGTCAGGAACAATCGGGCGTGGCAAATTATATAAAATAGTTTTTGGAAATTCTGGTAACTGAATACGAGGTTGTTCTTCTGTTAATTTAAATTGTGCGCGCCGTTCAAATAATCCCCACTCTGGTAATTCTTTACCTGCTTCTTTTGTTACTGTATTTGTAGGAGCAAAATGAAACTTTTGCGCTACCCAACAAACTGAGCTATACAAAGACCATTCAGTATCTTCCGGATGATTAATCTTATGAATTTTAGTAATTAATTCAAAAATATCAAATGTCGCGTCACAACCTGTATAACATCTAAACAAACGAGTATTCTCATAATAATACAATTTGTGAGAACCTTCTCCATATTTATTATGACAGATTGTGGCGGATATAAAGCCGAATGGGGTGCGGTTAGGAGAACCGCCACAATCCTGGACACACTCAAAAATCATATCAGTAGTGAGTTTATTTTTGATTTCGTCCTTGTCATAATAATACATAATTACTCCTCTAAGTTATGAATAATATGGATGGGCGTATCTTCTGTTACGATTTTAGTGACAGTTCCAAGAAAGCCACCAGCTTCATTAAGATAATCCAGCACATAATCAGGAGAATTCATATTCTTCGGTCCCTGACCAGCGATAGCACGATATTCTTCAAGAGGCATCACATATTGCAATTCACGTCCGCGAATTACTTTCTTGTGTCCTTTGCTATAAACCAATTCTTTCGCAATCGTTGCCATTTTTAAAATACACGCTCCTCTTCTTCAAACATAATTTTTAAATCTTCAATAGGAATCAAATTAAATGAATAATCTGTCATAAACATCGGGTCGATATGACAAGTGCCTAAGTCAGCTTTACACCACAATAATACACTTTTATATTCTCCTCGTCTATTTTTATAAACAGACAATTTCAGGTTCGGCGCGGTCCATCGTGGGTTCGCGCCAATAATGCTTTGAATTTTAGTTAAATCATCATCTGTGACTGGCAATAAAATACTACCATAGTCAATCTTATCTGCTATTGCTTTTGCGCCACGCAGCAAATTCTGGTCAGGTGTTTTACTGTCTTTCCAATCGCCGTTCAACTGTGTTGCGGTCATCATAAAAACATTATGTTTTTCACAAATTTCTTTTAAGCGGGCTGATAACATAAACAAAATATTATCTTCACGTAATGCTATTTTACCAGCGCGCTTACTAATTTCTTCCAAAATCTTTAAACTGGTATGAATGTAATCATGAAAGATATATCTTACATCATGTTCTCTAATTGCGCGTTTGACAGTATTCTCTACGTCTTGCAAATTGAATTGCGGTAGCTCTTCAATCCACATTGGTGACTCTTGAATAATTTTTGCCGCTTCCATAACTCTCTCACGCTCATCATTTTCATACTGTCCCATTAAGATATGTCTTTCATCAACGCTGGATAAGAAAGCCAGCATCAAAGTCTGTATCTCTTCTTTATCCTGTTCAGTAGCGATAAACACTGTTGGTAGCGCTTGTCCGTTGTTGATCCACATACCAAAATCTTTATCATATATCTTATTACAGCCGATATAACAAGCATCCGCCACCATACTACGAGTTTTACCAACGCCCGTTGGAGCGGATCTAAGGTATAATTTTCCAAGTCGCGCGCCTCTCGTTATTGTTGATATATACTGCCCATACAGTGGAACACCAACATCTGGATGCTCTTCCAGTTTCTTAATCAATTCAACAATGCCATCGCCAGCGCTATATGAATGATTATAAGATGTATCAGTAGTATATTGTTCTCGAATGGACTCAATTTTTGCTTCAAAACAATCAGCAATTCTTTCAAGTGAAGTATTATCAAGCCATTCTTCTTGTTCTTCTTTTTTCTTACTATCTAATGTGTCTGGGTCATAATATTCTTCTAATTTAAAACCCAAATCATCATACGCTCTTAAAAGAGAAAATTTTTTTAATCTTGCATAATAATAGTTAAATGTTAAAGCATTTGCATTTTTAGAGATATGATGCAAATAATCTTCACCATGATTAACTTCAAAAATTGCTTTACTTTTGGGCCGACTTTCCAAATAATCTACTATATCAGTTAATCGTATAGGATTAACTCCACTTGTATATAGTTTATAAATTGCACCGATTAACACTTTGTGGAAGTCTTCTGGGAAGTCTGCTTCTGATAAACTGTATTCCTGTTCAGTATTATCCAACAATGTTGGATTATTAAATATATTACCAATTACCTGGATAATTGCAGTTGTATCTACATATTTAGATGCCATTATTCAACTGCCTCCTCGTCCAAAAAACTAAATGGTGCTTTCTTTTTTGGTACTGGACGAGGAATTGTAATTACTACTGTTTTCGTCTGTACCATTTCTGGTAAAATTGCTTGTGCTTTTTCTTTATTTTGCTGATTAGCAATCCAAATTGCAGTGTAATATTGTTTTGCCACATCATATACATACGGGACAATACCAATACCGCCATTTGCTTTTGCTATTGAATTACCTTTTACTTCATAAAAATAAACCAATGATTTATGGATGCCGCTATAAGAAAAATTATTTTCATCATGATATACTTGAATTTGTTTATTTATCTTTGGTGATAATTGTGTTATATCAAATAATTTCTTAATATATGCAACTAATTCATCATAATCATGCTCTTCTTTTGATTTTCCTGCTTCGGCGGCAGTTGCACAATCCGTATGAGCATAGCGTCGCTGACTTATTGCTACACATGGCACTTTATCACGATCAAAACGCTCATTACAAAATACACAATGCACATAATGCGCCACTATCTCACCTTCCTTATATATATTATATCATAATTTTAGAAAAAAATCAACCGAGATTTTTGTCTCGGTTGATTTGAAATATTGTTTATAGCAAACTGCCGAGGTCTTTATTAATCAGTCTAATTGCAGGAACATCCTTTACCTCGGTTTCAGTGACTTTCCGCGGTGCTCCGCTCTCATCTCTGCCGAGATATTGGAGAATTACTGCGGCAATCTTGGTGCGATTAGCCTGATTTTTTGTCAATAGCTGACTAGCAACAGTTTTAAATTCTTCTTGGGCTGCGAGCAAATCATCTTCATCATCGGGCTTAGGAGCCTCAGTATAAACTTGCTCACGTGTTGCAGTTACATATTTTCCACCAGTCATCTGCTCTTCTTTTTCAATAGCATCTGAGATGGCTTTTACAAGATTATCATAACTAAGGTCAATGCTATCGACCATATACTTGAAACGAGAACCGGCCTGATATTCTGGTGTTTCGCGCATATACATTCTGCTACGAACAATACCGTCTGCTCCACGAGCAGGCTTAATAAGACCAACAATGTCACAAGTACGTTCGCAAATCAAGCGCCCACGTTTATCAAGAGTAGGCATCAACCGCACAATATCTGAACCATCAACATCTTTATCAGTGCGTTCCTGAGCGTGAGAGATAAGAACAAGGCCGTAACCCATTTGTAGGATTTTACGGATACCTTTATCAAATTCGGTCATGACAAGCTCGTATCCCTTACCGTAAGGGATTTCGCTAATAGATGCTTTATCATAAGAGCTAGCAACATATTCACAGCAGTAATCATAAGCAATATCCGCTGTATCAATAATGATGGTTTCATAAGTCTTTTTAACATCCTCGTCTCGAAGGTCAATCAAAGTTGCTTTAAACTCATTCCAAGAGTTAATTGGCTGAACCATCGCGCCGGGAATTGCGCTATAACCCTTTTCAAAAGCAAGAAGCAAATGTTTAGGGAACTGAACTGCGGTAGAAGTTTTACCGCTTTTGGGTGTGCCGTACAAAAGGACACTATACCCACGAAGGTCCTTAGACACTTCGTGGGGTTTAATAGAGAGCAATGCATTAGCCATTTATGTGCCCTCCTTAATTAAAAATCATAAAGTGCATTAGTGCTTGCGGCAGCCGTGGTTGTAGCAGTTGCAGTACCACCAGCCGCACGGTTCTTACGATACTCATCTGAACTCTGCTTTAAAGCAGCAAGCTCAACATCACGGTCAGCCAACTTACTCTTAAACTCAGCCGCAGTAATCGTTTCAGCATCATCCCACAGATAAGGCTGCTTCAAGCAACTATCAACGACATATGCCTTCCGAGAAATAGAACGGAAACGAACAATTGGGTCACCAAATGCGCTTTCTTCCTCAACCTTAATTTGAGCAGTACGAGAAGTCTGATGACCACTCAACTTCGTGAAATAAGGCTTAGCATTAGAAGCACCGATACTAAGGAAGAACCGAATACCATCGGGCTTAGTAATCATAAAATCAACAGGCATAATCTTAGACCCATTGTAATTAAACGTATAACCCTTAATCAAAGCATGTGCAGGCATCTCTCTCTCAGGGTCTGCTTCCTTCTCAATTACATTCGTAATAACCGTATCAACCTGGAAAGAAGCGCGCTGATTGGTATCCTCATTGAAATCCTCGGTCATAATATGGAGGAAACCGTTCTCATTACGAACCTGAGAAACAAGAGTTCCATCAGTTGCATAAAAATCATTTACGCCAATGCTAGTATCAATACGAACACGGCAGGCATTATCCTTGCCACCATTCATCCAAGTAGAGTATTCCCCACTCATGAGCTTAGACAAGATGTTATAAGTCTCATTTGCACGACCAGCCGGTGTCACAGGAGTAGCATAAGAAATATAAACTGGGCATACATTCGCGCCAACTTCATCAGTACAAATCTGAATGGTGCCGCGCAGATACTTAGTGCCAGGAACTTTTGATCTTTCACCAGTAACTGCTTCCTTCATGTCAATATCATACACATAACCTTCGAGATGCACATTGTTCATTGTCTTTTTCATAATCATTACTCCTCAATATTAATTTCTTTTCCTTTTGATGTAATCATATACAGTACTGGATCTTTGCCTACTTTTTCAACAAATCCATCTGTAATCAACTTTCTCATTGCGCCAGCCACAGACTTCGATGCCAAACCAACTTGTTCAGCAATGTCTTTTGATTTATAATAAGCGTCCGGCGCACCTTGCAACCATTGCAAAATTACTTTACCATTATCGGTAAATAAGGGTTTCTCCTTTTTCTCATTACCACTTAGTGCATCAATGTATGCCTGCACATTCTCAGGCACATCAATATCACCTGCTACATCATGAACCAAATAATTCCAGAAATTCAAGAACTCTTCGCTTTTAGACATTTTTTAAAACCCTTTCTTCATTTTCTATATATATTATACCAAATTTTTTTAAAAAAGTCAATAATCAACACTAATAGTATAGCCTTCTATATAATTACTAATATTATACGTAAGAAATGCTTCCAATTCATCAATAAAAATTGGAGTACGGCTACCAGGTAAAAAATTTTCATTGGCATATTCGCCATAACTCATACAAGTAATATTATCAAAACCATATGATTCAGCTTTAACTTTCATACCTTCTGGATGACTACATACAACAATACCGCCAACTGCTTGCGCGTGTTCCAATAGTCTATATGTTTTTCCTGTGCCGCGTGTATCAATAATTCTTTTCATTTGTTGCCTCCGGTAACATTATATCCAAATTCTTTCCCGCCATAAAAATCAATCCAATAGCGCTCACGCTCATTTAATTCTTCTCTTGGACAATCTTCGATTAATTCAAAAGTGAAATTCTCTGGACCTAATTTGTGCATAGCAGGATATAACTTATTTTGTGTTACTGGTTCTGCGCCTAAGCCGCGCTTGATATGCTGACGCCATCTTTCTGCAACATCGACTGCTTGACCAACATATACTTTACCGCTTTCTAATTCAGTAATTTTATAAACACCAGTATGTGTAGCAGTGCCTAATACTCGACCGACTAAACTAGTATATGGTTTTTCATAAAACACTTTCCAAATAAGTTTATTAATTACATCAGGACGACTTAATTGATATTCAAAAGAACGCATTACTTCACTATCATGCTTTGCTTCTGGCGTTAATTGCAACTGATAAAATGCAATTCCATCTTTTTCTTTTTCTCTTGCAATGTTAATATTACGTGCCGCGATGGCCTTTGAGCGCAAAGCATCTAAAATAGCTTGTTGCGTATTTATATTATCATTTACTTCTTGTAATTTTTGTAAATCTGTTTCTAATTGCTTTTGAGTATCTTGACTTAGTGTTTCTTGTAATTTAAGATAATCTTCCTTGGCTTCAAATTTAGCATAATCATATTCTTTTTCTATTTGTTTTTTTAATTCCTCGATACGAAGATTAGCACCTTTTTCAGCATTTTTTACAGCTAATTGCATCACTTCAATAGATGTCTTTGTAGATGCAATTTTTGATTCTTGCCATCCGATATATTGCTCATTTTCATTGCGGGTGTGCATTAATTTTTCATTTGCATCCTACAATTCATCACGAGTTTTAACTAATTCTTCTGTGCGCGTTTTTAATTCTGTGATTTCCTGCACTAAATCCTTGCGCTATTGAGATAATTTAGAATCAATTATAATCGCGGCCAGAATTAAAATTGCGGCAATAACAGATATAACAATCTAAACCATTCGAGTAAAATAGGGGAGACAATGTAGTATCGTCTCCCCTAACTAATTACACTAAATTATTCAGCCGCAACTGGCTCAGCGTTAGGATCAAACGCATAACCATCAGCGTTCAAGTGCAGGAACTTAACCTTCTTGTGGGTGCCATCGTCCAATTCAATTTCAGCTTCAACGCGCTCACCAAGATGCTTGCGCTGAATAGCGGAAGTAAAGACACCATCAACACTGCGCTTTTCAAGGCCCAGAGCGTCTGCCACATCACCGGCAGTCACATTAGCGTTCTTATCCAGACCCTGCAGATACGTAATAACCTTCTTAGAATTCTCACTCATAGCCATAACAACATTTCTCCTTTTTTTCCTGTGGTTTTACCACTATTTTTTATAGTATTTATAATAATCTGACGGGTGGATTTTTTTGCCCCTCAATTATTAACTACATTTATTATACCAAAAATTTTTTAATAAGTCAAGGTTTGTAAAATATCCTGGACCATTTCATCAACCGCGCACATATCTTCCGTATTCATATCTGCGGCCTCTTGCATTTGCATCATACGCTCTTGCGCATCTCTTACTGCGTTTCGATCTTCACTAGTCTGGATGATATGTTCAAGTTCAGCCAACTGTTGTGCCAAGCGCTTGCGTTGTTTCTTAGTCACGATTTTTTTCTTCCTTTCCTTATCTTCATATATATTATATCAAAAATTTTTTATAAAGTCAATTATTTTTTATTTGACCTCATAAATCCAACGCTTGTGATAATAAGATGATTCGGCAAATTTTTCATTTTTGCGTGAAACATAATCAACTGCGAGATAATAATCATCAAAGACAGGAGCATGGGTATCAATAATTATATGCTCAAATTCATCCTGCCATACAATAATATACATCTTAACCTCCAAAAATTGAATCAATAGTACATTCAGTTGGATCTTTATCATCACGGAAACCTTTAAAATAGAAGTGCCGCAGTGTGTGGTCTTCATTATGTTTTTCCATTCCGCGCAATTCTACAACAGTATTAAGATATTTAAATGGATGTTGCACAAAATCTTGCATTAATTCTTCGGTTAAGCCGGAAGATACGGTGCCAATTTGTACAACTTTATTATCCTTATCATATGCACCAATCTTAATTGCTGTTGGCCATCCATAGTAAAATGCTTTTGTAACAGGATAAATTACTTGTTTTTCTTCTAATTCAATAGACCTGTCACCAATAGGCTTACGCTCAATCAATTTTGTTGTATCAGCATTTGTCAATTCAAACGTTGCCCAATAAGACCAATTATCAGCATCTGCGCCAGTATAATTTTCTCCAATGTCCAATTTTCCATCATATACTACTGTTGGCGCATTAAAGCCCATAAGAATGGCATCACAACCATCGGTCTTTTTAACTTTAATTGTATCCCATGCAGGTCGCTTACCAGGCGTATATGGGGCAGTCTTCTTTTTAAGAACCATACCTTCTTCACCCGCGGCAAGCACTTCATTAATTTTATTTAAAATATCATCATCAAAGCGCTCTGCTAATTCAATAATCTGCTCATCATTTACTTCAAAATCGCCAAGACGATATTTTTCATAAACCTTTTTAAGTAAATCATAGCGCACTGCCGCACCGACATCCATAAGATTACGTCCATTATAATAAATCATATCGTGAATATAATAATGTAATGGACCATATTCACCTTGCTGCCGTTCAACCGCTTTCTCAGGTAATGCTCCCATTATTGGTGTTACATCTTTTGATTCTTTACCAGGATAATAGATTTCACCAATAATAACTGTGCCAGCTGGAAGCGGCGCGAGAATCTCCATAATATGAGGAACATTGGCGCCTTTTTCAGCAAGTGTTCCTGTTACTTTTGAAGTTGTGCGACTCCAAAGATAAGCCACGCCTTCTTGTTTTTCAAATTGATACCAATAGCCATCCTTTTTAATTTGTGCAAAATATTCACCAGATGCACAAATAGATGGTAGAAGATCTTCTTTACCTTCTGGGATTTTATTGATTTTCATAGGTTCAATACAAAGCATTTTACTCATCCTTTATTAACCATTTATCAGACATTATGTTTTCTAATGTAATTTGATTATAATCCCAATATGGGTTCCTATAATTAATATTTATTTTTAAACTCTCGCAGTTGATACTATATCACTGTTTTTAATTACTTTTACTATACCTGCGGTACGACTTGCTTTTGGAATATCATTTACAGCAATGCATATCGCCTGCGCAGAACCAGTTATCAGTACATTACTATCTTCCTCGACACCAAGTATATCAACAATTTCTTCATTCTTTAAGCAAATAATACCTTTTCCACCACGATGTTGCATCACAAATTCGGTTGCATCCATCCGTTTTGCTCCACCAGTTTTTGTGAAAATAATTACTTGACTTTTGGTCAAAGGTATCATTGTTACGCACTTGTCAGTTTCATTTAATCCAATACCTTTAACACCAGAAGATATTCTTGACGATGGAGCAACCTCTGTACCATCAATTTTAATTGCCTTACCTTCTTTTGTCACAATCAAAATTGGATGATTATCTGTAATAAAGACTTTAACCAAATGATCATTTTCACGAAGTGTAGTTGCTACAATGCCAGTTTTACGCTTAATATTAAGATATTCACTAATAGGTGTTTTCTTAATCAAACCATTTGCAGTTAAGAACCATACAAAACTAGTTTTATCACCATGATCAACAGATGCGACAGTTACAAATTTTTCACCTTGCTCCATCGGCACCAATGTTGCTACATTTACTCCTCGCGCGACATTATTACCAACAGGAATATCAATTACTGGCAGACGATATACTTTACCATAAGATGAGAAGATAAGTAACGCATCTATTGTATTAGTGCGCAAAGTCATAACACTAATATCGTCTTGTGTTCTTACGCCTTTGCCATTACGACGTTGTGCTCTGAAACTCGCGCTTGGAACTCTTTTTACATTGCCGTTTTCCGTTACACAAACAACGCAATCTTCTGGCTGGATACCTTCAATTTCTTTTTCTTCTGGGTCTTCATTTACTTGAATGATTTTGGTTCGTCTTTCATCAGCAAATTTATCTCTAAATGCTTTTAATGACAATACCAATTGTGCGCTTGCAAAGCTATCATTTGTTAAAATCTCGTTAAGATATAAACATCTTTTTTCTTTTTCAGCACGGTCATTTAACAAATCCATCGTTTCCATTTGAGACAGTCTGCTAAGTTTCATATCCAAAATAGCATCTGCCTGCCGCGCACTCAACTGATATTTTTCAATTAACTTATTTCGTGCATCAGTTTTATCTTTACTCTTCTTAATCAACTGAATTACATTATCAATATCTTCATTCGCTCTAATTAAACCATTAAGAACTTCAATCTTGATTTGTAATTCATTGTATTCATGCTGTGTCATTCTAATAAACACATCACGCTGATGATCAAGATACACCTTAATCATCTGATAAAGAGTAAGTTGCTGCGGTTTATGATTGACAAGTGCTACATTATTAACGCTGAATACTGTCTCTAAGTCTGTTAAAGAATATAATTTTTTAGCAATTACATCTCCGCTAATACCTTTATTACATTCGATAACAAAACGAACACCTTTTTTATTTGTTTCATCACGAATTTCAGAAATACCAGTTAATTTACCTTCTTCGCACAAGGCATCAATTTCACTACTCAGTTGTTCTTTTGATACTTTATATGGAATAGATGTAAATACAATCGTTTCATATCCATTTTTATTTTCGATTGTATATTCGCCGCGAAGTCGCACTCTTCCCTTACCAGTGCTATATACGCTTTTCAATTCCTTTTGATTAACAATAATACCACCAGTTGGGAAATCTGGACCTTTAACGAATTGCATTAAATCATCTGCGATAACATTCTCTTTGCCATTTTCTTCGACCCAAATTGCGGCATCCATAATTTCTTTTAAATTATGTGGTGCAAAATTACATGCCATAGCAACCGCAATACCAGTAGTACCATTACACATTAAGTTTGGGAATTTACCAGGCAAATATACTGGTTCTTTTTCTGTTTCATCAAAGTTATCAACCCAATCAACAGCATCATCTTTGATGTGTTCAAGGGTTGCTTCACTTACTTTTGACAAACGACACTCAGTATAACGATATGCGGCAGGGTTATCACCATCTCTACTGCCATTATTACCCTGGAAATCAATCAGCGGATACCGCATTGTCCAAGGTTGAGACATCGTAACAAGAGCGCCATAAATAGATGAGTCACCATGAGGATGATACTTACCCATGACATCACCAACAGGCCGAGCGCACTTAACAGTAGGTTTATCAGATTTAAAACCACCTTCAAGCATTCCCCATAAGATACGACGTTGAACAGGTTTTAAACCATCCTCTGCCGCTGGAATTGCACGATCTGTGATAACTGACATAGAATAATCAAGGAAGGATTGTTCTACTTCTTCAATTATCGGTGTTTGAATAATATTCTCCATCCATTTGTACTCCTTCCCTAATCATAATATTCATAATTGCATGAATTGTTTCATTATAAGATTTTTTATTTGCATGAAAACCAAGTAAAATATTACTTAATTCTATACTTATTATATCATATTTATTTGTTTTTGTCAAATTAATTTCTTCTTGAAAATTGGGTACAGCAATACCACGAGCTAGCTTATCAGCTAGTTCATTATAAGTATGACCAACATGCGCGGTTACTTTACATATATGGACATATGGATTGGTAAAATACGGCACCAGTAATTGCCACACCTCTTTATTTACTACTGGTTGTTTAGAAGTATTATACCAACCATTATTTACCCAATTTTTCCACCAACCATCAATGTAACAATTTACTAGATAAGCGCTATCACTATAAATTGTACATGATACATCATGGTAATGTTCTCGCCACCAATCTAATGCTTGTAATGCGGCGACCAATTCTGCATGTTGGTTAGTTGTGCCTTTTGGCAAACTTTGTGCTTTTGTAATTATTTTATTATCTACTACTGCTACAAATCCCCATCCACTTCGTGCTTTTGCGGCACTACCATCTGTATATATCTCTATATGTTGCATTTTAGTCTCCATATGGAATATATGGTGGTATTCCTTTGTAATTTTTAGTGCGTAGATATACTGGACAATTTGCATTATATACTGCTTCAAGATAATCCCTAGCAAACAATTCTTTTACTTCATTAATAGCTTCTGCTTCTGCTAAATCATGAAATATAATATCTAACATTAAACCATTAGCTGGATGCATAGATATACGAGTGCGTCTATCTCTCCACCAATCTAACTCATGTGCATATGAGAAGTTTTTACCGTAGGCGCGAGCGGCGCCAAGGTAGTCGCATACTAGTTCCGCAAAGTCTTCAAAAGGCATACAATGACATTGCGGAGTTAAATTATATTGTTTGCTTTTATCAAAATTGTCCATCCAATATTCATAGTGATGAGGATTGTGCCCTTTGTGATGCAACCATGCCAAAGAGTATCCACCTGTTTGATTTTTCTCTTCAATAATCGGTGAAGTTGTACCAGTATAATACTTTATTGAAGTGAAAAATTCAATAGGAGAATATTTAGAGAAGTCATGCATCAATCCTCTCTTATATAGTCCTATTTTAAAACAGTATCGCCGCACCCATCGTCGATGTTTGCGAATTGTCTTTGCATGATGCCAGGCATTATATATCAAGCTGTGCCCGTTCAGCGTTTTCTTCGATGAATTTCTTTCTTGCAATGCTGCTCTCTCCCATCAGATTATTAAACATAGCTGCTGCGCCCAGCACATCACTCATTGTAATTTGTTTTAAAGTGCGGTTTTGGATAGACATAGTAGATTCTTCCAAATCTTCTACTGGCATTTCGCCTAAGCCTTTAAAACGTTTTACTTGATATTTACTTGACGCATTTTTATTTTGATACTCAGCCAATGCCGCTTCATCTTTAATATAAAATGATTCTTTGCCTTTGATAATTCTAAACAATGGGGGCACTGCGGCATAGATATATCCCTTGGTAATAAGTTCTGGACAAAACTTCCAAATGAAAGTCAAAAACAAACATCTAATATGGTCGCCATCCACATCAGCATCGGCCATAATAATAATTTTACCATAACGGAGTTTTGATTCATCAAGAATAATTTTATTGCCCTGCACTTGCAGACCAAATCCAACTATCATACTCTTGATTTCTTCATTGCTCATAGCTTTGTTTAAATCCGCTTTTAATACATTTAGAATTTTACCACGGATTGGCAGAATTGCCTGAGTGTTGCGATCACGCGCTTCTTTCGCACTACCAGCCGCGCTATCGCCCTCTACAATAAATACTTCACAACTGCTACGATTTTTAGAGCTACAATCTGCCAATTTACCAGGTAATGTAATTCTTGTGTTCTTAACTGCAGCGTTACGAGTATTTTCCTTTGCTTTGCGTGCGCTCTCTCTTGCTTTACGTGCTAGTAATGCTTTATTAACAATAGCCTTCGCATCTTTTTCATTCTGTGCGAACCAATTATTTAACTCACTCGCGCACAGACTTTGAACTATTGTTCTGCCTTCCGCAGATGTCAATACATCTTTGGTCTGCCCACTAAATATTGGGTCAGGCATTGTTAAAGAAAGGATAAGCGTTAAACCTTCCTTTAAATCATCAGATGTGAAATTATCTTCTTTTTCTTTTAGCAATCCCTTTGCACGCGCAAACTTATTGATTGTTTGCGTAAGTGCGGTACGGAAACCAGTCAAATGCGTACCAGATGTATTTGGGATACTATTGGTAAAGAGCTTATACGTATCACTATATGTATCAGTATATACCAATGCCAACCGCACCCGCATCCTATCTTGCTGTGTTTCTGCGGAAAAGGATTGGGTTAATTTATTATGATTTTGAGTTAAGACGTCCAGATAATCAAGAAGACCATTTTTGCTCTCAATTTGCTCACATTTCCCATCAACGGTGAGAGCAAAATGAAGACCGGGAGACAAATATGCGAGTTCCCAAAGTTGCTTACGAAGGCGAGTTACGTCGCAATCAATACCTTCTGTAAAAATGCTATCATCTGGGATAAACCGCACATTAGTGCCATGACCCTTTCCATCATATGGTTCTACTTTATACTCTTGAAGTTGTCCTTGCTTAAAAATAGCATGTGCATGTTTCCCATCACGGAAACTATCTACTCTAAAAAAGGAAGATAGTGCGTTAGTAGCTTTCGCGCCAACGCCGTTCATACCGCCAGAAGTATTATAACCAGTATTACCATCACTATCAAATTTAGCGCCAGTATGTAGTTTTGTATAAATATTAATTAATACTTCTTCGCCATCAGCATTTTTACCAAAAGGAACGCCACGGCCATTATCACTGATGGTTACATATGGCGGCTCAATAGTAACAGCGATATTATCACATGCACCAACCAGATATTCATCTATTGCATTAGAAATAATTTCCAATGTAATTTGCCAAACACCTTCTGGGCCAACAGAACCAATATACATACCAGGTCTGGTACGAATTGCTTCCATCCCTTCCAGTGTTTTTATATCTTTTACACCATAATCTAAATGAATACTCACTTAATTATCTCCTCAGTTTAGCGTTATTTCTTTTTTCACACGACCGCGCTCAAAGAAAAACTGGTTGAATTTAGCATCCCAAATTGTATCCCATTCACGCCAATTATCTTCATCGCAGTCAAGACCACTAATAAAGTCTTCATATTTACAGATATTCGCAGCGCAGCCTTGCGTCATAAGACTACTTTCTTTTACGCCCGGCATCTGCACAACAAGGATTTTTACTCCTTTGGCGAACGCATATCCTGCTTCCCAGCTAGTGCCGGCTGTGGCCTGTCGTCCATAGTCCGCGAGTACCATCCAATCACATTCATCAATGGCAACCACGTCCATTGTAAATACACATTGACCCCAAGTCGCCATATCAATGCCCCAGGCATTTGGTACTTTATGCTTGCCAGGTCTATAAACCTCGGGATAATCATCGCGCATATCACATTCGCCGGGATTAATGGCTGGCAATCTCATACAATAGATGGCTTTTTCTAATTTTTCCATCTGTTGTTTAATTTCTTTATTATCCGTGATTACGGGGCCAGCTAGATAAAACTTCATTATCTGAATCCTCCATTTTGTCGATAATCCGTTTCATTACTTCTTTGCCACAGTTTGCGCATAAAGTTTGATTGGTAGCCAGTTTAAACCAATCATCACTTGGGTCTTGCCATTCTGTCCATTGTGTGCCACATTCTGGACACGTAAATTCAACTTTTTCTAAATTACTCATACTCTTTTCATCCTTTCACATTTATATTATAACATAAAAATAAAAAAAAGTCAAGTATCTCCCTACTTGACTTTTCAAATTTTAGCCCCCAAATCTGTTATTAACGTCTAACAAAATTTTATCTATGGGCCAATCATATATACGCGGATCTGTATAAGGAATTAATTCATCATTGCTAAATAGTCGATTGAGGTAATTAAATTCTGCTAAACTATATACAACAATTAATACATTGTCTGGACAATATGTATTTACAAAACAACGTATATCATCTGTTGTATTTGTTCTTTGTGGAATAAAATGTAAATCATAATAATATTTTAATATATCCTCAGAGTGCGGCATACTTTCAAAACTAGATACATAATCTTCATATACTTCTGAATATACATATACCTTATGGTCATTGGCTTTCATATTTTCCATTAGGTGCGCCAATTCTCCATGCCATACAATTTGTTTAAACGCGCTCGGTGTCATAATTAGATACATTTTGTTCTCGTCTGATTTCTCGAAGTCGTGCATACATTTTGTCTCTCCCTTCAATAGTGTTGCGTAAGTCTTTTCTCATCGCGCGAATAAGATCGCGCAGTTCCTGTAAGTCGCGCTCAGTTACAGTAATCTGCCGACGAAGGATATAGCACTCCTCGCTTTCTAAGCGCACATTTTTATTTTGTTCCATAATATTATACACATGCTTTAACACTTTTAATTGCTCTGCTTTTGCATCACGATTATCACATAGCTCAGCAATAAGAGAACGACTATAAGCATAGTTCTATCCTACAAGCGTGCTTTCAAAATCATAATCGTGCGGATGGCAGATTGCTTTACCAGTATAAATTTTATTTCTGACCTGTCGCTTACAAATTGTAGTGTGGTCTATTTTATCAAACACTATTGGCTTCATTTTAATTCACTCCTTTGAAATTATTATAGCAAAAAAAATGGAAAAAGTCAAATATGCCCTTTTTGGTAAAAAAATTTGCTAGCGTGCATCCGACCGGGGCACCGGCCGTTATCGCAGTTCAGGGTGTGGTAGATACAAAAAGAGCCTACTTTGTGTAGGCTCAGTCATTTACAGGGGATATTCCGGCATTACAGAGACGAGAGGGTGTATGCCGTTGATTGTACCCAATTCATTCCATCGGTTCTTAATGTCTTGAATGATGGTTTCAATATGAACCGGATAACAATCGTGTGAATCAAGGCCCACATGATATATGAACGGGTTAGAGGGGAATAACCAGTTCTTTGATTGATGTGTGTGCCCATGCAGGGAAATCACGTGCTGACTGAAATGCCTATCATCGAAATTGGCAGTAAGGACTGGATAGTGGCACAAGAATAGCGAAAGTTTGCCGAACTTTATAAGTTCGCTAGTAAGTATATTATCAGTAGCCAATTTACCAATCGCGTAGATGTCGCGCAATTTCTTATCGGTGTCATGATTGCCTCTAATTAATTTAATCGAACCATTGAGTCTGGATAGGATATTAACATCATAATGTCCCATCAGCACATCACCGAGATGATAAACAATATCATTTTTTCCTACAACTTCATTCCAACGATTTACAATCTTTTCTGTCATTTCCTCAGTAGATGAGCATCCGCGTGGTGCATAAAGAAAATCTTGTTCGTGGCAGAAGTGAGTGTCAGAAGTGAAAAAAATTTCACTCATGATAGATCACGTCCTTAACATTAGAGAATTCATGCTTAGTAGGATAAGTGCTCTGCGCCCACATGCGCTTCATAACAGACTTTGGCACATGAGTCACACCTTCGCGCAAATCATTACGCTTCATGCACTCTTCAAAAGAAGTAGTCATCTGGATAAACACAACATCATAATCTTCGGGCGGCATATGCCACAGTCGCAGATAATTATACAGCTTCGCCCGAGAGCCATGATTGCAGTGAGTTGCGTCTGCAATGACATCAAATCCATCAATCAGGGTATTAGCAATGGTTCCAACAAAACGATCATATACTTCATCTTCATGAGAGAAGTAATCTTCTCCTTCTTTAAGTAAATGGAACCGAATTTCATCACGAGAAACATATCGAATATCTTCATCAGCCTTGTCGCGCATCAGCTTCTCAGCGAGGGTAGATTTACCGCTACCAGGAATGCCGCACATAATGTATAGAATAGGCTTACGCATGGGCATCTGCATAGTTAAGTTCTGCGACTGCTTCATCAAGATAGAGTCCATTTTCAAAATCCTCCTTGAACGCTTTGACTTCTTGCTCATTACGACATTCGATATGATTTACGCGCTTTTGACAGTAGATACAATATAGAAGTTTGCGATGTTGCGCGCCGCGGTTTTTGCCAACCTGTCGTGATAGCGGAATACCTTTATTGCCGCAGCACATACAATAAAAGTCATGAGATTCAAAAGCATTAACTCCACGTGCCATATATCTCACTCTCCATATTTATTTTCAAACATGTTAATTCTATCAATCGCTTCGCAAGGGTCCATAAACGGAGACATACACTTTTCAACCTTATATCTATCACGGTACTCAGGATTAATGTACTTCATTACGAACATTGCAGAATCAGCATCTTCAAAAAAGAATGGATTGTCAGGGTCATCATGACGATAAATACAATAGCAAGTATCTTTCATTTCTTACCAAACCCCTTTCTTTATCTTACATATATATTATACCAAATTTTTTATTAATTTTCAATAGCGTGAATTACTACAACATCTTGCTGTTGAAAATCATAAAGATAAAGTTCATTGGTCCAAACTGCGCCAGCATCAAGATTTACTTTTTCGCCAGTCTTATATGGGCCATAATCTTTCCAAGGTCTAAAATGGCTGCTAACTATTGGAGTATGGCCATGAAGCAAAATACGATTTTCATACCAGGGTGCCCCAAAATGCTCACGGTCCCAGCAGAAGATGTCAATAGCCTCATCATTGCGAACGTCCTTTAACCGCTCCCAATCGCCAATGGTACAACCGGCATGGCACATATCAATTACTCCATGAGATGCAGTAAGTGGAAGCTGTCTTAGCTTTAAAACATATTCATTGAGCTTTGGGTCTTTCAGCGCCGCTCTCATAGTTGGGTCGCCGCCATTATAATCACAAAGTGCCACGTTTTGAGAATAAGTATTCTCTCTTATTGCATCATAATCAGTGATGTCTAGATTATGAAATCGCGCTACTGATTTTAATGATGCAATTGCTTTGAGTAACATATCTTCATGATTGCCCAAGAGATATGTAAATAGGTTAGGATTGTCCAATAGGATTTTAATGAGTTCCCAACCATCAGGGCCACGGTCACAGGCATCGCCAAGAAAATAACAATGCCACTTACCTGGCGCAGCATCATGACTCATAAATTCTACTGCATTCCAGAACAAATCTGCACGGCCATGAATGTCACCCATTGCATAGTAGTTCATACTTCTTCCCTCGCTTTCTATATATATTATATCAAAAAATTATAAAAAAATCAAGGGAGTAAATCCCTTGATTAATTAATCATTTTTGTAGCGACCAGTTGTGGTTGTTTTAAAAATCAGGCTCAAACCATTTGTCATCCAAAATACCTGCCAATAAGACAGTACTGGAAGCATTGGCCATGCTTCTCGCGCACAATTCCAACCAATCATCACAACGAGCGGACCGAGGAAGATAAGAAGCGCAAGTAGCACTAATACTCCAATTACTTTAAAAAATTCATCCATTTTGAATCCTCCTAATTTTGCGATCAATTTTATTCGCAATTCTCATATTATAATAACCACGCGACAGGATCCTCTTTTTACGCGCTTGAAGCTGCTCGACTTTCTGTTCCTTAGTCATGATACTCCTCCTTATAGAATATATACTCTTGATAAATAATTTCCCATGGTAACACTTGCACAACTGGTAAATTGACGTAATTATGTAGCCAGCATACCATATAAGCTATCATATCTTTAAAAGTTTCTGCGGCAGCTTCTAAAGTAGGTGCATTTTCTACAACTCGTTTCCATACATTTAATGAGCGCAGATATTCAATTTCTTTCTGACGCGCGAGTATTCTAGCCGCATTACCATCGAGCATCTCTTTACAAAAACCATTAGTATAAGTTGTTTTATGCGTATTTGAGTCACGATATCCGAGCACTATCAGATATTTCATCTTTCAGCATTTTCTCCTTCTGCTCTTGTTCTTTTTGCTTTTGCATCCTCGCAGATAGAATAATTGCTTCCAGTGTGCGAAGCGGGAAGGGCATATACACGCCCTTCACGCCAAATTCTTTAAGTTCAGGTTCTGAATTAACAACCGCATCACATACAGCACATTTTACAGTTACTTCGCCAGGTACATCCTCAGCGAAGATAAAACGAGTATCACGTTTGCAATAAGGACAAGTGTCTGTAAAATGTTTTTTATTAGTTTTAGCCCAACGTCTATATTGTTCTCTATTCATAAATTAAACTCCATCTTCCATTATTTCCTGAGCCTCTTCAATGTCAGGCGCGGTAGCTTCATCCTTGGCAATGCCTTCCAACACCTTGAAAGAGAAGTTCTTGTGCTTATAAACTGCGAAGTTAGTACGGTTAAGGATACGAGCAACTACTCCTTCGCGCACATGGGTCTTACCGATAGGGTCAGGACCATCGAAATACTGCTCAACCTTACGAAGAACATATTCGCCAGCATCGACCGCCTGTAAAGACCCAACATCGTCAGGTAGCTGAATCATATCAGGAATTATGAAGGTTTCAAATTCCATTACAGTATGAATACCCATCTGCTCACAACGCTCCTTAATCTGAGCAGGAGAATATTCTACTACATCACCATCTTCATTGACCATAGTCATACGATAGACATACACTTCACAGCAAGGAGCCTTGTTAAATTCTACGCCAGGATCAAGGATGCTCTTAGCTTCATAGCCACCATCTTGCTCACAACCATAAGAGAAAGTAGTTACTGAACCATACTGCTTAGTAAATTCAGGGTCCTTTACCTTAGAGTTCTGAACCTGGCTCATAATAGGAGCACCATTAGGTCCCTGGAATCCAACGATTTCATAATAGGCAACTTCGCCCTTACGGAGCTTACCATCGAACTTGGCAGCCATAGCTTCACGGAAATCATCAGAGTCATAGAAACCACCAGTGCGCTTCCCATCCAGGACTACACGACGAGTGCCAGTAATATAACCATACTCCTTATATTCCTTGCCAGGACGATGGAACAACTTATCAAACCAAGTTTGCTTTACATGTACCAGAGGTAGATACCCAGTACGACCAGAAGTGCCATGCATCTTCAAGGTCAGCTGAACAGTATCACCAGGCTTAAAAGCGTTGAGGTTATAAGCCAACTGAGCAGTATCAACATGTTCATAGAAAGTAGGTGCGATGTTGGCCTTGACCTTCTTTACACCCTTCGCACCGCCAGCATGAGTGCGAGCATTAGAATGAGGAATGTACTTCTGGCAAATCAGCTCACCATTGACAGTATCAATAGTGTCACCAACCTTCAAATCAGAAATCTTGCAGAAGTCAGCTAAACAAGTAATAGGCAGATAAAGACCATCAGACTTTTCACCACGCAGCTTCAAGGCCTTTATGTTACGCTTATCAGGGTCAAGATAACCGCCAACCTGCTTACCGTTTTCATCCTTGCGGCGCACAAGGTCATTTACCTCACAAAAGCGCTCAGATAACTGACCATCAACAGGGAAATAAACACCAATATCACCGTACTGAGTGTTCATACCAACAATAGTATCATTACCAAAAAAAGTAGCAATTTGCAGACGGTCCGCATTGGTATGCTTACGAAGATGTTCTACCTTAACTACATATCCACAATATGCCATAATCTCACCTCATAATCCTTTTGATTTCTTTAATAAAAGTTTCAGTTGCTTTGCCAAATTCGGCTTGCTGTTGTATTGTTGCTGATTCATCTCGAAGCCTATTAAGCTCCACACGCAATGCGAAATTTTCTGCTTCATACCTTTGTACAGTGCTTTCTAATTCATTAATTCGTTTAATCATCATATCCGTCGTCATATAACAAATCCTCTCTTTCTCTGTTGGCAGAGAAACCTCGTTCATTTAATTTAGCTATCTGCGCATCAGTTAAGGGACGATCGCAGTACCAGCCTAAACCATCAGGACGGTAATGATAATTATCATATTTGGCATTAGATTTATCATAATAAATTTTTACATAGCCTTGGCGTTCAGCATCTAACTCAGTTAGGCCAAAACATATATATGCGCAATCTCTATGTTCGGCCCAATCACAACCATAAAAATTACCTTCTAAATCAATCCATCCATAATCTGATTTCTGATTTTCTGTATATCTACGACGTCCTACTGTCTCCCAATCAGAGTAAATAAATTCATCCAATTCAGTAACTTTATAATCATGATGACCGCCCATCATGTTATATACTTGAATGATTGTGTTAGGTTGAGGCTTATTGCCACGAATTTCCCAATAGCCATTATCTCTTGGAGGAATACGACTATAATCAATTTCATGCAAAAACCAACTTTTACTCATACGTTCCCTCCCATAAGAAGAACTCACTATGAGAACCTACGTCAATCTTGGTTCGGCCATCCTCTTGCTTCCATACCCGAGTATAATACCGTTTGAAGAGATTAACCTTAGACTCATCATACTGGTCGCCATACAACCGCTTAGCTTGGTTTATCTTATTGATATTGCATCGCCGAATAAATTCATTGATAGCTTGATCAACCTCTGCCCAGGTCAAAGCAGTATTTTTAATAATCCGCTCATTGCCATTAGCATCTTCAAACCAAACCTTCATAGCCATCACTTAATCCCTCACTTTCTATATATATTATATCAAATTTTTTTAATTTTTTCAAATCCCTGGGTATGCAAGTAAGTCTCAAATAAGCGTCTTTCATGAAATTTTAAAAGTGCTCGCGCAAGCGCCATGCGATTAATGTCGATAGAAGTTAAATGATAATCAGTAACTTCTTGATTAATCTTTGTGGTTAATTTATCACATTCACTTTTGATTTCATCATCAGTTAAATTACAATGACCAGTTTTTGCATCTAATGCCATGCGCATATCGCCAGGCCGCAGCGCTAAGAAATCGCCATTTTCAAAATTAACTGTATAAGTGTACATCATATCATCTAAACGTAAAACATGTGAGAAACGCTTACCAATAGTCATATTTCTACCATGTAACTGTGTTGCGGTGCCAGCAATTGCATGTAGCATATTGAGTATATCGCAGCTGCTTAATAGATTGCAATCATTGCGCATCCGCTCAATAACAGTTTCATATGTTGGATTAATATACATATAATGGCTGCAAATCCATTCAATACTATTGGGCGAACTTTTGCGCAAAAGCTTAAAAAATAAACGAATATCTTTAATTACTGCTTTGCCATCTTCAAGTTCATATTCTTTTGAAATTAATTGTTCTGTTGTATAAAAGGAAGATAAAGACGGCAAAATAAATGTAATAGTGTCAATATCACTATTCTCAGTATCTAAATTATAATTTTGACTACCAATTAGTGCTGTAAAAATTACTTCATCTGGCAAATAATTTTCGACGAAATAATGATGATTTTGAACCTTGTCAAGAATTTTCTGTTTTTGTTCCTGCGTTTTATTAAAGAGCATAATAATTCACTCCTATATATTGAGGATTCGTGGCAGCCGCTGCCAAATCTGGACGATAATTCATAATGGGATAACGCAATTGACGTTGCCACCCATCTTCTTCTTCTACAACCCAATAATATTTACCAGGTTTAATACGATTTGTTTCATACCATTCAAGGAAAATTTGCTTTGGCAAAAATTCAAACTCTTTCATTTCTTTCACCTTCCTTATATATTATACCAAAAAATATAAAAAAAATCAAGGCTGAGATTTACTCAGCCTTGTATATAAGTTACTCAGTAATAGACTTGATAACAGCGTAGCGTTCAGACATCAGCTTGTCCAGCATGACATCCTGGCCAGTCTTGCCCGTAAGCACCTGTTCCAGAATAACAGGAGAAGCACCGCTGACGTAAGTAACATTTCCACTGTCGCGCATAGGAATGTTTCCGCCACCAGAAGCAGCATTTACGTTCCAGAAGATAAGATGAGGCATCTCATATCCGGCATTTTCCCAGCGCTGATTAATAGTTTCAAACAAAGTGTTAGCCCATGCATCCATTTCATCATCATTACAGTAGCGGCCAGTTGCCCGGTCAAACTGCATATCGCTGATGATAATCAGAGACTGAGGAAGCTGATCCTGACGCAGATGAGCGCGCTTTGCAGTGTTAAGAAGCAAATCAAAGGTAGCTTCGATGTTGGTATTCTCACACAGGTTCTGACGATAGATATTGCTTACCTTCTCGCAGAAATCCACACCCTCAATTTCAATCAACTCAGGACGGCGGCTGAAAGAAACAAAGTGATTATGGAAAGGTCCCTGCGCACGGTCAGCGCAATACATACCGAGAGCGATAGCGACATCAATAGGAGCAATATTTCCAGACCCACTAGTCATAGAACCGGAGGTATCTACAACAGCCAGCGCGTTCAGAGTTGCACCATTGAAATAATCGGTCAGATTATCCCAATACTTATTGATGGCCAAACGTTCAACGTCATTGACGTCCTTAGTCAGCTTATAGTTATACCAACCCTTCCACAACTTAGATACTTCATGAACAACATCATAAGGATAAAGAGTTCCGGTATTGACCTTAGTGTTCTCATCCTTAATAAATGCTTCATAACGAGCCTTAGTAATGTCATGGCGTGCGAATGCATTCTTATAAATAATACCAGCCCGAGAAGGCAGCTTATCAAACTCAATCTCGTCCCAGCGGTTCTGAGACATCAGAGTTTCAACGATGTTAATACGATTACGAAGCAGAGACAGCATCTTACGATAACGCCGCGCAGACAGACCGAAAGCCAGACGAGTCTTAGTTGCCAAGCGCACAGACTCCTGAGAAGAGGTATTCTCAGACTTCAGCCACTTAGCAAGCAAAGAAGGGGTCTTGCTGTCCAAGTCCAGCATAATCTGCTTCTTCATAAAAGCAAATGCTTCATTTTCCAGAGGGGTATCTACAAGAGTATATAGGTCATCCCACCGACCAAATTCAGGAATATACTTTACCAGATTAGACATTTCCTTTTGATACTTCTGAGCCAGTGAACGAATAGCAATGCGGAAGAAGCGCCGCTCGCCTTGACCGCCACGAATATCACGCAAATAGAACAGACACTTTAATGCCAGCGTAGGATTTTCATGATATGCAGACATAAACAAAGAACGACACATAGATTCATCGCCATTACGCATAGCCGCACCCTGAGCGAACAAATCATACACCTTGTTAAGCGTAGACTTATAGGTAAGAGCGCCATTAGTCGTATGGGTCATGTTAGTAGCAACCTTTAAGCTGTTAAGAAATTCACTCATTTTTTTTCTCTCCTTTTTCTCTTAGTCTTTTTCAAGACCGTAGGACTTTTCTTTATCTTACATATATATTATACCAAAAATTTTAAAAAAAATCAAGGGAGATTACTCTCCCTTATTTTTTAAAATTACATTCAATAGCACACCGACAATCATTGCAAGCGCAATGCCTGTTAAATTAAATGCTCCATATGTAATTGCTAAACCACTCAATCCGGTTGTTACCATTGCCGCAAATATAATTTGATTTTTACTATTGCTAAAATCAATATTTGCATTTACAATAGTGCGCAAACCAGCAAGAGCAATCATACCATATGCTACTATTGATACACCAGCAAATACCGCATTAGGTAATGCCATTAAGAAAGCATTAAATGGTGCAATAAAACCAAGTGCGATTAAAACAATAGCAGTATATAATGTGTACCAAGTGCTATAAACTCCGCTAATTGCCATTGTAGAAGTATATTCACTATAAGTGGTATTGGGCTATCCGCCAACAATAGTACCCATTAAACTACCTACGCCATCACCAAGTAATGTGCGATGCAAACCAGGAGTTTCTAATAGATTATATCCAGTTACAGCAGAAGCAGTCGTCATATCTCCAATGTGCTCAGTCATTGCCGCAAGTGCTACCATTCCAAATGAGAGAATGATTTGCGGTAGAGCTGACCAATCGAAAGTATTGAAGTTCGTTTGCAAGAAGGCAAATTGGGGAACAGTAAAGACACTTGAAATCTTCAATGCGTCCATGTTGACTAATGGAGCAACATTTGTTAAAGTTAGGACAAAACTGACAATGTACCCTACTAGCAAACCAATTAAGAAAGGCATTGTCTTGACTAAGCTCTTCCCATAATGCATACACAGAACTGTGGTTATTGCTGTAATCCCCGCAATAAGGATGCCCCATAACGAATAGCTGCCACCCACAAGTGCGTATGTCGGAATAAATGCAGCCAATGTAATACCGATTACTAATATGGTTGTCCCCGAAATTAGTGGCGGAATTAGCTTCTGTAACCATTGAATGCCCCATTTCTTAATTGCCAATGCTGCTGCTCCATAAATAACTGCGATTACCGCGCCACCTAAAATAACACCAGCGAAATTAGTTTCAACTGCACTAGATAGAGCTAATGCACCTACTACCGCAGATACCGTAGCGCCGCTATTACTAATCACTATTGGCGCTTTAAAACCTGTGATACACAAAAAAGTTAATGTGCCGATACCTGCTGCGACGAGACCTGCCGCGATGCTGGTTCCGCAGATAGTTGCGATTAAAATAGTTGCGGTTAGGACCGCAAATACAAACTATAGAGTATAACCAATTGCGTCTTTCCAATTACGAGGTTTTTCTCGTAAAGAATAATTTACCGCCATTCAGACCCTTCCTCCCAAAATGTATGATAATCATTAATAAAAGCTTTTATATCCTTTTGATCTAACCAAATAGAAATAGCTTTAATAGCATCTTCAATATTTGTTACCAAAGTGCCCGCTTGCTTAATGAGTCCAGTAACATATAGATTTTCATAACAATATTGGCACTCACCGGGTTCGTTGTATGTGCTATCTTTTTCTGCACTATGAGTGAGATATTGCTGACGTGTATCAGTACAAATTCCCACAAGTAACTTATGGTCGCCGCGTGCAATTTTTTCATGGAATTTTCCAATTTCTGAACATGTGCCACTTGGTAATACATCTCCATCAATACAAGCAATTAGAATATCACTATTGTTTAAACGTTCATTGTCTCCATCAGCAATAGCTCTCGCATCGGCAAATTTAGTTTTATCATTAATCGCAGTATTTTCTAATGGATTATATAAATCTAAATCTGGGAAAGCCTCGCGCAATTTCTAAGAGAAGTATTCATTTCTAAATTTATCGCCAAGATAAAAAATACTACCAGCGAGATATGCTTTCATATATAGAACCTCCTATTGATTTTCTATATATATTATATCAAAAAAAATAAAAAAAATCAAGGGCTGTTTTATACAGCCCTGTTATTTATTGATAAGTAACAATTAATTTATAATCATAACTTAAAGTTGCGGCGGTTGCTGGGAAACTATATGATTTAGAATTTGCGCCCGAAATTGGAACAAAACCTTGACCATCATGTTTGTCATAATACCATTGATATGATAAAACTAATTCATCAATTCTAATACCCTCTAATGTACTCGTTAAAGTAAGAGGAGTATTTTCTTCTACTACGCTTGGACGTCCCATCTTCCAATCAATACGAACACTGGTAAGACATGGGTCAGGTTCTGGAATAATTAGTTCTACGCCATCTAAATTTACAGTCTATGATTCTACTTCTGTCGCATATGCCGCGAGTGGATATATAAATAAACATAATGTCAAAAAAAGAGTAATAAGGCGTTTCATATAAATTAACCTCCTTTTTATTTTTCATTTATATTATAACATAAAAAAATAAAAAAGGCAAAAAAAATTAAGCCCCTCAAATGAGGGGCTTAATTTATGCACGTGTTAATGCAGTTTTCATATTATTTAATGATGTATTTGTACGAATTGTCGTATATTGTGAAGCTAATGAAACAGCACCACTAGCAGTATTTGGCAAACCTTCTATTTTAGTTTTTAACTCTGCAACATCGCTGTGTAAAATCGGATCTCCAATTGCTTTTGTAGTCCAAGTCGGCAAAGTCATGCCATACCAATTATACATTGTATTAGTATAATTACGATATGTTTCTAAATTCACAAGTGTAATTAAACCAATTGGTACAACAGGAGGGCTTTCTTCAATAAATACATATTGTACTGAAGCACCAGCTACATCATTAGTATCAATAGGTGTAACTTTTATAATATATTTATTCTAAGCATCTCCTGTACATGCTGTTGTCGCATGCCATACTACCTCTGTGCCGCTATTGGCTGGAGTAGTTGTTGATTCTTGAATTAATGTCGGAGTTCCACCATTATTGTATTGGTATGTTTCAAATTTATATTGAATCTAATCGCCATCTTCATCAGTAGCGACTGCTTTAAAATATGGCGTTGTATTATATGTAGAACGATTATTTGCTGCAGGCCATTTAATCTAACAGTTAATTGGTGCTTTATTATCTTTAGCATAATACAACATACCGACATTTGAGCCATATGTCTAATGAATATGAGTTGAATATTCAGTTTTTGATGCGGTAGTATAAACATGCAAAATAATTGTTGAAGCACCAGCTAAAGTATTCCAAATACGCATATCATTAATATATAGATAATCTCCGTCGTAATAAGTACCATCTTGGTTCCAATTCGCGCAGATAGAATTAACAATCTCTGACCATGCGCTTGAAGCCACTCCAGTCCAAAGTACAACATAATGTGATGGTGTATCATAATCATACAAAACATATGCCATACCAGCACTAGGCGTATTCTAACTTGTACTCCAACTACCTACACTTAAAACCAAACTAATTGGATGATAATTGGCGGGGATATTAGAAAAATATGCTTTTCCATTACCAGTTGAAGAACTTTTACAACGCCTACTATATCCGCTAATTATAGGTGCTTGATTACTTTCCATATAATAACGATTAAAACCAAAACTCCAACCTGAAGCTGTAATAACACCTGCAACTGGTTCCATTAAGCACCAGCACCTTCATCATTAGCGGTTTCAAGAGCAGTAACACGAGTATCCAAAGCATCAAGTGCAGCTTTGGTAGCATAGGTAGCTAAAGCTGCATTTTGTACATAATCAGCAAGAGCAGTGGTCAATGCGGTATTTGTTACTAAATCATTCAAATCAGTTTTTAAAGCATAATTAGCCAACTGGCTATTAGTAACAACTAATTGCATTGAGGACTCTAAACCACTAATACGAGAACCATGATCACTCATGCCCTGTAAAGTATTTTCAACAGTCTCTACGCGACTAGCTAATGCGGCAGCAGCTTTTCCGCCTTCATCAGAACTAATCCAAGTAGCGATTTCTTCAAGAGTATCTAAATTTTCATCAGCATCGCCAACAATTTCAGCGACCTTACGTGCGGCAGCGGCATTTGCAACATTAGCAACTGAGCCTGCTACATTAGCATCGCCATTTAAAACATTTACTGCAGCAAGTAAATTAGCTACTTGTGCGACTACATCACTGTTGATTTCAATACGACCATCAGCAGTATCAAAGAAAATCTTTTTGGTGTCTTTAGAAAAATAAATTTTACCTGGGGTAACAGGAAGTGCTGCAATTGCGGCAGCATTACCAACAGCATGTTGAACTTTCATATTAAAATCCTCCTCGGTCATTATATTTGTAAAAAAATAAAAGACTACTTATTGTAGTCTTTATACTGGCGAGCGCGGTAGGATTCGAACCTACGGTGGCTCATCACCACGATGGTTTTCAGGACCATAGCCTTCAGCCTCTCGGCCACACGCCCATATTTCAAGATGGATTTTTAGTTCGGAGTCGAACCGAAATCTTCGCATTGTCATCTGCGCTGTACTTGCCTTTTATACTACTCTGGCTAACATTGCTGTAATGAGCCGGCTTTCCATCTTTAGACCAGCTTGTCCCGATTGTGACGACTGACAAACCGCACTGGGTTTGGGGCATTTTTGCACGTCTGCATTATCCTCTGGTCCGCCTGGGGTGGATTTAACGATACCACCTGCAATCGACATTGGTTAAGAGTATGCTCTCTTGGAGCCGCCGATAGGAGTCGAACCTACAACCTGCTGATTACAAATCAGCTGCTCTACCATTGAGCCACGACGGCATATTGGCTGGGGTGGCAGGACTCGAACCTGCGAATGTGGGAGTCAAAGTCCCATGCCTTGGCCAACTTGGCTACACCCCATTATGGGGACTATTTTGTCCCAATTAGATACGGAAGTTATCAATACCAATAGGATACCAACCATCATTATCAGTATTTACTAACCAAGTATCATCAGCATGCTCAGTAGTAAAATATACCGCACCTAAGAAACTTCTTGCATTTACACGATAAGCACTATCTGCCGTTTCTAAGATATACTTATTGGTTGTACCATCAGTATTTAATAAACTTACTAATTGCGCAGTTTCCTGTGGGCCATTACATCTAATGTGTGCTCTTGAATACATCTTTTTCATCTCCTCAAAAAATTAGATCACTTGCATTTTTTAATGTGAGGAGTATCCAATAAAGACAAATCCATTTCCACATATTTTTTTTATGTAGCAGTCCATAGAATACCCAGGCTGCATCAAACATTAAAAGAAAAACAAAAATCTAACTTACTGTTATCATTATTTATACCTCATAAAAATCTAGGCTCCCTATAGCACCTATCGTTTTCTTGTTAAAAATGAATGTGTTTCTTGTCTTGCTGTTGGAGCCTATCATTAATCAATCAATTACTCGCCATCTGTTGGAGTTTCGGTTGGCTCTCCTTCTGCTGGGTCTGCTGGGGCTGGATCAGGAATTTCTTCCCAATTTTCCTCTGCTGCTGGTGCAGATGGATTAGTATTACCACCAGGAACATCGCCATCAATTACAGACCAATCAAAAGAGAATGCAATTGCATAACCATTGCGGTCAGTGGTTGCTTCAGCAGAATAACCAGCATTTTGGAAATCTGCGTTCATAATCTCTACAGCCTTATTATAATAAGTACCCTGTAAAGTAGTAAAGTCTTTTGAAGCCTTGTAATTAATGCTAGTGGCGCCTTTCGCCGCAGCATTGTTAATGGCTATGCCAATCAACGCAAGTTCTTTCTTAGCTACCAATTCAGCATTTTGCAACGCATACTCTTGGTATATATTAGCAAGCTCTTGAGTTTCAGGCTTGGTAAATAAAATTGTAGCTGCCATAAGCATCGTCCTTTCCATGGAAATTTTAGGTATGTACACCCTAATATTTATTCAATTTTAAGGACAATGCGTTGATTAATTATGTCCTAATAAAATTCTAGACAGCGCATAAGCGAAGGACTTGAACCTTCTAATAATAGTTGCATAAAAACTGTTATATTATCCAATATTTCATTGCAGTATGCTGTCTATAAAAATTTACTCGACACTTATATTCTTTCGCTCTACCAACTAAGCTACATGCACTGTGTGCAGGATGGGAGTTGAACCCATGACATAAAGATTACTCTTTATATTTGCTGTACGTGTCGATGATTGGCGGCCCCTCTGGGATTCGAACCCAGACTACCTCCTTCAGAGGGATATAACGGTTTTAGAGACCGGTGTTCTACCGTTGAACTAAGGGGCTTTATAATCCAATAACATCTAGCCCCACTCGCTTTGCCGACCAACCGTAATGATTAAGCAAATCACAAATATTCTGCGCACCAACTGGATTCATACTTATTACATATACATGTTGCACTTCTGTGATATTGTTATCTACAATATATTTTGCTACATCATAACCGCTTATGCCAGAGCCAAGGTCATGGTCAAGATATATATCAAAAACATTCTTAGAATTAATTTTACGAAGAGCATCAAGTAAATCAATTGCAAGCTTACCAGTTCTAACAAGTATCCAACTATGCGCATCTTCTCTGTGAGGTCTGCGTTCATCATCCACAAACAGAGTAATTTTCATTTACTGTTTGCCCTTCCTTTCTTTATCTTACATATATATTATATCAAAAATTTTTAAAAAAATCAACTGGTACGGGTACAGGGAATTGAACCCTGATGTACAGATTAGAAGTCTGTTATTCTATCCGTTGAACTATACCCGCATAATGGCAGGGGAACTAGGACTCGAACCTAGACCAGCGGTTTTGGAGACCGACATGCTGCCAATTACACCATTCCCCTATAAAGTGGGTTAATTAACCCACCGAATTATCACCTAAATTTGCTTTTGCTGCTTTTTCAATAGCTTTACGATGGTCTGGACACACTTTATTTGTATTATGTGTGCGGCTATTAGTAAAGTGGATACAATGATGTCCAGGGAAATTATTATCTAAAATAGATTGTCCGCTGTGTGGCATCCCATTCATTGATGCGGCATAATTAACACCATTGATCGTTACAAAAATTGCGCGTCTAGCCCATGACCATTTTCCACCATAAGCCTATTTCAATACAGCAGTATCTGCGGCAGTACATGGTTGAACGTCAGCGTGGTTAGAGCCGCCTTTACGTACTTCGTGCCAAGCTAAGCCAGTATCTACATCTGTAATAGTTGCCACTACACCACGCGCAAAGATTTTAGAAATATCACTTTTCCACCAATCCATCATTTGCGCAGTGCCAGTAGCAGGAACCGCAGTTGAAGTTGGTATAACATAATGCGGCGCATTCACATCATTTAATGCTGCTTCTGTTTTTGGACCAACAATACCATCAACTCCTAAATTTGCTTGCATTTGAAAATTCATAACTGCGTTCTAAGTTACTGGACCAAATACTCCATCAATCTTACTATTGAGGAAACCTAATTCAGTTAAACGTGTTTGTAACTATCGAACCGATTCTCCACGCATTCCTTTTCTTAATAACATATGCATCGCTCCCCTCTTTAATTGGAGCGCTGAGTGGGAGTTGAACCCACTAACAGAGGTTTTGCAGACCTCTCCCCGACCGACGAGGGTTCAGCGCATATAGGAGCTTTTTTACCGACGTCGCGTGCGGATTCCGCTAGCCCCATTCGTCAATTGCCCTCACCGCTAGCTGGGTGGAATGACAGGAATCGAACCTGCGTTCGCAGAGCCACAATCTGCTGTCTTACCATTAGACGACACTCCACATAAGAAGAAGTTTATTCTTCTTCTACAACAAACCAAATATCTTGTACAATCTAATCGAGGAGATATTCAATAGATAGCATATCATTAACCGGATAGCTAATGCCATCACCACTTTGGAAAATCATCTAGTCATTCTTCCAAACCCACTGATCATCAGGATGCTCAGTATTAGAAATAGCTTTACCTTCACGCATGGCTTTATAGGCGTCTTTAAAACTCATAGAATGGCCTCCTATTGATTATTTAAAATGGTGGGAGTGTCTCTATTCGGTATTATGCGCAATTGTTTCACTGCATTGTCACCGTAGCACGTGATACTAATGACACAGCTTCCCGACTCCCTGGTGGCTTGGGTTGGTAACGATCCAACCTATGCGGATTTTCAGTCCGCTGCTAATCCGTCTCAGCTACCAAGCCATATGGTGCGCGTGGGGAGGATCGAACTCCCGACGCCGTGATTAAAAGTCACGTGCTCTACCGACTGAGCTACACGCGCATAAAATATAGACCTGTTGTATGAACAGGTCTATTGAATGGAGCGGCTAACGGGATTTGAACCCGTGATTCAGCCTTGGCAAGGCCGCGTATTACCACTATACTATAGCCGCATTTATGCGCGAAAATTATCGCGCAACTATTACCATAAGATAATCGCCAGGTAATACATTTGTGAAATTAATCATAAGATGGGTTTCATCATATACAAACGCAGAGCGCAAGATGAACTGGTTATTACCCACAAACAAGACACCGAAATCTTTTACATTCTCTGGCATTACCGCCCAATACATAGTAACAAGACGATGCGGTGCTTGCAGACTAATTTCAAATGCGTCTATAATTTTCCACTCAGACCTGAATAAGAATGTATCTACCCACTCAGGATAAAATTTGCTAAACAAACTATCTTCTGTGGCGTATTGCCAGCTAATTTTAGGTGTAAATGAAACCAAAGATTCGACAGATGGGGATGCACAAGATGCCTAACTTGTTAATGGCAAGAATAACATAAGCATCACCATTATTAAACTAATTACTTTCCTCATAGTGTAACCTCTCCTTTTGATACTTTTAAAATACAAGACCCGCTAATAACGTGCTCTACCAGTTGAGCTAGCCGGGGAATAATCCCCGACCCAGGATTCGAACCTGGAACCCCGTGCTCCTAATGCAAAAAGATAATTGCTGACAGGTCTTCTGGTGGAGATGAAGGGGATCGAACCCTCTACCTCCTGCTTGCAAGGCAGGCGCTCTACCAACTGAGCTACATCCCCATATAAAGGCGGCTTTTTGCCTGCCGCCAGAGGCATCTAATCAATAGTTGAACAGATCAAACAGGGTACTCAATGCATGCTCTGATCCAAACAGTGAATCAACATTCTTGATGGAAGTATGGAAGGCACCATAGTCCTTCACAAAAGCATTCAACTTCTCCAAAGCATCTGAGCGAGTCTTGGAAGCAAGTTCAAGGGCAGCTTCAACTTCCTTTGCGCGGGCTTCACGAGTTTCCTTTTTCTTAGCTTCGGCTTCCTCACGAGCACGCTTCTCATCGGCTACCTTTTTTTCGGCGGCGTTAAGTGCATCAACAGAATCATAAACCCTATTCGTTACCTCAGAAAAAAATTTCATAGTTAAGTTCCTCTCCTTCACTATTAAGCGCCCTTATCTTAGCGCATATAAGATATTTTTTAAGAGCTAAAACCACCAACTTCACTCTTCAACAAGTTTTTTTGTGGGACACTACCAATCGAGTGTGCAGACAAATTAGAACTGCGGCATTAACTAGTATAGACAAGCAAATTTGCTTATCAATGCCAAAGTCCTTAAAAGCGTGGCGTAAAACCCTAAAACTAGCCATCATCGCGTTTAGCTAACCCGCATGTTTTTTGCCTTAAACAGGACTATCACTGTTGGCAAGGAAGATGGACCAGGGCCTCTCAGCCAGCCCAATGGAAGTTTTACAGACTTCTAACTACTGGTAGGGTAACTTTGCTACCCGCGCGCAGGTATTACCGCATTGCCCCAGAGAGAGGACGCCTTTAACTCCTCCCCATCATTTACCTACATACAACATTGCAGTGTGATTGCCTTGTTGCTAGACAATATAAACCAGGCATGCCCTGGTGGTACTCCCCAAGAGATTCGAACTCTCACTGTGTTGGTTCTTAGCCAACTGCCTCTGCCAATTGGGCTAAGGGAGCATAGTGTGCTACCTTCATGGGCCGTGGTGCGCATGCAAAGCCTAAGCGTGATCCCTCTCGCAGTAGTAGCACGGGATGCGTAACAATCCATCCACTGGGTTGCCGGCCGGACAACAATCTGGTGCCCAAGGTGGGACTTGAACCCACACTCTCTCGAACTTGATTTTGAGTCAAGCGCGTCTGCCATTCCGCCACTCGGGCATAAAAACAAGGCTCGCCTGCACTTATAGTTTACCAATACTATTGCATTAAAATTTGCTGTGTGAGCCTTAATGGTGCGGGTAGCCGGACTTGAACCGGCACGCCTTGCGGCAACAGATTTTAAGTCTGTGGTGTCTGCCATTCCACCATACCCGCATAAGTGAGGGATTAAACCCTCACATCGGCTTCTTCAAAGCCATCGAGAACTTCATCCTCGGTTACAACATCATTCCACTGTTCAAGATAAAGAGAAATAATATTACCTTCACCGTAGAAATCAGTAACCTGTGCAGTAGCAGTGCTATAAGACTGAGCACCAATTAGGCCAGATTCTTTATGCTCGTTATAATCCTCATCAAGAAAATCTACAAGGTAATAATACATTTAATTTCTCCTTTTCTTTATCTTACATATATATTATATCAAATTTTTTTAAAATTTTCAAGTTAGCGTAGTAGCATTAGCATTTAATGTGATATTTGACGCACTTGCTGTTACACTATCTTTATCAATAGTGTTAGAAACATTAGTAGTTGTATAATATGGACCGCTCCACCAAGGTGATGTACTAATCCAAGTATAAGTAGGTCCGCAATAAGGACAAGTTATTTGATTTGGCGCAATGCCACGACCACACTTCGCGCAAATCCATCCATAATTATCTTTCTACGGAGTAACTGGCTAATAATTTTTACAAGTCTTAGAACAATCCTGCGAACAGGTGTTTTTAGTATCGCTCATGGCTCTCTTCCTCCTGTGATTTTAATCGTCTTCTTCCATGTCGGGATAGCCTTCTTCGCCATACTCACGATGCTCAAATTCACATACGCCATTATCAACATAGTCTCTATACTCATTACAAGCAATTCGTTCAGGACAACCGTCGCACAATTCGTAGCAATCATACCAAGGACACTCAGCATAGGTCATAAGGCTTACCTCCCTCTCACTTTCTATATATATTATATCAAAAATTTTTAAAATTTTCAAGTGAAGAGGTCAGCAAATAATTTAGAAGTTTCGCTACGGACATCCTCTTTTAATACTACGCATCCAAACAGAGGGTTACCGCGCAATGCATCACACATTTTAACAAGTGGATTGGACTCAGTGTGATTTACTAATGATTGTTTATAGTCACCGGCAAAAATAACACGACTGCCTTTTCCAGCGCGAGTACCAATTAACTTAATTTGTTTTTCAGTTAAGTCCTCGGCTTCATCAACGACAATCGCAGTCTGATTATAAGTACAGCCTTTTAAAAAATAAGGAATCTATGTTTCTAATTGCCCTTGCCGCACTAAGCTATCTAATTCAAACTCTCCACCATTTAGCTATTGTTCTAACGGTTTAAAGAAATTATCTGTTTTAGCTTTCTACTCACCTGGCAAAAAACCAATATCTCGACCTTCACCAATGACTTCGCGCACACCAAGGATTTTATCATACCATCCTTTTTCTTTTAAACCGTAAAGTGCCATTTGTAAAGCTAAATAAGTTTTACCAGAACCATAAGTTCCAAGTGCAGCAACAACAGTAATGTTTTTATTATTAAGCAAATCCAACAAACATCTTTGCTCACTATTGAGTGCTTTTACATATGAAGATGGCGGTAATTTTAATGCAACAAACTACGAACCAGTCCAACGCATTTCAGTTGTGCGATTTTCATCTGTGTTGTGAATAATAAGATATTCATTGATTGCCCAATCCGCAGGATCCATTTGAAACATTAGCTCATTAATTTCGTCAGTGGTCCCACGAATTTCTTTGTATCCATTATACATAGTAATCCCCCTTTGAAATATTGAGATTCTATTTTATAATGAAGATTTAGATAGATGAATTAATTTAAAATGGCGCGCTCGGAAGGATTCGAACCTTCGGACCCGGGAAAGAGTCAATGCCTTAGCAGGGCACCGCTTTCGACCTCTCAGCCACGAGCGCATATTGGTACTCCCCATGGGATTCGAACCCACACTGGATGCGTTCTAAGCGCATTGTCTCTGCCGTTGGACTAAGGGAGCATAAAAACTAGACACGCTTATCTTCCCGGAGCCGAACCCGGTGCTTACGATACAGCAACATTAGCAGTAATTATTTAAGTCAGTTTGCTGACGTGTCTGCGGCCATGGAGTGCTATATCAGATTCGAACTGACACCCGCTGCTTGGAAGGCAGCAACGCTACCATTACGCTAATAGCACATAAAAATGGTCGGGATGACTGGACTCGAACCAGTGATCTTCGCCTTATCAGAGCGCTGCACTAAACCGACTGTGCTACATCCCGAAGTACCCGGTGTCCTATTATGTTGTTACGCGCCACCGGTAGCACGACTACACACATCTATATTAAAGTTTTACGTAGTGTATAACTCTCTTGCATCCTGGTGCTTTATTTCATCCTTAATCGGCCTATCGTTTCAGCCAATTAAGGCGTTATACTACCGCCACTCTTCCGCGCTTTGTAGTCACAGCCATATCGAGTGGATTAGATTAAAGTGGCACCCGATGTAGGAATCGAACCCACATCCCGCGGTCCGTAGCCGCGTGCTCTATCCGTTGAGCTAATCGGGCATACAGGGCAGACGCATCCACCCTATAAAGGTAATCTCCGAAGAGTAATTACCGCAATTCATTTTTGTATAATCCTATAAGAGTACATTGATGTATTATACTCTCTTGACCACTTACCATTGCCGAAGTAGAAGCGGAAATAATCATTATGATCTTCTACTCCTTCAATTTCATATTGGCCGCTCATTTCAACCCAATGATTTGTTAATTCAACTATCACGGCCACTCACCCAGCGGCTTACCGAGGTTAGCGCGTTCAACGTTTGTATTAAAGAATACACCTTGAACAGCAGGACCAGTTAGAAGTTCATCAGCAATAGTCTCATAAAGAGTACTGATAATACCATGACAGTCATTCAAATTGTCAGCCGGGAACTGTACTACGCAGTTATTGAATACAACATAAGTTGTTCCAATCCACTGATAACCTTCCTCAGCAGGGCAAACAGAATAAGCATAAGCAGGATTGCCCTTGAAAGCAGTATCAAATAGTTCAACCTTACTGGTGAAGGCACGATTAGAAGGAATACCATCAACCTTTACTTTGAGCTTGACATTGCCAAAGTTAATTTCCTCAGGAAGAATTTTCTGCAATGCAGCTACCTTATCACCGTTATTGCAAGCAAATACAATTGATGGAGCAGAACCGCCGAAGTTACAGTTACATGCAATCTACGGATCACCATCGAACAATGCTTCAAACTTACGGATAACAATTGTCCAAGGCGGCAAAATCTTCAATCTAGCATCAGCCATTGTTATTTCTCTCCTTTAACTCTTGCAAGAATTAGCTTTAAGGTCAGCTAACCGCACATCGGTTTAATCTCCGCATTTGCTCAGGAAAGGTGGCGCCCGGTGAGGGACTTGAACCCCCGACACGCTGGTTAACAGCCAGCTGCTCTACCGACTGAGCTAACCGGGCATATTGTCGGGCGTGCAGTTACAATCACGCGCATCCTCGATAGATTGCACATCCTTCTTAATTGGGACTACTACACCCTGTTGAGTTGGACCTCAAAGTGTTCTATCACATAGGCTTTATTCTCTTCTCGGCTTTTAATACTTGCCTACCGACATTTAATGGCGATGCCAGCGGGGTTCGAACCCGCGACCTCCTGCGTGACAGGCAGGCGTTCTGACCAGCTGAACTATGGCACCATAAGCAGGAAGGTTAGGACTTGAACCTAAACAACTAATTTTGGAGATTAGCGTGCTACCAATTACACTACCGACCTATGCGCGGCGCTAAGGTTGCCGCAAACCCTATCCTTGAACCGCAGGAACTCGGGATAGATTTAGTTCCATATAATGCTATGGATATTTTACTTCGCCATAGCGAAGGTTATTCGACTACCGCAAACAACTTTAAAGGGCGTCCCATTTAAGGGCAATGGTCTGGGTGGTGGGATTTGAACCCACGACCCCTTGATCCCAAATCAAGTACGCTACCAAACTGCGCTACACCCAGATAGTGGCATGTGCCACTACGAAAGGAAACACCAGCTATTAAGAAAGGTGGTACCCTGTCCGGGAGTTGAACCCGGCACTGTGGCTTGAAGGGCCGCCGACTTTACCGATTGTCCAACAGGGCATAAAGTGGAGAATTTCCGGATAGCCTATTCGGCATTTCTGAATATCTCCAAAAGTGACCTACTCCGAACTTCCTATCGGTACGCCGCATCCACTGGCACACGTGATGGCTTAACCCTGTCTTGACCGGGCTGGGATGTTGTGCTTTCCCACCTGCGGGATTCGGTCAATCCTAGTATGAGAACCTTACTATACTCACTTTATCAGCAACTAGGAGCTTACTTTGCTCTTCTTTTATTAAGCGCCGAGCAATCTGGCACATACAAAGCCATACAGTTTGCGCTTGGCTGTTCCTCAAACTCCATTTAACCCATTCTTCATAGCGCGCGACCCAGAGCTCCTCAGTCTTAGTTGTTCAAAACTTACACGCTAATTACCGCATTTGGGCACCTTAATAGACTATTTCACTTGCGGTCTATCGGCGCGCCTCCTTTTACAGAGTGGGCAACTGTATAAGCTATTGCGAACTTGCGGCTTATAAGCGCGACACCTTTTTATACTGGGTCATGTATCCAGTTTTTACACTCAATTTACCCCATCTATTCTGCCCACGGACGGGTTGCGTGGTTGCTACGCAACATTTATACTAATTACGACGATGCCTTTACGCCACCAGATCTCTGGCTGAGTGTAAATAGCTTGCCTGACTACCAAGCTTGTAGCAGTTTGGCCCTGCTTGCCGACTCCTACGATACTTTTCCATAGGCGGAACTTACACCTTTTTATAGTAGCGTGACTACTGCCCACTCTCTTATCTGTTATGGGCTCAGTATGCGCTCTCGGGTGGCCTCCCTTTGAGCGGGGCTAGACTCTAAGTGCATCAGAGTTTTCTGACATCGCGACCCTCCTCCGCCGGGAGTCGAACCCGGACAATGCCTTCTACCTTTTCACCCTCACCAGATGTGCGCTGGCGTTCCCCACAGCACTTATTTCGGACAGTGCCAGTCCTGGTAGCGGCGGTGGGAGTTGAACCCACTATCTTCTGGTTATGAGCCAGGTGGCTTACCGTTTGCCCTCGCCGCATTATACGTGGTGGCCTGTACAGGATTCGAACCTATGTCCCAGCCTTGAGAGGGCCGCGTCCTAAACCACTAGACGAACAGGTCATAAAAGTGATGCAAGCGGTGATCTTGCCAAACGCGGTATCGCCTATATCCGTGCGGCGAGCACAAGTGACCAACTTGTTACTTCGAGCCACCGCAAGGGGATTCGAACCCCTACACTACGTTCTCACCAATCTACCCCACGTGTCTTTATCCTGGCCGCGGGACCCAGTTTCGACTTTTTAACCACATTGTCGTAGTTTGTGGGGTTTATGGAGTTTTCCTTCTCCTTAATTATTATATCATATTTTTTTTATTTTGTCAAGGTTGTGAGGTTTTCCAGCATTTTTTTCTTTTACTTTTTTTCTTAACCTTACTTATATATTATATCAAATTTTTTTTAATTTTTCAAGTTCGCGGTCAGGGATTTAATCTTCATAAACTTCCAACTCAACGCCAAGTTCCTCAGCCCACTCACGCTCAACATCCTGCCAAGTATCGTGCATTGCATAATCATACGCATACATATCTTCTGCGGTTAGATCACATACGAAAGAATCCATCTGGCCATGATAATTATCAACGCCAGTGCTATACTCATCACACCAATCCCACTTCATTGAGCGCATCCCCTTTCTTTATCTTACATATATATTATATAATATTTTTTGTAAATTTTCAAGGAAGTTAATCCCAGTGCCAAGGGTCACTATGCCGACGACCACGCCGCTCATGCGGAGTTTCTTCATCTTCGATGTCTTCCATTTTCATGACATCGCCAAGGTGCTCACGCCAGTAACGCCGCTCATCGCGGTGCGCCTGCGTTTTCAGATTCTTTTTCCAACCAGGAGAGACATATCCTGTATAAGCCTCCCAATAGCGTTCATACCAAGGACGACCAGTAGGAGTTCTACGAGGATAATAATCACCATACATTGCCGCGAACATACCATCACGGAATGCATCCCAATAACGTTCATACTCAACAAAACTTTCATAGCTACTAAACTCATAAGGAGTAGATCGACGCTTCAAATTATCAATGTGCCGACGCTTCCGCGCATGTCTATTAAGACGCTGACCATTCTGATACACAACATCATCTCCTATTGAATTTTGTATGGTCGGAACTCTGGGACTCGAACCCAGGACCGCTGGTTTATAAGACCAGAACTCTAACCGACTGAGTTAAGTTCCGATATGGCAGGCGATCAAGGATTCGAACCTTGAACAACGGAGTCAGAGTCCGGTATGTTACCGTTACATCAATCGCCTATGGTACCGCGTGACGGGCTCGAACCGCCGACCCCTTGCTTGTAAGGCAAATGCTCTCCCAACTGAGCTAACGCGGCATAATGGGGCCGTTACTGAGACTTGAACTCAGAACCTAGTCTTTACGAAAGACTCGCGCTACCTATTGCGCCATAACGGCATAATAGCTTTGAGGTCAGCCAACCACACATCAGTTTAATCATCGCTTTTGTTCAGATGAATACATCGCCAAAGGCGAACTGGTACCCCCACAGGGACTTGAACCCTGAACCCTCTGATTAAGAGTCAGATGCTCTGCCAGTTGAGCTATAGGGGTATATGGTGGAAAGTGGGGGATTTGAACCCCAGTGGATGTGCGGATCCACTTCGGCGCGTGCAATTAAATGCTCTATTGCCCTTACGCATTAGCTCCTGTTTGCCCGGAGTCGGTGATTTATCACAGCGGACACTACCCTGATGTGTCAATCACTTCCCATATAAAATCGCACGTATGGTTAAGGTTTCGCCACCTTCGCGAGTGACCTCAGCCCTGTATCCCAGTACTCCCTTCGCACGACTTATCGCGATTCACGTGCTCGGCTCTACGGCCTCAGTTTCGTGGGGCTTGCCCATGTTTTGCTCTGGCGACTGGGTTCCTTGCCACCTCTTAAACGGCGCGAGCAGCGCGTAATGGAGCCGGTACCCAGATTTGAACTGGGGACCTTTTCCTTACCAAGGAAACGCTCTACCTACTGAGCTATACCGGCATTAAAGCAGATGACTTAGTGAGTCTTATAGGGCGATCAACTCCTACTATCTGGCGCTCCATTTCTTTACCCAGACCCCATTACCGTGGGCGACTTCACACTCCATCCTACACTATGCACAGCGTAGGTGGTAATCTCTTGTCATCCAGGATTGATTGATTTCTCTCTCAACCTTACATATATATTATATCAAAAATTTTTTAATTTTTCAAGTTTTTGAGGTCTTTAAAGAGTTCGTCCAAATCATGATACAGGTTCTTAAGAAAATTCAGCTCAGATTCAGAGCAATCGCCATCCTGCAACTTCTGCATCAACTGATTTATATCCAGGTCCAGCCGCAACAATTTAGTCAATGTCCCACACGTCCTCTCCAAAATACTCTTCAACCTGTTCAGACGAGAAACCCATTACTCGTGCAAAATCCTTGCACATCGAATGAATTTCACTTAACTTAGGTTCTCCGATAGAAAATTCCAGATTAATATCATGCGCATAGACATTATCGTTGTTCTTATAGGTGAATATAATCTTATTCTTTTGCAAAGCTTCCATACTTTTTGCCTCCTTTGCCATTAAATATATTCAGGGGTGGCGGAATATTGGCCCCAATTTATTTACCCGCCTTTGGTATCACTGAAAAGTAACACCCCACTGCCGAGCCATACGCTGCAATTCATCCCAAGTTTGAATTTGCTCTATCTCAGCTAAAACCGCAAGTTTCCAAGAGAAAGGTGACGCACCAATCCAATCCATCAGCTGTTGCTTAGCATTTTCAAAATCCATCATTTACTTCCTCCCTTCATCTTACATATATATTATATCAAATTTTTTTTAAATTTTCAACTATAAGGATTATATTTCATTATAAACTTCGCAACTATCAATAATAGTCTCGTCGCCGTATTTATCCGACTGCCGCACTTCACATGTCACAACATCGCCCAAATATGTCGGATGTATAATAAACACGTAATATGCACCAGGAGGATACATACCGCTCTTGTTCTCATAATTTCTGTATTTTTTTATAAAATCATCAAATTTCTTTTGTCCTTCTTCGCCCAAACAAAACTTATAATACTTATTTTCTATATTTCTCTTCTCTTGTTGTTCTTTAAAACGTTTGCTTCTACCATTATAATCAGTATATTTTATCTGCCATACCAAATCTTCATGTAAATATTTCTCATAAGCAACACTTACATGTCTATACGAACCATCTGGCATTAACACTGTAGAAGTATTATAATATTTATCTTCATCAAGCGGAGCTAATTTATCTTCTTCTGTGCCTAACCATACTGGTTGTGGCTCACCTGCTTCTAATGGAGATGGTTTTCTTGCTGGCTCAGATACAGTAATTTTTATTTCTCCTCTTATTGGCTCAGCCATGGCGAATCTAATTCCTCCTTAGTAGGTTCAACTGTGAATACTCTTATATCGCCATTATCTAAATACCACCAAAAATCATTAGGATTTAAATCCCACATAGCATCAGCAAGAGAAACAAGTGTTTCATCTTGATAATACTAACAAACTGCTTTATCCTATTCATCTGTGGAAGCACCACTTAGCCAATCTAAAAATTCTTTTTCGCTTTGAATAATCATAGCCCTAACTCGACCATGAGCTTATCCAACTGCGCTTGCTCACTTTCAGACATTGTTGCTGGTGCAGCAGCTGGCGCTACTTCCTCTCCACCAAAAGTATTAACATTAGATTCACCGACCGGCGTCTTTGGGCATGTCAATGAGACAGCAACCTGAACGCGCTCGCCATTCTCAGTGCTCCAAAAATACCATTTCTTATCATACTCACCTACATAATCGGCGCCCACGGCGTCCGCAAATCGTTTAATAAGATTACCCTTAGCAATAGAACCCTTGGCCATAGCTCAAATCCTCCTCTTATTTTCTATATATAGTATATCATATATTTTTAAAAAAATCAATTATATAACCGCGCATAGCAATCATCGCAGTATGGATCGCCGCAATCATATTGTGCATCCTCTGAGAGAATCCTCTTTCCGCAACATGAACAATATGTAATATACTCCGTCTCGATTTTACTTTCTTGAAGGCAGTCCGGACAAAGCGGAATTGATGTATATGCTATTGGTTGGTTATCACAGAAGATACAATGTGGTACCCCGCCTAAAAGCATCTTAGGATATTTCCGCAATTTATCTAAATCTGTATAACTATCATAACTTAAAAAGTCTGGTACATAAGTGCTTGAATCAATTAAATCATTAAAATTCAAACTCCCTGATTCGTTGCCAACCAACTCTTCTACCTTACAAATATCGCCTTTCCAAAACATCCATGTTTCATTCAAATTAAAAGTATCACTATTAGCAGTGTTCTTTTTAAAACTCTTAAAAGAATTTGAACAAAAACGCGGTATATGTAATAAATCTGCTACATCAAAATTTTTATCGAAGAATTTCCAATCATGCATATGATCATTTAAAATTTCACCAATTGTATCTAATGCGCTCTTGCTATAAAAAGGATACTGTCGATTAGCCCATACCATATGATGAATGTTGTCAAAACAAAGCAGCATACGCCATTTCTTATTATTCCACGGCACATCATCTGGGAAGCGCGGCAGTCGTTCAGGCTTATCACTGCGAAGATATGCTACAACAGTATAAGGATCTAGCATATATGATAAATTGCCACTAGCGAACTCACCATCAAGAGCATGACAGCTGCGCCAGTTCGACTGATTTTCGCTAATACTAATATAATCAAGAGGATGCACAGAAAAACAAAGTTTTCCTGTAATCTTAGTCTCTTGAATAAGTTCCGCGATGCGGCACCGCACATATTCAGCTTCTGATGGCTCACACAGTTTTTCTTTTGATGCCATTTGTAGAATAGCACGACTTAATTTAAGATGCTCTGGGAATGTGTGCGGCCTACCATTAATATCTATAAATTGATTAGACACCATTTTATTTTCCAGAATACCTTTTTTATTATCTTCCAGAAATTTTCCAAGGTCGCAGCACAAATCATCATATACGTGGCCAATAAACTCAGTCAAGCGCTGTTCGCGCTCACGCTCGGACAAATCAAAACTAACGCGCTTAGGATATTCCCAGATTAACTTATCTCCCCAAGCGCTATAAAAACGTTTCTTTTCTTCGACCCAAGTATTAAATAGATGGTCTGTATGAACAGTGCCGTGGCGCTGTTCATACAGCCAGTCATACACGTAATTAAAACTTATATGTATCTTTTGAAGGTCTTTTATTGAGTTTAGTTGCTGCATTGGTATTTACTTCCTTTCCAGCGCAAGTTGGGCACACCCAATTTTTTGGCTGTTGGCCAAAACCATACCAGCCTTTATTACATTTGCTACACCAGGACATTTCCAAACAAATTTTTGCAAAGCAGTCTGGACAAATATCCATACCATAAGTAGGATTATCTTTTGTATATACTGGCAGCATATCTGCATAAGGAGTGGGGTTATGGCAACAATCACAAGTATCTTCCCAATCGTTGCAACCATAAGGATAGCCGCTATAATGATAAGAATAGGCTCGTTCAGTATAGCCCCACTGGCAAGTATTACCAGCATCATTTAACATCTTTACAACTTTTTCAAGCGTGGCCTGCCACCAATTTACATACAACCGCTCTTGATAACTATGTTCATCCTCATACCCAACAGAGAGATTTACCGCACCAATACCCCAAGCAGGAGCAATAGTAGAAATATCACTAAAACTACCCCATTGAGTTTTAAAACCAAATGACTCTATATACTTTTCAAACTCAATATCATCTAAATCATAAAATACGCAGTCATCTGCTCCTCTACGATCTAACTGAATGAGATACTTACATTCAGCAAACGGACAATTCGGAACTTTCTTTACCAGGCTCGATGCACCAAGACATCCAATTTCTTCGTTAGCAGTAACAATGATATGCGGTTTTAAATCATACTTCTTAATAATCGCAATCATCATTAGAATACCAGCTTTATCATCAGCGCCCATGCCTTCTGGGCTCCAAATGACATTCTTCTCTTGGTCATGAAAAATCTCTCTTGGCAAAGTTTTAAACACAGTGTCACTATGTGCAACTAGCGCGATAGGAATATCACCTTCCGCATACACATAGTTATTTGTCAATGTGACATTTTTGTAATCTTGATGTCGTAGAAACTGCGCCATAAATTGACGAGTTTGAACTTGATTCATGCCACAAAGATTTTTATACAGTTTTAACCATTTTGAAGTCATTTCTATTCTCCCTTACAAAGTCCCACCAGTGGCACTCTCGTTCGCAATAATGACATCTTGGATTACCAACTATACACTCTTGCTCACAATCCAAACGCAGCTTTGCAAATTTATCTGTGAACCAATTAGCTGGCAATTTATATTTCGATTCCATATTATAAATTAACAAATACAAAGGATAAACATAATCTTTATCAGACCAATAACTATCAATTACAGTCTGAGTTTGATTAAGCGTCGTAAAAGGAATTACCGCATAATCTATGAAGCCTTCATAAAGATACATATGCTGCGGCAATACCCAGAATTGACAAATGTCTTTGATATAATGAGATTCATCACACGCACATGGTATCATAGAATAAATGTAATTATCCTTTTTAACTTCATGTAGCCGGCGCATCATAAATGTGAGGGGCTCACCAAATAAGAAATATGTGGCGCCAGCTTGCTGTGCTCGCAAAAACAATTTCCAAGTTGTAATCATATAACGGAAACCGCACCGAGGTTCAATGCCTTTTGCTTTTGCGGCAGTTACTACAACATTAATAGCTTCAATTGAAGGCAGCAAAAACCAAGAATTAGGCAACCGTTCCATTGTGTTTAAGATTTCATCTATATCTGAGAAATCATAATCAGATGGAAACATTAAATAAATATTTTTTTCGCCATTGAGATTGACATTATCTTCCAGCGCATCTTTTAAATCACGCCAATAATACTCAATCCCACCGCAATTATCATTACGTTTATATGGCATACTACATTGTTTATTTATTATATATTTCATTAAATCACTCCTAAAAATGGGGAGCGACAACACATCGCTCCCCATCGCTTACACTCTTATTACGCTACGACAGAGTATACGGAGCCGTTCTTGGTATGACCATCAGCATCCTTATACTTGATGGCATCACGAGTGATACGACCATCCCGCACCAGCTGAGTCAGATAAGCAACTACCTGGCCCTTAGTAAGAGCGTTATCCATCGCACCAACAATCGCGAATACATCAACCGGCGCACCCGCATTGGCTACGGCATCATACACAGAGTTCCGGATGGTGTCAGAAGTTTCCGCACGCTTTGCCTTCCGCTTCTCGGAACCAGCCTTCGCACTCTCCGCACGCTTATCGAGCATCTCAATCTCATGCTGCATCATAGCAACAACTTCGTCATTGGCATTGTCGTTGGACAGGATAGCAATAGCCTTCTCAAACATTTCGCGCTTCGTCATTGTGAATTACTTCCTTTCTTTATTTGGTAGGATTTCTTTCCTTACCTTACATATATATTATATCAAATTTTTTTTATTTTCTCAAGGGAGCCGGTCGTTTTATAAAAGATGTTTTTGTTTTTTCATGAGCTAAGGCTAATTCAGATTGCAACCGTTTAATTTCAGCGTCTTGAATTTTTAATTGTCGCTCATATAGCTCACACATTTTATCACGCATGCGCCGTTCTTCAATTAGTCCTTCTTGCAAGTCGATTAGTAATCGCATTAACTCATCCTTGTCGATTATGCCATAATCTACATCACGCACTCGATTGCCTCCCTTCATCTTACATATATATTATATCAAATTTTTTTAAAATTTTCAAGTTTGTGCTTACCATTTGTTAGCAGGCGTCCAGACGCCAGTATCGTGGCGCTCATGTCCTTCGGGCGGACCACTGGTATCATCATCCAATGTCAATGGGCCATATCTGGCTTGAAAGGCAGAGAGCTGGTCACGCAGCCGTATATTTTGATACCGCAGTAATTCATTTTCAATACGTAAATTAGCCAGCTCTTGGTCAATAACTCTAAATTTTTCATAATACGGTTCAGGATTATCTTCATACCATCTTTGACTTTTCATTTATCGTTGCCTCCTTCTGTAATATATATAGTCCAATGACTTGGTTCAAGTTCATAAAATAAGCAAGGGCCATCAGCAACAGTGTTACGGAATTCGCACCAATCACCATCATGTTCGCATTTACAATGACGACACGTGCAGCACCAATGCTCCTTAATGGCACGTTCATGAATTTTATTAGCTAACATCTCTTGTTTTTCAGCGTTAAAAACATCTTCAAAACTTACAAACATCATTCATCACCCCTCACTTTCTATATATATTATATCAAAATATTTTAAAATTTTCAAATAAAAAATCCTCACTCTTGTTGTAGAGTGAGGATAGTTATATTACTTCATGTATTTATCCCACAGGTCCATCCACACAGCCTGCATCTTTTCGCGAGTGGAGTGGTTGAAACGGAAGTTATAATGAGTGCCAGGCAGGTCGCAATGTCTCAGTAACATGCTAATATCAATTTCATCCATCTGCTTGTTCGTAGTATCAATAAAATCGCCAAAGAACTGATGACCATTGAGACGAGGGTCATGCACAATTCTCCAATGATAATCCTTACAGCACTGGTCGCACACAGAGAAGCTGCGCAGGCTATAATCGGTAATCTGCCAATCGCTCAGGTCGAAATATCCATCAACTTCCGGCATGGCGTTAATCTTTTCAAGACCTTCCTTAATCATATCCTCGGGGATATGAACAGTTACATCATTCATATATTCGCGCTCAACATCACTGTCGCAAATTTCGCAATGACCGAATATATCATTATAGCAATCCTGGCAATAAGCGACATCATCAGGACCATAATAGATGTCATCTTCATTGACGTAATCACCGCACCGAGCGCAATGGCAACCATTTTCAGCATCGCAGCAAGTGCCAAACAGAGAACCTTCGGTCTGGTCGTCCCAGTTAGACACCTTGCCGCAACACATGCACTGATCTACGCCACTCACGTTAATATGAACGCGCTGAGGCATTTTCCACAGCTTAGCATAATTATGCCGCAGACAGCAAAGATTACCTTCACCATTGATGTTGATGTCGTTATACATTTTATTCATGTCATACACAAGAGTATAACCGCCATCAATCTCACGACCGCCATGATGAGAAGGATTTTCACCATAGATAAGCTTAGGAGCATCAAAAGTCCAGCCCAGCTTTTCAGCCGCCAGCTCACGAATCCAGTTCAGGCAGAAAGTGGCCAAATCATCATTGTCATAAGGATACTGCTTATTAATCAGGCACTGATGAATATCCAGAATAGCCCAAGCGCGCCACTTTTTGCTATTCCAAACATAATGCTTATTCGCGTAATTCCAATCCAGCATGTTATTATCGCTCTTGACATAGCAGCAAATAACCATAGGACTATTCATCATTTCGACAGTACCAATACGATAGCATCCCTGCTCCTGCCAAGACATACAGCTAGACCAGCCATTCGCATTGTCAGAAGCGGTAGCATAGTCCAGAGGATGAATAGACAGACAGATGGTGCCTTTCAGCGTCTTCTGGTTCAGCACCTGAGAGTGCATAACACAATACTTATCAAATTGTTCCTTCATGTCAGTATCGTCAGGGAACAGCTTAACAAACTTACCGATAACGCGCATAGGCTTTTCATTCAAACCAATGGAAATACGCCGACCATCATCCAGTTTGCAAGAGACTGCCTTATCCACACCGATATGGTTCTCCATCAGAGAATCAAAGCTGAACGCATTTTCAAGCGCCAGCGCCACCTTATAACGCTTAGCGCGCTCCTGAGACTCTTTGGGAAGGTCCTCTACATCACCAAAGAGAACTCCATCATTCCAATACCACTGCCGGCTTTCAATACCAAGCAGGTCACAAACCTTAGACCACATCATCTTGCGGAAAGACATGGCAATGTTGCGATCAAGGAAATTAGACATATCATTGCGCAGTTCGTCCTCACCACGACGATAGGTGAAAGGACGTTCCAGGATAAGCTGATCCCCGAACAACTGCATCAGATATTCGCCCTTAGCTTTGCGCCAGGGTTGCAGCAATACTTCCTCAGACACTTCGTCAGGAGAACACTCACAATTTTCAGAACCAGTCGCGTAACGCATACGATAAGCATTAAAGATTTCATAAACGCTCATTTGCCACATCTCCTTTATTTATCTTACATATATATTATATAATATTTTTTTAAAATTTTCAAATAGATGATTCATTTTTGCATAAAAAAATAGGCCGGATTTTCACCGGCCAAATAAATTACTTACACTTAGTCTTCTGGAAGCACTGCTTAATATAACAAATCTGAGTTACAGTAATGCACTTAACTGTCCATTTGCCGCAGCACTTCTTAGGTGCGGGCTGACAAGGAGTCCAGCCAGGCGCAAATCCAAGTTCCATATTTCCATCAAGATCAAAGTCGCCCATATAAAGTTCAATAGTATCCTTTTTATCGGTAATAGTAATTGTACCAACATGGAACTTCGGCACGTTAGTCTTAATAAATACGTGACCGACATACTCATCAGTAAAATACATAGTAGCAAGGATATAATCTGTTACACTATTGGGTTCATATCCGCACTTATCAGTTACTAGGCCATAAACGACTTCCTCAAACTGAGGGAAAATTGTAACAGTCGTTTTCAGAGTAGTAAATCCACCCAGCTGACCGCTTGCGCTGATAGTGTAAGCCTGCAAACCTTTCTCGCGCACCAGGCCATTTTCAAGGAACCCGCGCACATAGGGCTTAGGAGGTTCCTGCGGACCAAAGTAGTGCTCTACCTTAGCCGGGTCAATAATGCCCATAACATGCTGTTCGGTGCTAATGGCCCACAATGCTTCACCAGATAGCGTCAGCGCAGATGCTGACATTACTACTGACAGCGCGACGAGAATAGACATAATGAAAACTACAAACTTCTTCATACACTTTCTCCTTTAAATAAATTATTTATATTTGATCTTTTGACCATTCGCTAATTGGCACGTTATGTGAAAGAAACCAATTTTGTAGAGTTTTTCTTTCACTACATTGGTTTGTCGGTGCCTCATGGACCAAAAGAGCAAAATCTACATTGTCAAGGTTCTCTGCATGACATATTTTATCATGCAACTGTTGGAAACGATACATTATACTATCATAGTATAACGCATCTAATTGTGCTTTATAAGCACGTAAAAAATCACACGTTTGAGGATTAATTGTTTCACAATATTCAGGTCCGCGACACAATCCATATAACTGCTAGCCGGGCACAAACGGTTCGGCACGCAGTCCATTTAGCACGCCGCGCTTATCTTTGAATTGCCATTTTAAACCTTTATTGTCGTGAAACCATTTTGGGTCTGAACATGCTGTTGATAGAGGAATTAAATTAGGTGGAAAAAACCTAACTTGATAGAAATATGATGTATAAAATTTCATTATTTGAACCACACGTCCGTTCTATTGCGAACATATTTAATTATGAACATCTCAATAGCATCTTTGGCTGTCTCTGCATCATGATAAATAGAATTATATTCTTGCGCAGTTGCCATGACTTCTTCTAATACATCAACCGCAGTTTTAAGAGCTTCACTTTCAGTTTCTGAAAGATGCCCGACCGTCATTTTTAATACATCCATTACATATTCTCCTCAATCAATTTAGCAGCATCTTCGCCCCATGCGCAAATATAACCATTCGTTACACCAGAATGGCCAGTAGTTACATCCGCCGCATATCCTAGCGCACGCAGGTGCCGCACAAAATCACTTAGTTCTTCTGTGACGGCTGTTGATACATGCAAATTATTATCTACGACGCGCCATCTAAACCAATGCAGGCCAGTGGTTGCGGCCTTGCGCACTTCATCGTTAAAAGTTTTACGCAAAAGCTGGAATACCAGGTCCCGCAGGCGCTGGTATTCCTTATTAGAAAGAGCAACTGCATCTTTTGCACTCATACATTCAGACGTAATGTTATAATTAGGCATTTTCTACCTCCTTAATATTACGCAGATAGTAGATAATAGTCTGCTGCTGGTTACGATATTCCTTATGGTCTTTTACTTTCGCGCTGAAAGTGTAGGTCTTGCCAGATTCAAGGCTCTTTTGAGTGAACCAGACATAGACATTACCATTAGCATCGACGAAATTGTGCAGCACAGAAATACCATACGGTCCATAAACCTCACGGCACATCGTGCATTTGGCCGTTACAGTAATCTTACCGCCAATTTCGCCCTGATAGGTGCTGCGCGTATCAATAGGATGAAGGATGTCACGCACAATCGACTTGATTTTATCTTCATCGAGGATGTTGTCGTTGCCATCCGACACCTGTTCCCACATCAGCTTAATGGGTTCAACGCCTTCGGGAATATCGTTGGGCAGCTCATCGGTACTTACAACATACCAACCGAAATGGCGAGCGTAACGAGTTACAGGGCATGCGCGGAACCATTCCAGTTCGCTATAAGTATCGCCACCGAAAATCCAAATATAACCTTTATCGAAGCCAAAGCCCTTCTTAGCATCAAAGACGATTTGCGGCATCTCCTGGGGATACATTTTATAGTATTCCTCTTCGGAATACCAGCGCACTTCTTTGATAACGGGAGAGCCATCCGGATTGGTGCGGCCCGTCTTAATCTTTACATACTGGACGGCGCCACGTTTGTCAAGCATCACAGTGTAGGGCTCACCGACGATTTCTTTGTTCTGATAAGACTTTGCTACCATTTTGCCACCAACCCTTTCTTTATCTTATATATATATTATATAATATTTTTATTAAAAAATCAAGTTTTATGCTTCTTCGTCAATTTCTTCGTGTGCGGGCGCTTTGACGTTTGTCTCGGTATATGTCTGCGGCCGCAGGTCAAAGGCTTCACTTACTATTGAGCCATCTGGCGCCTTAATCATAAAGCCCTAATCACTATATGTGTGAATTAAATTATCAATGCGTTCTGTTTTAATCACGGGGTATTCCTCCTTCTTTCATCGTATATGTATATTATAACAAATTTTTTTGAAAAAATCAACTTGACGGACGGAAAAATTTTTGGTATAATATATGTAGAAAGTGAGACAAAAAAACTTTCAAATACATTAACGAAGTGCGCCCAGACGCATAATGGAGGAATTTAAAATGGCTGAGAATGTTAATAAGATTATTTACACACGCCGCATCGCGACTAAGTTGATTGAAATGGGTAATTTACCGGTTGCTACTACGCCAAATCCTAGTAAGCCGGAGTTTCTTTGCTGGGTGTTTGCCAACAATCCTAAGTTTGAAAAGGATTTGAATACAATTTTGGCTGAGAGACCACCTCGCGCGCCTAAATATGTAACTATTGCAAACGATACTGATGCGGAGTGATTATTCACTCCGTTTTTATATTATATATGGGTAAAATTTTTGGGAAAAATATCTACCATACTTGGGTAAAAAAAGTTATTTTTACTTATTTCTCTTTCAGTAGATTATGAAGGAGGTGAAAACAAGTATGGTTCAAAAACGCTTTCCAGCTGACACTAATTTAACAAAGGAGATTACGTTCTTGAAAGACCCACGCATTGATGCTGAATTATATGCTTATTTATAGTCTATGTCGTATCCAGAAGATGGGGTCACTATTGTTTTGAAGAGTGATTTACCGACATAGGCTGCAATATGTAAAAAAATTGGAATAAAAAGTGCAAAGACGTTGCGTGTTCATTTAAATTATTTGTTGGAAATTGGTTATTTAATTGAAGAAGATAATAGATATATTATGCCGAATGTAGAAGAAATTTATTTATTATTACCTTTGGCTACTGTTTAGTTTTTAACTGATACAGTTAAAGAAGCAGTTATTAAAACATATATTTATTTAGGGCAACGTTGGAAATATAAACCTGGTTATGTATTTACATAGGAAGAAATAGCAGAACATTTGGGTGTAAAATTAGGGGGTAATCCGCGGGCTAGATAGGCCATTCATAATGCTCTTGATGTGTTATAGAATAATGGTTTGATTTCATTTGAAAATTTTTTCGATGGAAAAGCACCGCGTTATCGTTTGTTAAATTGGTCTGAGCATTATATGTAGACTAAAATGCCGATTGGGTAAAAAATCTACCATACTTATGGGTAAAAAATCTACCATACTTGGGTAAAACATCTACCAATATCTAAATAATAGCGAAATAAAAAATCTAAATAAGGGGTATAATTCATCACTTTGTGATGAATTATACCCTGGGGTGGATACATTTCAAAAAATGATTTCAAAATGGGGCCGAGTAGGGGTTTCAAAATTTCATTTCAAAAATTGGCACGTAAGCCCAAGGAGCATTTCAAAAAATGATTTCAAAAAATTGATTTTTTTAAAAATTTTTGGTATAATATATATGAAAGATAGAAAAAGGCTAGTGATTTAAGTATGATGATGGAATTAACTTACGCTGTTACAACTGAAAATAAGCGTAAGTATTTATATATATTGAAGGAAAAGATTGAGTTTGAGACTGTCGAAGACACACCGAATTTGTACTATGAGAGTAATAAGGAAGTACCAACTGAGTTTCGTTATAGTGGGTCGATATTTTACATTGGGACTTATAAAAAGCTGCCTATATATTTGATACCTTGGATGAAAGCGCAAGATACAATTGAGATTAGTGAGACTTTGCGCAAAATAGTTGATGCGAGTGATGAACGAGCGCAGCAATATTTTGTATTGAATGATAATAGCATGTATGATGGAAGATTTAACAAAATCGGCACTTATGATGGTGTATATGTTAATTTAGACTAAGGGAGGCTAATTGCGCGATGTGGTATAGTTATGTACTGTTGGCTTTTGTTTTTACATTTCTGGGAATTTTGATTGCGGCGCTATTGCACGGCACGTAGAAAGAGGAGTATATTACTGAAAGAGACTATATATGGAATGTGCTTGGTAATCATGAAGTTCCTGATAGTGATTTCAGTGGTTTTGGATATTATATTGGTTGGGATCAAAGTGTTATTGAACAGTTGGCTCGTGTGCAAATGTGTGGGCTGGATCATATAAAGTATAGTAAGAATTGGATATTGGTTCATAGTTATTTGGATGAGTTGAATTATCTTGGGCAGTGGGTTGGGTCCAAAGAGTGGGATGATGTGCTATTGGAATATGCTAGGTTGAGGAATGAGGACTTTTGGCATTTTGATCCACATTGGATACCGACGGGGAAGCCGAAGATTGTTAAAGAAGTAGATACAGATATACATATTTAAGCAGTTAGCTATTGAACATGTTATGGATGTATCTTTAAGAATTGTGGATACATATCTAAAAATTGTGGATGTGTCCTTAAAAATTGTGGATGTGTCGTGCGATCGCTGCACACTGCTATATGCGACCCCTTGAATTTAATCGTTACCGTAATTCGTAATAAGGAGATATGACAATATGGATAATACAATGTTTTAGCAAACACTATATGAACTAATGAAGCAGTATCCTAAGGAAGATGACTTCCTTAATATGATGAATACTTCTCTGCGTAATGCGGCACAGAAACTACAAGCTGATTAGCAGATGAAGGACTATGCAGATGTAATTATAGAGCTTATTAAAAATGGTCGGGGTGGGGAAGAAACCACGCTTAGATCCTTTCTGGCTTACTGGCTAGCACTAGCTGAGCACCGGAATTGGAAAGATATGTACAATGATGCGCGGATTGATACTGCTATTCGGTCATTAAAAGCACAAGATACAACTGCACCTGCGACTACATTCTCGCCTACACATATGCAATCTTGGCAAGCGATGCCAATGCCAGCATGGTCTGGTACAAAGAAAGATCGAACGCTCACACCAGAGATGCGGCAGAAGATGTTGGATGCGTTAAAGGTGATTGAGGCGAATAAGGCCAAGACTGATACGGACGTAAAAGAGAAGACACTGACTGAGAAGTTAAAAGAGAAGGGCATATAAAAGAGGAGCCACACATATGTGGCTCCTTTTAATAATGTGCAGACCGGTCGGGTTATTCACAATACTTTGAGTTATCTGAGTAAAATTACATATATAAAGTGGAACGGGTTATTTACAGTATTGTAGATAGCCCGCTTTTTTGTGTATAACCCGGTCGGGTAGGTGTATATTTATTAAAGAATTGTGAGCAAAGTGAATAAATATATAGAATGCGGTCGGGTTAGGCATATGGGACTATGGAAAACCCGGTCGGTAGTGTGGAAAAAAGTATGCGCACCGGTCGGGTTATTAATAGATAAGTGGAAAACCCGGTCGGGTCGCTCCCTTTGTCTTAAAATGGGCTCAGAGAGGGGAAGATTTTGCTACGCCCGTGGTCAGGAAATGAGAGCATATGAGGGTCATTGGTGCTTCTTGCGATTCTGTAATCGTGCGCAAGAAAAAACGCGGCGATTTCATATGGATTAAGGGAAATTATCTGCGTGCCCGCGGATGCCGCATTTTCGGCGCATATGAGTGTAGCATTAGCATTAATTCGTGGGCGCGGCGCATATGGCGCGTGAACGCGCCGCCCAGGTGCATATGGGGCCAAATTTTTACAAAAGTGGGTCAAATGTTACAAAAATGTTACGATTTTGTTAAGTTTTGTAACAATTTCGTAATAAATCTGTAACAATTTCGCAATACTTTCGTAACAATTTAAAATATTACAAAATTATTACAATTATTACAAAAATTTAATAAAAATTTAATAATTTGTAACAAAAATTTAATACTTTTGTAACAAAAGTTTCGGGAAAATTAACAGAATTGTAACAAAATCGTAAAATTTGCGTAAAAATTGTGTGGGGTTAGTCTTGACAAAATTGCGGCCTGCGCACGTATGGTGCTCGGCCGGGCGAAAAACAAGCGGGCGCCTGCGGTCACAGGCACCCACTTCGATAGTCATCAGACCCATAATCATAGGCGAAATCGGCTAACGCATTTGTTAAAGCCATTATCTTTTTGAGGCCCTCCTTATCAGAGGAATCTAATTCATTATAAACCTGAGTAATCAAATCATCCACCTGAGTAATCAGGTTCTGTTCTTCATCATCTAATACAATGCGACGCTGGATAGTCATTTATTCTTCCTCCCACTGTTCCGCGGTCGAGATGGTTTTGCGCTGTAACTTGTACCATTCTTGGATGTGAAATTCTTTACCGCAGTTGTTGCATTTGCATTTCCAGTACAAGGTGATTTTATCCTGTTCGGCATAATCTTCTTCATAATCATCAGTGATGAAGTTTTCAGATTGGCAATATGGGCAACGCTCTTCATTCATAGTTTATCTTTCCTTTCTTTTGTTCTCTCTTGGAACATGTTCATTATAACACAGGTGGGAAGGATTGTCAATACTTTTTTTATTCTCCTTCATCATAAAATTCATTGTCTCTGAGCTTGCAGGCGTTATCTCTTAAAGCATCAAAAACTGTTTGCAAATCATCAGGAGGTAATGCACCAGCTTCAAAGATTTCCTTTTCCAGCTTATCAACAAAATCGACTATCTTGTTTGTAAAATTTTCTTCCTCTTTGTTCAGTGAAATGCTATACCCACGCGCCACAATATTCATTTTTCATCCTCCAAATCTTTGTGATAGAGCTTGACCATTTGAATAATTTCCTCAGGAGTTTTCTTTGAGCGTTCTAACCACACCAAAGCAAAATCAACAGTTTCTTTGTTACAATTTAATTGTCTTAATTCTGTGCAAAGTTTAATGATGCGGGTTCCCTTTTCGATAAAGGTCCATGCTTGTCGCTCGTAATCATTTAACATTGCACTTGCTACACAATCACACATTCTTTATCAGCCCTTTCTGTTCTCTCTTGGAACACCATTATTATAGCATCCATTCGCGCACTTGTCAATACTTTTTAAAAATTTTTTTTCGCCCGGGCGGCCCCTCACTGAGGGGCCTTGGGCGGTCTATGCTTGATAACCTGGACGCTGTATTCAACGCCCCGCAAAATAAAGGTGACTTCACGCTCAGGATTTACAACAGTGATTTCCTTTGCCATTTGGTCATCCTCAGTACAAACGCGCTTCAAATTCTGTGCAATGACTTCGATGATTTCGCGCTTGTCCTCATCAGGCTTGCGCTCCCGCACAACCTTCTTGCGCTCCTTGTCAGACTTGGCATACTGTCGAGCCTTCTTGGCTTCCTTCTCTTGCTCCTTGGTCAAATCGTATTCAGTCTTCTTGCCTGCATCTACCTGCTTGTCATACCATTCACAGTCAGCCTGCTCACGCAACTTTTCATAATCAATTCGTTCATCAGGGTGCTTGCGCTCATACTCATCGAGATACTGTTCAATGTACTGTTCCTTCGTCATACTGTCATCAGCTCCTTTCGATGGTTCTATTATAGCACCTTGCAATCAGCTTGTCAATACCTTTTTGAAAATGTTTTTTTCGCGCCCGGGCCCGCGAGGGGCGGAGGTATCAGGCGAGAACCTGATACCTTGCCACCCTTCCGCTATCATCTTTGACCATGCGGTTTTCATCCATCAGGATTTTCAACAGCGCAGTGATTTTGGGAGAGGACAGATCCACAAAGCGATCATCCAGTTTCTTGATTTCCGCGACGCTTACATCCTTACCATGAGCCGCGAGGACTTCAAACAGCGTCTGAGCGAGAACCTTGTTCTCCTCCTGCTTCTCCACCTGAGCCTTGGAAGGCTTCTTGGGAGCCGCGTTCTTTTTCGCGGTCAGTTCCATTTCATGTTCGATGAAAGCGGTCAGAGTTTCGATGGAGCAACCATAGGCAGGATTTTCGCCATGCAGGATGGAGAGGATGTCAGCGTACTTCATGTTCTTGGTGATGTTAGTCATTTTCATTACCTCTTTCTTTTTTTCCTTTTGTTCTCTTGGAACATCTTTATTATATCATGCTTTGTGGTGTTTGTCAAGAACTTTTTTTATTTTTTATTTCTTGACTTTGTAAGAAGCACATGGAAGCAAAGCCTTGCATTTTTGCGCATTGGGATTGGGGTGGCTTTTTATTTTTCCCCTTTCCTTTATCTTACATTTGCATTATACCACAGGTTGTGGGCTTTGTCAAGGGGTTTCGCAAACTTTTTTCGCACATTGTGTTTGCTAATGGCCAAATGTTTCTGTAGTCCATGCGTATTGTCTCTGTTGACTTTCGGCAACCTGGCCTTGACTGTCCCTTGCCCCTTGGGACACTTATATTATACTGCTGATTCAGGTTCTTGTCAATAGGTTTTTGAAATTTTTTTTGTATACAATTTTCGGCCCGGGCCGCCTGCGCTCATGCCTTGCGGGCGTAGAGCGCAGGATTGCACTTTTTATGCTGTCTCTTGATGTAGTCATAAATTTTTTCTTCGATCAGAACATCTTCTTTCCCTCTGTGCTCTTCATTAAATTCTTCATCTTTTGTAATAAATCTGTAAAGAATTTCAGCGGTCAGGCGAACCCTGGGCGTCTTGTGCTTGGTCATGTATCCATTCTCTTGACAGTATTTGATGTAGGTGGGCATTTTTGCGACAACTTGACGCGCCATTTTGAGAGTATCACAAACTTCAACTTCATAGGGGAAGAAATATTTCACTTTTCCATCGCTTAACGCTCTGCAAGTGTTATTCAATGCCATAACATCAAATCTCGCATTGTGAGCGAAAAATCTGTTCTTTTTATTGGGGTTGAGCATGGCAAGCACTTTTTTGCGGAAGTCCCAAAAATTTTCAGCAAAGATTTTGCTGTCCCACAAATCGTCCAAATATTGCGGACGCTTGTTTGCATAATACGCTGTGGCGAATTTTTCAAGGTTGAAGAAATATTCATTAATCAGTGCATTTACTTCTTCATCTGTTTCCCTGCAATGCATGTAACCATTGTAAATGATGGGGCTATCCAGCGGACCCAGCGTCTCAGTATCACCAAAAATGTCATTATACTTAGAAGCCATTGTTATCAAATCCTTTCTTTCTTTTGTTCTCACTTGGAACATGTTTATTATACAGCGGTTTTAAAGCTTTGTCAATAGGTTTTTAAAAATTTTTTTTCGGCCCCGGCGCGCCCCAGGTGGGGCGGTGGTAGCTTACGCTACCACCTTGAACCACACCTTGGACTTGTTGGTGGTGGAAACCAGACGCTCAACCTTGCCAGCTTCAACCAGCTTGGTCAGAGCGTTCGCCATCTTGGGAGAAGAGACAGCGAACAGGTCAGCCAGACCCTTGCAGGTGTATTCGAAGTTCAGGTTCTCACACATAGTCTCATACACCTTGGAGCGGAACTCCTCACGCTCCTTGCGCTCCTGCTCCTGCTTGGGAGACAGCTTGCGCTCCTTGCCCTTGGCGTTCTCAGAACGCTTTTCAAGGGAAGCCAGCATCGCTTCCAGACGCTCCTTGACATCCGCAGGCACTTCGCAGTTGGTCAGGACAAAGGACAGAGCGCTCTTGTTAGTCATCTTGGTGTTCATCATGGTATCTACCTCTTTCTCTGTTTGTGGGGTTTATCAGCTCCCCTTCATTTGACATCCTTATTGTATCACACTTTCAGCGCTTTGTCAAGGGGTTTTTCAAACTTTTTTTTGAAGTTTCCGCATCTTGTCAGAGCGTCCTTGCCAGTGCCATCAGGGGAGAGGATGTTCTCTTGCCCTCCTGACAGTTATTATTATACTCGCTTTCGCTGGTCTTGTCAATAGGTTTTAGGAATTTTTTTGAAGTTTTTTTTGAACTTTTTTTCGCGCCGAAAATTGTGTGGGGTATGCTGTGGGGCAAATGCCGCGCGCCACATCCGGCAGCGCGCGGTCGAACGCAAAAGGGCGCGGATTACATTTCCGCGTCCCAGGCGTAGTCGATTACGCACACTTTTCGATTTCTGTATCCCACATTACCTTCATGCAAGTCATTCACATTTTGCACCAGCCAGTTATATTCTTCATCAGTGCAATACTCTGTCCAGTCGCGTGTCCAATCATTCACATGGTTAATGCGAGGCATGATAGAGAAAGTGTGTTCTTCGATGGTGCAAACAGTGGTTTTAGCCAGCAGATACTCAAAGCCATCTTCGCAGGCGCGCTCATAGACCGCTTCTTCGCTTTCGCAGTTGCCAGCGCGACCATCTTCCCATTCTTCATCAGGCACCATGTTAAACTTGATAACATAGTCAGAGCGGATAATCGCAATGCGAGAAACACCATGCGCCCAGCGCAGTTTGCGAGAGTGCGTAGCGTTGTAATAGTCCAGCGCCCACATGAAATCTTCCAGAGAAGAGCAACCAGCAAACAGACGAGCAAGGAAAGTGGCGAACTTATAGGCGCGAGCTTCGTAAGTGTTCTTAGTCATTTTGATTACCTCCTCTTGATTACATGCTTATTATAGCACCATCTTGATAGGTTGTCAATAGCTTTTTAGAAATTTTTTTCGCCCGGGCGGTTATTCTTCCCGCTGATTTAACCGCTTGCGCGCTTGACGCCGAAGAACCTTTTTCAGGCGACGCCTACCAGGTCGAGACTGGTCAATGATGCGCCTACATCCTTTGTCCAAATCCCAGCAGGCTAAATCATCATAACGCTTGTAAAGACTTCTTTTCATTCTTCCTCATCTCCCCAAACCAGATAAGGCATTATTAGCGCCAGACCAACAAACGCACCCCAAATGAAATCTTTGATGAAGATACCCCACACCAGACCCCAGATAGTCAGTAAGCAACCAATCACAGCCAGCACCTTCAAAGTCTTCATCTTGATTACCTCCTCTTGATTACATAGCTATTATACAGCATTTGTTTCAGCTTGTCAATACTTTTTTGAAATTTTTTGGCCCGGGCAAAATGAGAAGTTTATTCCTCCTCATCATCTTCTCTATAATATTTTCGATCATTCTCAAAACATTCTTTTGCAAAAAAGCAGATGCCACTATGATTTAGAGAGCAATGAGCGCACCAATAACTATTTTTAACACATTTGAGCAAATGGTCATTTAATGCTTTTGCGACTATCTCTTGTTGATATTTTTGTGTGCCCTTCGCAAATGGGTCATTATTATAATTATACATTTATTTATTTTTCTTTCCTTTCGCTCCAATATTTATTTGCTTCAATTTCTCCCGCGAGTTCGCCTTCGCCATATCCCTTTATAAAGATAGCGTAAAGGATGTCTAAATATTCTTTACTAAATTTTCTGTTTGGAAATACATAGTTAAGATAATTAATCATGATTTCATAAGTATTCATTGTTGTCCTCCATTGTATCTTCATAGCCATACACATCACCAGCCCAGCGGATTTCATCTTCCGCAAAATCCTCTGGTGCATCAGGGTTTGCATCATCAGCGTTTAGCCAGTCTTCCCAGCTCTCCCAAAACGCGCCCCAGTCATCGCAATCTTTGAGAGGATCATCGATGTGGCATACATCACTTTGGTCACAGTAAGGACAATCTCCATACGCATTAACAGGGCAATAAGTATAACTATCATTATAAGTTCCTTTTTTCGCGTCTCTCATTGTGGATACTTCCTTTCATCTGATAATGTATTGATGGGTCAGGCATTTAAAGAAAATAGAAGGGCGAACAATCAGATGGAAATTCCAAATCATTTCAATCTGATAAGAATGATTTTCTCCCATGTACCAGCGAGGGAACTTGGGACGCTTGCCAAAATGATACAAGGTCAGCTCTGTCTGGAATGTGCCTTCATCACTTTCATCAGTGATCATCCAAGTTGTTTTATACATTGCTTTTATTTCCTTTCTATTGCTTATTTGTATTATCAGATATAAACATCAACTCTGAAATCATCAGGGATCCATTCATTGTCAATCATCACATTTAAATCTTGCTGTTTTGCTTCGATAATTAAGTTATGAATTTTCTCTGCGTATTCTTCTGCCTTTTTGCGGCGTTGTGTGCATTTTGCTTCTTCAAGTTTTTCAATTAACGCATCAATTGCTTCAATAGAAAGTGCATCAGCATCAAAGACAGTGCCAGCAATTTTGATAGGTTTCATAATTTTACTTCCTTTCTGTTCCCTTGGAACAATGTTATTATAGCACTCTGAAAGAGGTTTGTCAATAGGTTTGCGAAAAAAATTTTTGGCCCGGGCCGAAAAAAAGCACCGCTCACTTTTTAGGTGGGCGATGCTCTGTCAGGCTCAATGTATAATGCTTGCCATCCATTTCAAAATCTATTGACCTTTCAACATTGGAGACAATCACATTAGCCACTTTGTCATTAAGAGCGAAACCTTCAAACAAGGTTTGAACCCAGCCGATAATGGTTCTCTTTGTGTCATTGGGCTTGCGCTTGCGCTCAGTGTTTGCCTTGGGCTTGCCACTTCCGCCAGGCGTTACTCTTGCTTTGTGGCTTTCCTTTTCTTGCTCTTTGGTCAAGTCGTAAGGTGTGGGGCGTCCTGCGTCAATCTCTTTGCACCACCACTCATAGTCAGCTTGATCTTCCAGCCCTTGGAAATCTTCAATGATTTCATTTGGATGCTCTTCCAAATACTTGTCAATCCATTCATCAATCCATTCTCTGGTAGGTGGAGTGGGTTGCCGCTGTTGCTTTGCCATTACGCACACTTCCTTTCTGATTTTCTATAATTATTATATCACATTTTTTTAAATTTGTCAATAGGTGTGTATCACTCTTCCCAATTTTTTTTGTGCTTAGGTTTCTTGTTGCGCTTGTCTGGTATGATTTTTGTAACAGGGTTGATGTTGCCCCAATCGCGCCGAATGCCTTTGTTGATTTCATAGCTATTCTTGACTTTGCTTTTGCTCTTGTTCGCCATGTTTATCAGCTCCTTTCAACACCATTATTATACTACATGGGAAGGGATTTGTCAATCCCTTTTTTAATTATACATAAAACTATTTTCAAATGCAATTGTCTCTTCTATCATTTTAGACAGGGAGGGAATATCAAATTCTATTTCAAAACGATCATTTGGGACGAATTGCTGTTCGTAATCTTTGCGTAAATATTTGCGCACGCGATTTTCAATAATTTCAGCGTCTACATTTTTACAATCCCACAGGCCGATGATTTGAATAGTTTTTACTCCATGCTTACGATAGTCAGCGTTTTTTAGATGGTCTTTCATGCGAATGTATGTTGCTCGAGATGTAGTGCCGATTTTATTCCAAACATTTTCACCTTCGGCATTTAATAATCTAATCAAATAAAATTGCTGTACTCCATGCGGGAAGGGTTCAAAACCATTCCAATCAATGCCACCTAAAACTCTTTTAATTCTTTTGATAATACGCTTTACTGGATCAAGAATATATTTTTCTGCCCATTCTTTACTTGCATTATAAATTTTTTCGCAAGCTTCCCACCAATAATTAGACCATCTCAGACTTGCATTTTCAAATTTTTCTTTGGCGATTTCAAAATTATTATTGGCGATAATTTCTGCTCTTGTCATTTTGTCATCATCTCTTTCGTATTGATTTCAATAAGATTATAGCACAGGATTGTCAGCTTGTCAATAGTTTTTTTAAGGTTCTCGGCCCGGGGCGGGAGGAGGGCAGGGTTTCCCCTGCCCTCTGTTTGTTAGTCAAGGGCGATGTACTTGGCAACCCTTCCACTGTCATCCTTAGAAACCTTGTTCTGGTCGATCAGGATTTTCAGCACAGCGGTCAGCTTAGGGGAGGACAGATCGACAAGCTGATCGTCCAGCTTTTTCAGCTCAGCGACAGAAGCTTCAACCCTGTGAGCAGACAGCACCTTGAACACAACCTCAGCCAGGGCCTTGTTTTCTTCCTGCTTTTCCAGCTGGGCCTTGGTGGGCTTGCGCTCAGAGTTGGAACGCTTTTCAATGGAAACCAGCAAATCTTCAAGGCGGGACTTGGTAGCTTCATCAGTGACAGTGGCGATAGCGTTGCGGAGGGCATCAGAGTAAGTCATTTTGTTAGTCATGGTATCAATTCCTTTCTGGTTTGTAGGGTGTCCTTCCCTTTCTTCTCTTTTATTATACCAGAGGGTGAGCAGTTTGTCAAGACCATTTTGAAATTTTTTTTAATTTCATTTTTGGTTTTTCGTTTCTGTTCCCCTCAGGAACAATATAAGTATATCACCAAATGGGGTGCCTGTCAATAGGTTTTTAGGATTTTTTTAAAATTTTTTTCGCTCGCTGATTTTGGTTTTGGTTTTGTGTTGGGCCTGTTGGTGCGCAAATGCGGCCCGCACGCAGCCTGGGCGACCGCGCGCGGCCCGGCCGAGGGCAATGGGAAAATGAAAATGAAAAACGCCCTACAAAAGGGCGGTTTCAATTTTCAATCCAAAAGTCGGCCAATAATCGCGCGGGCAACCTCATTGAATTTCAAATCAAATTGTTTTGCTTTTTCCAAATGAGAAGTGGCCCATTCACCAGCGAATTGTGTAGCTATCCACTCATTGTGCAAATTATAGTATGTTTCATCGTCCATCTTGTCGCTGTTGCGCAATTCCACATCATCGTCCATGTCCCATTCTGTTTCAAGGTGTCCAACCTCATGGAACAGAGACAGCGCAAAGGTTGAAAGACAATCGCACTTAGGAAAGCGCTTTACAAAGTTGTCGCGGAAGGATTGCCCGCCAGCATCAGACATTGCGATTGAATAGACAACTACATCTTCGTCCATGTTAGCCATGAAGCCAGGGCCAAGCACAGCATCATACTCTTCATCAAAGCTCTTTACGAACTCGCGCACTACAGCGGTCAGCGGTTCAAGTTCTTTTACAATGTCAAGAGAGGGAATAGCGTTCATTTGGTTCAGCTCCTTTCAACATGATTATTATATCATGTTGCTATTGATTTGTCAAGAAGTTTTTTCGCCCGGGCCCAGGGCTGGGGCGCTTACGCGCCCACAGCCACCTGCCAGATGTGAGGCCAGGACTTCTTTTCCTGTTCCTTGTCATTGATGCGCCCAGCCTTGCGCAGAGCGACCAGAGCAGAAGTCATCTTCTGCGGAGTGACAGCGAACCGCTCAGCCAGAGCCTTGGCAGTCGCAGGAGTTTCCTTGATTGCTTCAAAGACTTCCTCCGCAAAAGCGGCGTTCTCTTCCTTCTTGGCAATCTGCGCCTTGGTGGGCTTGCGCTCCGCAGACGCACGCTTCTCATAAGAAGCCTTGATGTTGGTCAGCTTGGTTACAACCTCTTCCATACCTTCGACAGCGGTCAGAGTTTCGATAGCAGTGTTCAGAGCAGAGATGTTGGTGATGGTGGTAGTCATAGTATCAATTCCTTTCTGCGGTTTGTGGGGCTTATCCGCTTGCCTTTTGTTTTTGTTGTTCCCTTGGAACATCTTTATTATATCATGGTTGGTTGGGTTTGTCAAGAGGTTTTTGAAACTTTTTTTGAGAACTTTTGCGGTCTTGTTGTGTTGGGCTTCTCATCCCACACCCACACCACGCTTGCTTAGACCATTTGGCTCATCCCCTTTCGTCTTGTTCATTGTACCATACTTTTGAGGGTTTGTCAAGAGGGTTTGAAGAGATTTTTTTCTCTCAGGGACGCGCCCTCGTCCTCTTGACAGTTATTATTATAAGGCATGATTGCGATTTTGTCAATAGGTTTTTAAAAATTTTTTTTCGCGCCCGGGTTTGGGAGTGCTTCACCGCAGAGCAGTCAGCACTTCCCAAATCTTGTCAGGTGTATAAGCATTTTCGCCCCATGCCTTGCGGTTTCCTTCTTCATCATCAAACAAGATACCATCTCCGCAGGTTTCACGCTTGTTAGTGCCATACTTTACAATCTTGATTTCATCCCACTGGACACTGTGCAAGTGTTTGTTCAGCCAGCAGAGTTTTGACAGAGCGACCGCGCCATTGTAGAGGTCAGAACCGCATTTGCTGGTCCAGCTGATAATGCCGATGGTGTAGCCATTGCGCTGTAAAGTGTTCAGCAATCGCGCCAGCCTTGCCATATTGTGCATCACTTTCGCTTCATCATAGGGCCTTGTATTTTCCGCTTGCAGGTCAGCCAGCCAGCCATCCACCGCATATAGGTCAGCGATTGTGCCATCCATATCGAACCAAATTGCCTTTGTCATTCTCATTACTTCCTTTCTCTTGGTACATTTGGATTATATCATATAATTTGGATTTTGTCAATAGTTTTTTTCATATAGGGCCCGGGATGGATGGGGCTTAGGCCAGCCCCATCGCATCATAGTAAGCATTGCGGAGAGAACGTTCGTTGATGACTTCGGCGCCTTCAAACTTGACCTGGACGTTTTCGCCGTTGATGACCACATCGCCAGCCTTGTCAAACCGGACGCTATCCTTGACCCACTTTTCGCTGGTGTAGGTTTCAGTTACCCACATTTCAAACTTGCAACCCTTGTTCTTAGGAGCAAGAGCCATAAAGTCGGCCATATCAGCGACCTTGATAGCTTTGCCGGAGAGGATCATGTCCATCTTCCAGAACTTAGTGGGGCGGAACTTGACTTGCCGGAAACCGCCGTTCTTAGAGGAAGCCTTTTCAGTGCGGAGGACTTTACGGGGCAGGTTCTTGCTGGTGTAGGCATAAACAGCGCCGTTAAACTCAAAACCGAAGAAGTAAATGTGAGACGCGGAGAGCTTGTGGTATTTGGTAACCATATAAGACAGGCTGTTCATCGCGCACGCGGGATTGTAATTCCGGTTCATCATCATTTTGCCCCTTCTGGTTTTTCGGTCTGTCCTTGACCTCTTTTGTGACTTCATTATACACCCTACACGGGCACTTGTCAAGCGTTTTTTGTTAAAAAAGTGTTACAAAATCACTTTTTTTGTTACAAAAGTGTTACAAAAGTATTAAGATTATGTTAAATCGCATTTTTCCACGATTTTTTATTCTTTTCTTATAATTATTAAATATTATTAAAAAAGTATTAAATTTTTGTAATAAAAATTTAATACTTTCGTAACAATTTCGGGATTACAATTTTGTTACAAAAGTGTTACGAATTTGTTACAAAATTATTACAAGACTATTACGCAGGCCAACTCCGGTCGCGCACGCCCGCGCGCGACCGGCCCAAAGCAAAGGGCCGCGGATTACTCCGCGACCTCTTCATTAATCCATCCATGAAATCCGCACTCAGTCAGCGCTTTCTCGGCCTTCTCTTTCGTGGTGTAAAGTCCCCACAGCATCGCCTGATTTTCGCTCACCTC